TTAAGATTATAGGTACCTATAAGCTACGAGTAAAACAAAGAAGGAATTTTTATATCACGGCATAGTTCATAGTAGAGCACCCAAATCCCAGGGAAGAGAGAAGTGTTGACGTTTCTTGATAGCTACAAGAAACTGAGCTGAAGAGGAGCAGGTCGTGTCTGCTGCCGTGTCCATTAATTTAATAATTTAATAAAAAATTATTCGCTAAATTAATTAGAATCTAAAAATCTTTTAAAGGAGAAAAATGCTATGTTTAATATTAGTTCGTATAAAGCTATAAAATCAGCCTATGGCCTTGCTATGCCATTTTTCTCCGATGAAAAAGGATCTTTTTGCCCGCGTTGATATTTTCATGTTTATTAGAAGATAATTAACGCTCGGGATTATAAAAAATCTTGAGCGTTTTTCTTTTAAACGTGTTAAATTAGCTTTTTAGTATCGTATAATATAATATCTAAGATACTGGTTATAATATCGGCTTGATATATGGCGGCTATATCATCTTGCGCCCTGCGCCGAGGCGCCCAAAGCACAGTTGTTCACCTTAAGCAACTTCTGTCTATATATGAGCCTGTAGCTCAGCAGGAAGAGCACATGACTTTTAATCATGGGGTCGCGAGTTCGAACCTCGCCAGGCTCACCAAAACTTTTAGGAGTTTTATTATGTTAGTAAGATATACTTGTAAACATTGTAATGAGACAAACGAAATCACAAATTTTTGGAAATGGTTTTGGACACCGCATTTTGGAACCAGAAAGCGCCTTCGTTGCAAGGCTTGTGATAAAGTTAGCTATATGAAGCGTCAAGATGGTCGAAAGATTCTCGACTGGTATACAGAAAAATGAAAACAAATTCTTATAAAAAGTTAACTGTTAAAGAATGTGCTTGGTGTGATTATTATGGCACTAAGTGCAGAAAGAATAAAAAATGTTCTTTTTATAAGAAGCTTGTTAAAAGCATGCTTAAAAATCGTGCAAGACAAAATAATTTAATATGGGGTAGGTAGTGAAGTGGCCAAACACGCGGACTGTAACTCCGTGCTTTACTGTATTGGATTTGCTTGAAAGAACTCGCGACTCTGAATAGTAAGATTCAATCAAGTTTAGGCGCGCATGTGACTTGTAAAGCTTCGCTGGTTCGAATCCAGCCCTCCCCACCACTATGTACAAGTAGAGTAGAGGAATCTCAAGACCTCTTCACGAAAGTCTTTGCTGAAAAATGCACGTAAGTTCGAATCTTACCTTGTACACCAGGGCAGTTTAAGTAATAACGGTCTGCCGCACCAAAATCCGTAAGGTCACGATGGCGTGTCGGTTAACAGCCTGAAGGGAAAGCAAACCTGACTATTAAACAGTTGGTCGGCGATTATCCGACGATAAGCTCGAGATGTCAATATTTAATTAGTCTAACAAACTCGCTCGGATAGCACTGATTCGTATACGGAGTGCAAGTAAGGAAGAGTCTATTTAAAGGGGTTCAATTCCTCTGCGGAGCGTTCATGCTGCGTTATGGATTGTTAAATAGATAAAGAGATGTTTAACTGCAGAAAACAGAAGCTGGCCTTACCAAGAAGAAATACTTGATACTAAAATCCGACAAGGAAAATGTCGTAAAGCAACCCGTTTACTCTTTTGGTTAAGTGAAGGCTTAATAAGTTATATGTTCGAGTATGACTGTTAAAAAGGGAGTACTATGCTCGAGTGGTGTAATGGCAGCCACGGCAGATTCAAAACCTGTTGTCCTTTGTGACGTGTGAGTTCGAGTCTCACCTTGAGCACCAATAGGGAGTTTACTTGTCAAATGAAGTCTTGAGGGAGTAAACAGTGTCCAGCTTGGAGGGGAGCTGTGCGATTAATATGGAGGAGTACTCAAGAGGCCGAAGAGATCAGTCTTGAAAACTGAGAGGTCGGTGCTGAGCCGGCGCGTGGGTTCGAACCCCACCTCCTCCGCCATATGCAGGTGTAGCACAACCTGGTGAGTGCGCGCGCCTTATAAGCGCGTGATGTAGGTTCAAATCCTAACACCTGTACCAAAAATAAACAAGAAAGTAGAGGTATTCATTATGCAATTATGATTTTTAATTAAGGAGTAAAAGCAAAATGAATAACAGACACAAGTATTTCAGAAATCTTCGCTACAAACAGAAGCTCGAAGCTAGCTATGATCAGTGGAATGGTAGATACACTAATGTGTATTTTGTTACGCAGGAACCTGATCCTCGCTACATCCGTGAAAATGGTTACAAGTATCCTTATAGCTGCTTCTCAGTGTTTAACAAGTACCGTGGCCATGACTTTTATCTTACATGGAAACGCCCTGAGGTGCCTTATAGTATCTTAGAGTACAGGCATGGAAAAAGCGGTTGGAAGCAGCTTATGAAGTGCCAGACTGCAAGACGTAATCGTCGTATTAAAATTACTGAAGACGATACTTCTTGGAGAGCAAAAAGTTTCTATAAAAAGTACGAAGACCGTTGGAATTACGATTAAAAACATTGTATTATATAATAAAGCTGAATAGTGAGTAGAAATCCATTCCCGGTATGCCTTCACGTACAGACTTTATCGATCAGGACCTGTACAATCCTATGATAAAGGAAGGCAGAGATTAGCGCAAAGATGGTGTAAGGGGAGCATCTGCAGCGGTTTGAGTGCTGCGGGGATCCGTTCGAATCGGATGAGCGTGCCCAACAAGAAAATCTCTTAAAAGTACTGCGAATGAAAAAGATGTGCCCACAAACAAGACATTCCTACTTATTAAATGATGAATATAAAGTAGGCACCTTAGTCTGGGAGTAAAGATGGAGTGTAATTAATAGACAACTTTTACTTGACGGTGCGCAACGACAGGTAAACACATCTCCTATATCTGAAACTGATATAGTTCGGCTTGTTTTATATGCCTGGATAGTTCAGTTGGTTAGAACGCCTCCCTCATAAGGAGGAGGTCGGTGGTTCGAATCCACCTCCCGGCACCAAAAGTTAAATACTCAAAATCCTATGTAATTCTTATGGCCAGTGTGGTGTGGTTAAAGTACCGTTCGATTCGGTTGTCAAACATAGGGAGCTAAGTTAAACCACATTAACGACTAGTAGTATTTACTTGAAAATTTAACATCAGCGAGGTAAGTTTATGAGTAGAACTAGGGCTTATACACGTAAAATGAGAGCTAAGGCAATCAAGCGTAAGAAGAGAATTACTTCTCATTACCCCGGGTCTGACACCTTCCCTTATTATGCTCATGACGGCATATATTCTAAGAATAAGATTCACTGTTCTTGTAGAATGTGCCGTGGTAAGGATTATTACGGAAGACATATACCTACCATGCAGGAAAAGCGTAATGGTATTGGTCTAAAGTATCCTACATTATATAATGAAATCAACGCAGGTTTGGCGGAATTGGCAGACGCGTCAGCTTGAGGGGCTGATGGGAGCAATCTCGTGAAGGTTCAAGTCCTTTAACCTGCACCATAACCCTGACGACCGGAAAGTTAAATAATAGTGCACATATTATTTAGATTGGTCCTATCCGGCGCCTAAAGATTGTGTGATGAGCAGCGTGGTCCAGATGCTCCAGGGTTTTATATGCGGGATTAGTGTTTAACGGCTAGCATGTCAGTCTTCCAAACTGAAGGTGAGGGTTCGAATCCCTTATCTCGCTCCAAATATGGTGAGAGTAGTGCAGTTGGCCTAACACGTCAGATTGTGGCTCTGAAGATCGCGAGTTCGAATCTCGTCTCTCACCCCATACTTTAATATGCCTGGGTAGCTCATCTGCGGTCAGAGCGCGGGTCTGAAAAACCCGAGGTTGCCGGTTCGACTCCAGCCCCAGGCACCAGCATATCCTGGACAAAATCCTAGGTACCAGCGAAACTTCGAATATATTGAATAAGAAGGCTGAGTCCGTCGGTGCAGAGCAGTACGAGAGGATGACTAACGGGCTACTCTCAAAAATAAAACATTTAGTAAAATTATTTGCTAAATTATACATAAGTCAGTAAGCAAGTATTAAAAGCTGTTTAAGACAATAACTACTTCGTACGTGGAACACTCGGAGGGCCAACTCTCGCTGTAGCACAAGGTACTACAAAACCAAGGTTGTGAAATCCACAGAAGCTCCGTGAGGTTGAAACTACTCACCTGACTTTATATGGGCTCATAGCTCAATTGGGAGAGCACTTGCCTTGCAAGCAAGAGGTCGCGGGTTCGACTCCCGCTGGGTCCACCATCAGATAGAAACAGACGCTGGAAGATCCGTCTCGGTGCTTTTCGGAGCCCGTCGTCTAGAAGAAGGACACTATCTTTTTGTAATTACAAATGTGGTACCGAGTAAAGCGGACGGCCAAGTAAAAGCAGCTTAGAGCGAATGCCACCTATTGGGGAGCTGTCTTCCTGTGAAAATTAAACGAAGTATATATGCTGGAATCTTCGGGCGCCTAGAGCTATATGAAGCTTAATTAGTAGCGAATTAGACAGAATCTAAGAGTCATGACCTTAGAAGTGAGGAGATAACACTATAAACAACCAGTCATGCAGTATTAGTTTAGAGGTAAAACGCGACCTTGCCAAGGTTGAGTCACGAGTTCGAGTCTCGTATATTGCTCCAAATACGCGATTGGTGAAAAGGACATCACGTATGGCTACGGACCATAAGTTAGGAGTTCGAGTCTTCTATTGCGTGCCATTTGCGCGATTAGCTCAGTTGGGAGAGCACCATCCTTACAAGTTGGGGGTCGGCGGTTCGAGACCGTCATCGCGCACCATATGTCGGATTAACTCAGTCGGAATAGAGTAACCGCCTTCTAAGCGGTAGGTCAGTAGTTCGAGTCTACTATCCGATGCCAGACCAGCCCGTTTTATACTAGTTTTGACGGATAACAAAGCCGAGTGTAGTGTGCGAAGAGGTGTTCCTCGGAGAGGTTGCAAACTCAAAGAGTAAGAAAGGTATGTAGCCCACTGGTTGCCAAAATTTTATATTATTTCCTCGGGGAGTAGCTCAGATGGTAGAGCGCGTGGTTTGGGACCATGAGGCCGCAGGTTCGAGACCTGTCTCTCCGACCATGAATTTTATTAAATCTATCATTAGTTAAGGAGGAGAATATGTCAAAGCTTTGTACAGAGTGCTATAAGCTGAGATATGGAAGTCTTCCTACTAGCGTTTCTATTAGTCAAGAGCTTGAAGTTTGTGAAAACTGTGGTAAAGAAGATCAGCTCATTTTAAATGAAGAACAAACTGAAACTTTGACTGTTGCAGAGTGCCAAGTAGAGACTCAAAAGCATATCGAAGCAGTCCGCAAGTATATCAGATTTATGATCGATAAGATTGAAATGCGCGGCGTTAAGCATGATGCTTCTAAGCTAGAATCTCCTGAAGTAGAAGTATTCGCAGAATACACTCCAAAATTAAATAATACAACATTCGGTAGTGAAGAATATTACCAGAATTTAGAAGGTATGAAGTCTGCATTGGATCACCATTATGCTTCCAATAGGCATCATCCTGAACATTTTGTAAATGGTATTAATGATATGACTCTTGTAGATATCATTGAAATGTTCTGTGACTGGAAGGCAAGTACCTTAAGACACAATGACGGTAACCTTCTCAAGAGTATTGAGACTAATGCAGAAAGATTCCATATGGATGGACAACTTAGGCAGATTCTTCTTAATACTGCTAGAATGTTAGATGAGCACGAAGATTAATATAATCTAATGCACAGACAGCCTCTGTGCATTTTGCTTTGCACCTTTAGCTCAGTTGGTAGAGCAACTGACTCTTAATCAGTGGGTCCCGGGTTCGAATCCCTGAAGGTGCACCAAAGTTTGTCCGTAGCTAAGAATAAACGGTCACCGCAAGGGAAGAGGGAAAGCAGCGGTATAAAAGTGGCATCACCAAACCTCTACATAGACTTGTATCATATTACAGGGAGGAAGCTAGTAGAGTGAGTCCAAAGGCCGTGACTGTACGACCGTGGTTGAAGCAAGTAGATCTTTGAGATAGTACGCTAAAAGCAGTCTGAAATACCACTGGCAATGTACTAAAAATTTAGGAGCTTAATAAATGAAAGTGACTGACCGTGCCTTTAGTAATCTAGTTTCACCTTTTGATGTAAGAGACTATAAGATAGCTGTAACCGCGACTGAATTTCCAGAAACTTTTGTACTTCCTGAGGTTTCGGTAAAAAATCAGGGAAGCACTGGCAGCTGTGTTGCTCATGCTTGTTCTTCTGTGGTAGAGTTTCATAATAAACGACAGGAAGGTACCGATGTTGTATTTAGTACCGAGTTTATTTACGGTTATCGTCCGGCAGGTTATTATGTAGGGGAAGGCATGTATATTCGTAATGCTCTTAAGACTTTACGTGAAATAGGCGATTGTCCTGTTGCGGACCTTAAGGGAAATCATAAATGTCCAGAAGCTATAAAAGCTGTCGAAGCGAGACTTGAAGAACTTAAAGACAAAGCTTACCCACATAGAATTTCTACTTATGCAAAAGTTAATTCTGTTGAAGAGATTAAGCAGGCGTTAATGGATTTTGGTTATGTAGTAATTTCTATGCCATGGTATAAGGACTACAAGCTTAAGAATGGAGTATATTCTCACAGTTCTGATGAGACAAGTGGTTACCATTGTATGGTTATTTATGGCTGGAGTGAAGAAGGTTGGCTTGTTCACAATAGTTGGGGTTCTAGCTGGGGTAAAAAAGGTAGATTTATTATGCCATTTGACTTTAAATGGCGTGAAGCCTGGGCAGTAACTGATGAGATCAAAGGCGAAGGAGATGTTATCAGACCTGAAGATAGCTGGTTTGTAAAAACTTTTGCGCCTATTATTAATGCTATTGCAAACTTCTTTAGAAAGCTCTTTAAAAAGATTTAAGATATATCGTATTATATAATATATAAATATAAACACCGTTATTGCAGTTCAATTCTGCACTCAGGGGTTCATTCTCGTGGAGTTATTTAGGTTAAAAGCGAGAAGGGCGTGGTTCGATTCCACTAGGGTATGAGGTAAATAACGAAAACCTAATTTTTATGATAAAATTTAAAAAATATATTGTATAATATATTATATGGAGGAGTACTCAAGCTGGTCAAGAGGACGCACTGCTAACGCGTTAGGCCGGTAACACGGTGCGTGGGTTCGAACCCCACCTCCTCCGCCAAGTTTAATATGGGTCAGTCGCATAGCGGCAATTGCAGTGGACTGTAAATCCGCCGCCTCAGGCTTCGTTGGTTCGAGTCCAACCTGGCCCACCATTATATTGCTAAGAAGGGCAAAGAATCGAGCTCGGCAGGCATCATAACCTGTGACAACGTTGTAGATAAGTTCGAAGGTATCTCGAGTAGAATAGAAAACTATCTACTGGAATCAAAATAATAACTAGATGAAAAACTCTACGGAACTATTCAATGATGAGTTTAAAAGAAGGTGTGAGTCCTTCCTTAGCGACCAATTTAATATGTATTTAAGACATTGAAACTGGTAAACACGCAGTTCAACTTTTTTGAAAGTTCTCCAAAAATATTTGCTAAATTTAATGATGCAAATAAAGGAGATATTTAAAATGCGTACTGACTTGATTAATAAGAAAGAGCTAATTTTAGAATGGATTGCTGAAGAGCTCCCTAAGCGCGAAATGGCAAAACGTTTAGGCTGTAAGCAGGAAACACTTAATGCTTACTTAGCTAAAATGAATATTACATATTCCGGACAGCAGGCTAAAAAAGGTCAGCAAAAGGGTAGTAATGTTTATAAAGATTCTTCTTACTATTTAGGTCCGAATGCGCTTCCCATTACTTCACATAAGTTAAAGTTAAAACTTATTCGTGACGGTTTAAAAGAAGATAAGTGTGAGTACTGTGGAAATTCTCATTGGCTGGGTGTTAAGTTGCCTCTTGAGCTTCATCATGAAGATGGTAATCACTACAATAATGAGCTTTCCAACTTAAAGATTGCTTGTCCAAATTGTCATGCAATTAAAGCACCTAATGCAGGTGCTGCAGCAGGTAGTTATACTACCTCTTAATGCGGGATTGGCGGAATGGCAGACGCGTATGGCTTAGGACCATATGTTAATTCGTGTGGGTTCAAGTCCCACATCCCGCACCAAATATGGCGGTGTAGCTCAGTTGGTTAGAGCGCCAGCCTGTCACGCTGGAGGTCAGGGGTTCGAGCCCCCTTACCGTCGCCAAGTTACTTACCGTTGCGTTATAAACGGTTGTATAGATCTTGTTAAAGTTGCAGACTATACGGAAACAATAACAACCACCACCTGCTTGGTGTGACTCTTTATAGGGATGCAGAAGCTTATATTCCTCGATAGCTCAGTCGGCAGAGCGCGTGACTGTTAATCATGATGTCGCAGGTTCGAGCCCTGCTCGGGGAGCCAGTAAGGTTAATGAGAAATCCTAAGTAAATTGCAATTACTAAAAACTCTGCGAGATGCGAAACTCCCGAACTCTGCTACATTAAAGAGGGAAGAAAAAGCCGTTCCTGGGGTCCTGAAAAACGTTAAATACAGTTGACTGTGAATATGGTATATGTAGATACTATATTCGACCTTTTTTCCGATGGGTTTTGGGTCATAAATAATTATAAACTCCCAAAAATATGGCGCCTTGGTCAAGCGGTTAAGACACCGCCCTTTCACGGCGGTAACACGGGTTCGATTCCCGTAGGCGTCACCATAAAAATAAAATAAAATAAATATCGTATAATATAATATAAAAATTATTTAGGAGATATTTTAAAATGACCCATTTTCAGTTTGAATTAATTTGTAAGATTATTGAGAGCGGCGCGCCTGCTCTGGCTAATGAGCTTTGCGGCGCTTTAGCTAGTTTAGTTCAGTCGTACAATACTGTAGTGGTAGAAAATGAGCAACTTAAGACTCAAACTACTTCTGCACCTGCTGTAGAAGTAACAGAATAATTTAAAATATAATTAAGAGCTTGTGCTTATTTCTTTGAAATATAATTGATATTTAGTAAAGTAGCCAAGCCAATTATATAAAATAGAGCCTATACTTATTTCTTATGATATTTAAAAGGGTAAATAGTAAAGACAGTTAGGCCAAATTTTATTTGCTAAATTAAAAAGAGCTCGTACTTATTTCTAATACTAACAAAAGACTTCGGCCGGGTATCTATATATCCTTCTGGAATATAGAGGTAGCCTGGCATACATAAATAGTCGAGCCTATTTTTTCTAGAACCTATGCTTATTTCTTAAAGAAGGTAATGCGTGGAGACGATTATCAGTCGTCCTGGCTGACTGTCGTAATCCACATCAAATAGTATTTAGCTAGGTCATATATCGCGGGATGATGCAGAGGTCAGCAATCCAGGCTCATAACCTGAGAAGTCGTAGGTTCGAATCCTACTCCCGCAACCAAATATGCTGGCGTGGCTCAACGGTAGAGCAGCTGACTTGTAATCAGCAGGTTGGGGGTTCGATTCCCTTCGCCAGCTCCATACTTAAGAGGAAAGTTATTCAGTTTTGAGTGACTTTTCTCTTTTTTTTATCGTATATTATAATAGTAATTATTTATATAAAGGAGATTTATTTTGACTACCCCTATTCCAGAAATCAAAGCAGCCTATCAGCACACTAAGGCTGGAACATTTTTATTTAATTTGTGTGCTATTTGGACTAAGTTCCTTGTGAAACATCAAAAACTATACTATATTCTTGCTTGCACTTGGGGCTTTATCATGACCTTGGTTGGCGCAGTTATTTCAGGAGCGCTTTATCTAGTAAAGCTGTGCTCGTTCGGAAAGGTAAAGATCACTTTTAAGCCTTATCATTGGATTTATAGCATTTCTGTTGGTCCTGACTCTTGGGGAGGCTTTGAGTGCGGTCTTTGTTTCTTGAGAGACCATAAGTCTCGTGGTGCTCTTGATGCTCATGAATTTGGTCATACTTTCCAAAATTGCTTGTTTGGTCCACTATTTCCATTTATTGTTGGTCTGCCCTCGGTAACCTGGTACCATACACGTAATGCAAAGCCTGTTAAAGAAAGAAAGCCTTATGATTCAATGTGGTTCGAGGACGCAGCAACTCAGTGTGGTTTGTATGTAATTAGAACTTTGAATGCAACAGCAGTTGCGGCTATTGAAGATAAGAAGGAGATTTAATGGCAGAGCTAATTTTTTATACAGGCCCTATGGGCAGTTCTAAAACAGCTCATGCTCTAATGACAAATTTTCAATATACTGAAAAAGGTAAGAATGTTTGGTTGATTAAGCCTGAGATTGACACCAGAGAAGAAATGCAGTATGACAATGGTAAAGCAATTAAAACATTAATTAGGTCCAGGGTTGGAATTAGCGCTTGGGCTGATGCAATCAGTGCTACTGACAAGTTAGTTCCGCCAGAAGGAACTAATACTGTTATATGTGATGAAGCACAGTTTCTTACAAAAGCACAGGTAGAAGAACTTAAGATTCTTGCTGATGAAAAAGATATTCAGGTGCTCTGTTATGGTTTAAGAACGGACTTTACCTCTCATTTGTTTGAGGGCTCTAAAAGATTATTTGAGCTTGCAAGTATTATTAAAGATATTCCAGTTATATGTGACTGCGGTAACTTTGCTGTTATTAATGCACGTATTAAAGATGGTAGTATAGTAACAGAGGGCGATCAAGTTGATATTGGCGGAAATGATAAATACAGAGCATTCTGCTATGCTTGCTGGAGGAAATATAGTAAATGAAAAATTGGACGATGTGCATTATAGCTTCAATAGTCTGCAGGCTACTCGCCATCGTGGCCGTTCTTGCTTTTGTATACTTTATGGTAGTACTTACCGGAAGCCTTGGCTGCCTCTGGCTGCTATTTTTGCTTCTAGCGGTGGAGCTAGTTCCTACCTACGAATTTAAACATAAAACTTCCGATGAGGAAGATACTAAGGAGAAAAATAATGGCAATTAAAATTACTAAACCAGGTCAGAAAGAATTCCACGCATTTTGCAAGTGGTGTGGTTGTGAATTCACATATGAAATCTCTGACTTAAAGCTTTCTGCAACTTCTGATAAGGTAAGTTGTCCTACCTGTGGTAAGGATTATCATCATCAAAGTATGGTTCAGGACCCTACTATTCCTGGCGGTATTGGCTATCAGTGGCCGTCAGACAGCACTGACCCTTGTGCGGGCTGTGTTTGGAGAGAGAACTTGTTAAGAGACGGTATTTATGTAGGAGATACTCCTTGTACTTGGTGTAATAAGAATAAGTTTAATAGTATTACTTGCACGCAGCCCCGCTTGAACGACTATACTACTCCCTGTGTTAGTGAGTTGGACACTTACTTGACTACTTCTACCTCAAGTGAGCTTAATGGTACTAAGTATACTACTGCTCACAATTGCTCTGACGACGTAGCAAATGGCGAAGTAATGAAAACTATCTTGAGTTGTTGTGAGGCTAATACCAACGGCATCGCGACGAATAATACTGGGTATAGCCCTAAAAATGGCTCGTCAACACCACCAGCTCCTCCGACATCTGGATCTAACGCTGTAAAGAGCTGTAATTCTTGCTCTGGCGAGCATAAATGCAACGGTAAGAAAAACTGTAAGGGTAAGCATTAAAGCTCAATATAAGCGAAATTTAGGCTATCTAGGAAGGCATTGAAATATATGCCTTCTTTTTATTAAAAATATTGAAATCGGCAATATTTGTATTGTATAATATAATATAACAATTATGGAGGAATTTATTATGTATGATTCTATGGTTCGCGATGTTCTTAAGGAGTGGAAGGATGATGCTAAGGTAAGCCATCTTATGCTTTACAGTCTTAGAAAGAATGTGCTTACTATTTATACGGATCGTCCAGGTCCGCTTATTGGCTGCAGAGGTGAGAGAATTGCTCGCTATCAGGAAAAGCTTAAGGCGCTTCCTATTTATCACATTGAGGAAGTAAGACTTGAAGAAACTCATGGAATTTTTTAAAGTGCTTTATGGAATTTAAAGTCGGAGATATGGTAGAAGCCTATAATGGATACATTATCGGTTGGATTACTTATATTAATTATCAGAAAGAAGAAGCCGATGTTGAATGGGACGAAGGCAATTTTGATTATAACTGTACCGTTGTACCTTTTAAATATTTAAAGAAAGTGGAGATTTAACTATGAAATCAACTGGAATTGTAAGAAGAATTGATGACCTTGGAAGAGTAGTTATTCCTAAGGAAGTAAGACGCACTATGCGCCTTAAGGAAGGCGACCCTCTTGAGCTTTTTATGGAAGGAGAATACGTTTGTTTTAGAAGGTATTCTACTGAGCCGGAGCTTAAGGGTGCAATTGAGGGTCTGCACGCAGTTATTTATGGAGAAGCTAGTCCCGTTGAAGACCTTCCTGAAGAACAGGCCGCTTCTATTAAGGCTCTGCTTCACGTACTTGAGCGAGACCTTAAAGAATACATTTTTGATAAGGAGCCCACTAATGGCTAATAATGATATGATTGCTGTTAAGGAAGCAGCTCTTGAAAAGGCGCGAAACGAGCTTAGCTATGCTTTTCATCTTGAAGACTGTGGTAAAAATGCCGGTATTAGAAAGATGAATGCTAATAAAGCTGATTGGCTTAAGTGGGTTGTTTATCTTGCAGAGCTCGGGCTTGAGACTGAAAAGTATTTAAGCGAGCCTACTACAATGGCAGTGCCCGAGGAGCCTAAGACAGATTATGAAAAAGCTCGTATACTTTTCCAAATGATTAAAGATAATCCTGTAAATTAAAATAAATTTCTAAAGTATCATAAAAATAAGACTTCCTGTATTGTATTATAATATAGGAAGTTTTTACTATTTATGGAGGATTTTTATATGGTTACTATGGAAATGTATTTTGACAAAGAGACTTTTGAGCCTGGAAAGAATTATTTTTCTATTGAAAAGGTAAAATGTAGTAGACCGCGAACTGAACCTGAAACACACCTTCGTGAGCAGGCATATAAATGGAGCTGTATTGGATTTCGCTGTATCGGTTGGGGATGTATGATTGGCTTAATCTTTATGATTACTTTCAGTGTTCTCGCCGCTTGCTTTAGTAGCTGGTTTTATGCTGGAACAGCTGTTGGTGCTATTCTTTTTGTTGGTGGCATTATTTTTGCTAATGCTGTTTGCTGGCCCACTGAACAGAAATATTCAGAAGAGCTTATGGACTACCGACGAGAGCATGAAGAAGAGCTTTGGGCAGAGGCTACTAAAGACTTGAAGGCGTATAATGAAGAGCAGAAAAAGATTGCTGAGGCTTGGAGAGCGGCACATCCGCTTGAGGAGAAGATTAGAGCCTGTATTAAGGATCCTATGTCAAGTGTAGACATTGCCAACCTGGCTCGTTACTATGCAGAGGTTTATATTAAGGAGGGCGGTTCACATGAAACTATGGATTGATGATGTTAGACCTGCACCAGAAGGCTATATTTGGTGTAAGTCGACTTTGAATGCACTTCACACCATTTATCATAATGCTGATGATATCGAAGAAATTGCCCTTGATCATGATGCTGGTGACTATGCTTTTGAGGGCGGCGACTTTATTGAAGTTCTTAAAGAGCTTGAGAGACTATGCCGCTCTGGTAATGCACTAAAGCGTGCATATTGGTTGGAACACTGTATTAACTATAGATTTTCTTTACATTCAGCTAACCCGGTTGGAGTTGCTAACATGAGAGCTATTATTCAAGCAAATGGCTGGAAGGAGATAAGATAATGAAGAAAATTAAAATATTCAAAAACCATGAAGAACATTGTGTAAATCCGTCCGGTTCGAGCTATATCACTGCAACTTGGGCTTGCGATGAGGTGGAAAAATTTATTAATCGTAAAGATATTAAAGTTTTGTCTATTCATTATGCTGGCGGGTCTAATGACGCTATTATGGTTGTATATGAGGAGATACTATAATGTTTAAAATTATGGATTCAGAAAAGCTTTTTATTCCAGTAAAGTCGGGTTTTCCTACTGCTGCCAATGCTTACGATTGGGCTAAAAAGAACTTAGGCAAGGATAGTTGTCATCCTTGGGGAATGGGTAAGGTCGGTACAAGGTATAGATATTTTATACAGTCATATTAAGGAGATAAGATGAGTAAAGTTGTTAGGCCACCTTTTACTTGGCCGACCCTTATACATGATTTTAATGCAAAGACAGTAAAAGTTCATGATGTCTTGGCTTATCGAGAAGACCGTGTAAAGAAACTTAAAAAGAAATATACAACTAAAGAAGAATTTGCAGATGCTCTGAAGTTAGAGCTTCAGTGGCAATATTGGTCGCGCGCTGAGTATGAGATGATTCTTTATATTGAAGACAATAGAGTATATCTTGAACCTTGGTGTGGAATCTTTAGAGAAGGTAAAATTGATATTACAGATGACCAGATACTTAACTGGCCAGCTTTTGCTAAGAAGATGTTGAGCGAGCACGCTTGGCACGACAAAGAAAATAATCGTGATTATGTAAAATTTGATATCTTTGATCAGCTAATGTTCAGATTTGACGAGATAGTAGATTTTACTTGGAATTATAGACATAAATATCAGAGAATAAAGAAGGAGATTTAAAAATGAGAGTAAAAATTCAGCTTGATACTATTACCGATATTGGTAATTTTGTAGTTGCAGTTTCCCACGCAACCAGTAAAAATGATAAGGTATATGTAACTGACGGTGATCGTTGTTGCATTAATGCAAAGTCTTTCCTTGGCCTTGTTGCTGCTAGAGACTTTGACGAGCTTTGGTGCGAGTCTGACAAGGACATCTATTCCAGTATTAAGACATTTACTATTGATTAACGTTTATATTTATAAACAAAACTGAGCTTTTCGTTTAAAATAATAAACATTAGGAGATAATTATGAAAGAACTTTTAGAACTTGTTGCGGCAAATCCTGACCTGCCTATTGTGGCTATGGTAAATGGTGAAGTTTGTTGGGATGATAGTTGTTATTGGATGGCGAGCTTTTCTGCTGCAAGTATTGAGTCAGTCGGTCTTATCGGTGACCATTGGTATGACGATAAGGATAGCTTTACTGAAGTATATTACGACAAGTACGCAGATGAGCTTTGTGAGAAGTTTAATTATGAGCCCAGGTGCTGTGCTGTAAGTGTAGAGCGTGGAGAGTACACTCAGGAGCAATTTGCTGCTAACTGCCTTGCAGAAGCAGAACTTGAGAAGTACCTTGATGAAATGGCTGCAAAGTATATGAAAAGATGTATTGTTGTGTATGTAGACGCACCTGATATGAGTGAATGGAAGGAAGCATAATGAGAGAATTCACTTATGGAGAGCTTAAACAGGGGCTTATTTGCTGTACAGTTTATAGAAATTGTAGTGGTTGTCCTTTGTATATGGGACCCGAGAAGGGACCACATGAGGAGTGTACCTATCAGCTTATGTCAGCAGCTATGAACTGTATTAATGTTATGGAAAAAGACCTTGCTGACGCAAATAAAAGAGCTAACGATTGGGAAGAGTTTGCTCGAAATATGAGTAAAGAGAGGGATATGTAATGACCTTTGATTTACAGGGAGCTTTACTTGCTGCAGCTGAAGAGGCTGGCAAGATGCAGGCAGAGTTTCAGCAGCGAACAGATGATCTTATAAATCATATTAATTACGTTGAGGGCGAGAATACTAGACTTAAAGAGAAGCTTAATAAAGCTGCTAACTTAATGAAACAGTTTGCAGAAATTTTGTCTGATGATCAAAACTATTGAGTACCGTATCGTATAATATAATAGTCCTAAAGCTGCTTCGCTTTGAGGCAGCTTTTATTATATATTATAATATTTTGGAGGTTTTTGGTATGAATGATTTTGGTGGCGTCAATACTGGCAAGTGGTGGGTCAAAGAGAGAGCTGGCCTGCATGAAGCTGAATGTTCTGTTTGTGGTTATTGTCAGCCAGTAGCTGTTGGTTTTGATATTGAGACACTTACTACAAAGATTCGTGGTTTGGAAGACTACTGTCCAAGCTGCAACGAAAATATGTTTAAAGAAGAGCCGCAGCTTTTCACTAAGGAAGCTGCTTTTGCCGTTGGTAGTGCGGAGCCAATGTTGAAGTCCTTGGTTATTAACTGTGATAAGATTACTCTGGAGCAGAGAAGTCTTGGTATTACAGTAGATATTTCTGAGAATATTGACAATATCGATACCGTAGAAATTAACGGTGTTAAGTTTGTAAGAGAGGCTTAAGCATGAATATTAGAGCAGAATGGCATGACCCAGATTATTACTATCACCCGCCAAAGTATGTAAATATTATAAAAATTGAGTGGAAAGATGGTTTGCCTGGTGCCTTGGTAGTAAATGAGCATGGTAAGATTGATCATTATTATCTTAAAGATTTAACTGTTATTGATAAGGAGTATATGTCATGAATATTTTGTTTGTTCTTATTCTTATGATCTTTTGTCATATTGTAGATGATTACTACCTTCAGGGCTGGCTTGCGTCGGCTAAGCAGAAGCAGTGGTGGAAGGATAATGCACCTGAGAAGCTCTACAGATTTGACTATATCTGGGCTTTGATTATGCACTCCTTTAGCTGGTCTTTTATGATTATGCTGCCTATTGCATTATTTAACAGCTTTGCTATCAGTGGTGCGTTTGTCGGTATGCTTGTTTTTAATATGATTATGCATGCTTTTGTTGATGACTGTAAAGCAAATAAACACTGGATCAATCTTTGGACAGATCAGGCTTGTCACTTAGTTCAGATTACAGCTACGTTTGTTATCTTTGTTAATGGAGGTATTTAATGCTTCAGCAGCTTAATATTAAACTAGAAGACTATTGGTTTGGCTACAATGAGTACTACGTTTTTTATGACGATGAGCACATGACTCAGGAGCAGGCTGAAAAAGCTCTTGAATTTATTGATTGGGGTAGTTGGGAGCCTAAACTTACACCTTATTACCTTATTGTTCCCGCGGTAAAGAAGCCCATCTTGAACAGTATTAAGGAATATTTTGTAAGTGGCCGCCATCAGGAGGTAAAAGATGATCCCGAAGCTTGAACCTCAGAATATTGAAAAGTGTGCTGCTTGTGGAGCAAAGAATACTAAAGGCTTTGTAGTCTGCTCAGGCTTTGGAGCGTTTTCTGATGCAATTTGTTTAAGTTGTATTTCAGAGGGCAGAGAAGTATATCAGCATATGGTTAATGATATTTCTTGTGCAGGACCTTGGCCGGATGGTATAAATGAAGACTACCAGGCAGAAGTAAGACGTCAGCTTAGATTACACAATAAAACAGAAGAAGAATTTATTGCAGACCTTGCTTTGGCAGATGAATTTTTTAATCAGGCATTTTAAAAGAATGTCTGATTTTTCTTTACCGTATATTGTATTATATAATAGTAAATATTAAGGAGTACATAAAATGAATAATCGTATTTATTGTCCTGTAGCAAATGGTTGGGCTGAAAGAATAAGCAAGTCTAAGAAAATTCATGTTTGTAGGCAGTGTAAGCATTCAATCGATAAAGGTTCTTCTTATGTAAGTTTGCATGTGAACCTTGGCGGTCCTAGCTGGGTATCTGAGGCTATGTGTGATGACTGTTATGCTATTGCTTTTGAGAAGGCTTTTGATTTTACACCGCCAGTAAAAGCACTTCCTGACGGTATTGAAATGGTTTATAGAACTGCTGACGGAGAAGTTTTTGACGAACTCGGCAAGGCTGAAAAGCATATGGCTGATGCAGCAAAGTATTGCCTTATGTATAACGATAGTGGTGAGCGTACTTACGAAGTTGATAATGCTGTGGTGCTTAAAATTCTTAACGGCTCTGGAATGACTTATTTTGTGAATGCTTGTAAAAAGTATAATAAAGAAAATCCTAATCTTCAAGATACCTCCGGAGGCCTTATCAAAGATTACGAAGAGTGTAAAGGCGACTTGAGTATTTACGATAAACTTAAACCTACATATCTTTGGAATGATGCTGAGTATATTTATATTGATGATGACCAGCACCGAGCGCTTCTTGGCTATATTGTAGATAAATATGGAGTAAAGTAATCGCAGAAGGAGTGTATAAAGTGAATTCTAGAGTAATATTTCTTGATTATGATGGTGTCGTGAATACTCCTATGTGGAATGAGAAGGGTACCCACTGTAATTACAATTGGCCGAGCCACGGAAAAGTAAATAATTTTCAAGCAGTACAGTGGCTATCTGAGGCTTGCCAGAAATTTCATTATGATATTGTAGTTACTTCTACTTGGCGTAGAGATAAAAACTACAAGGAATGCCTTATTAATGGTGGTCTCAGAGAGGGTATTGAAATTCTTGGTAAGACAGAGCATCTTGAGGTATCAGAAGGTTGGTCTCGCGGTCATGAGATTCAGAAATATCTTGACGAGCATCCTGAAATTAACTATTTTATGATCCTAGATGATGAGAATGTGCCAATTAATGACGTACAAAGAGAACATTTTATTCAGACTGTTGACGCTCATGGCGGCTTTAACGAGGCAGATTTCTTTACTTTTGAGAAACTTTATATGAGAGACGTAGGTCACGGTGGATCGTTTTGGGACAGAAAAAGTAAAGATTATCGCAAGGAGATTATTATATGAGAACGATAGATACTCTATTGACAGATTTTAATGATATTTGTACTTTGTATAGATATCTGTATATGTCTGAAGATCATTTTATTGACGTTGAAACACCGGCGACTACTTTGAGAATTACTATGACCGAACAACTTAATTTTCTGTGTCAGAATCTCAGATTTCCTGACCTTCCGCCTATGGGCTATAATGATATGATGACTCTAAATCAGTCATTGGGAATTATTGACCAGCTTAAACATAAACCTGGTATTATGCACTTCCGTGAGGGTGCTTCTCGCTGGGATGAAATTCTTGATATTACTAATGCAAACTTGGCTCTAAACAGAGACCATAAAAAGAGGTATGCTACCGTATGATTACAAAAGAACAGGCAATTGATATTATAAATAAGTTTGATTTTTTCTACGGCCAGCGGGCAGGAAGAGAGCTTTGGTTTGATAAGCCGAGAGAAGTACAGGATGCAGATGTAAAAAATTTCAGTGATGATTGTGTGAGACTACTTGAGTACGTTATGAAGACGGAGGCGCCTAATGTATAATCCTTTTGATCATTGGAAAGAACTGAAGTGTACAAAGTGTATACATGCGGAGCTTTGTATGCAGAATAGAGGCGGTGCGGATCTTGATATTGCAGCAGTGGACTGTCAGCACTTTAAAGACGCTTCTACTATTATTGAGTTGCCTAAGAAATTTTGGTTAGTTTTTAATGTTCCAGGTTTTTATAATATTACAGAGTATGATGTAGACCGAATCAGCGTTGCCAACGGAGTAATTGATAAAATGTGGGGCTCAAACAAAACTTCTAAGGAAGTTGTCTATAAAGAACATTTTGGTAGTCTAGTTTTCTTTTCTGAAGAATCAGCTAAGCTCGGTTTGGAAAAACTTATTGAGGAATACCGTAATGAAGAAACTTAATATTAAAAATTTGACTATCGATCTTGTAGACAATACACAAAAGGAAGACTGGGAAAAAGCAGTATCTCATGCCTTTGAATCAGTATCTTCTGACGCAGAATTTATTAACTTGGTTAAAGTCAAGTTGCCAGATGCTCCAATGGATAAAGCTCATTTTATTTTTCGACAACTAAAAGAAGACTTCGCTGAGCATGGATTGACTAATTGTGTATTTGTGCCTATTCACCCGCATGGCATTCAGGATATTACTATTGAAAAGTTGGAGATAGTAAATGAAGACTAAGAAAGAATACAGGTATAATGAAGGCTTTGAAGCCATAAAGAATAATATCTGCGATACGTCTTACGGTCTTTGCCCTGCACCAATGAACGCTCAGGAAGCTCTTGATATACTTACCAGCTATCTTCTTGGTGATGATTGGTATGTAGTTGATCCCGTGAGTGTGGAGCAGTGTAATGCCTGTGTAGTAGAGCAGATTCTTGACAAATATTCCAAAAAGTGGAAAAAAGATTGGGATCACTTTGAAAAATACGATCAATAAATCGTATTATATAATATCAGGTGCCACGAAGCTTAGCTTGGTCGGATGATTGATTATGGGTCATACCGGGTACCAATAAGATTCAGAAGCAGTGGTAAATGGAATGCGATAAACAGCCTGATATGTTTAGAGGTGCCACGATGCCAATAACTTGGGAGTGAATACTTCTTGATGAAGTTAGCTCGTTGTTTTACAAGGTAACCAATCCGTCAACGAGATAAAGCTCTGTGAGGCGACAAAATGCAGTGGTAAATGGAGTTTGATGAACAGCCTGATTTTTGGGGTGCCACGAAGCCCTATGGATTCAGTTAGTAAGCCGGAACAAAAGCAGCCTAAGAAGCTAGCACGGCCGGGGACTGAAAGACGGGATGCAGAAGCTGTGGTAAATGGAGAGAGTTGAACAGCCTAGTATAAAATGTAGGATTAGCTAGCCTTATTTTATACAGCTGAGTCGAATGACGTGGGAAGTTCCCCGTTCACCTTCGCTTGGGTGCTCAGCAACAAGCAATTTAATTGTAGGTGCCACGAAGGATCCTTAAGCCGTTAGCTCTAGGGCACTCGAAATGTCCGGATGAATCGGGGTGCAAGCAGGCCGTGTAACACGTTTAAACTTAGCGGGGCGGAACCTCTGCGGGATTGTCAAAAGCGCTGTGGTAAATGGAGTGTGATGAACAGCCTACAAAATATTTTATTTGAGGAAGGAGACCTTATTTATGTACTTCGTTATTTGTGAGGACACTCCACCCAACATTATTGGTTGCTCAGGACGCTGAGTAATGGCCGTGGGCGCAGGCTCGGTATCGCCGAGGAAGACGAGACATACTGCGATGGAGGTTAGGTGGGAGGCCTCTATAAGGGGTGCTGAGGTAAAGGCACCCCGCTTCTATATCTACAACTGGCGGAACAGGCGACACAAATGTAAGTCCTGACTAAAGGCAGAATTAACTGTAAGTCCTTTTGGTGTAGACGCACCGCGGAGAAGCAGCGATGCGCTGACGAGTGTATCATCTGGGTTCGAATCCCGGGTTGTGGGCCAATTTTATTTTTAGGAGAAAAGCAGATGGTAATTGGACTTGATTTCGACGGAACAATCAATGATATGCTTATTACTTGGGTTGAGTGGCTTAATAGAAAGCACGGAACTAGTGTACAGTTATCTGATATAGTCGAGTGGGAACTTGAAAAAGTATTTCCAACATTATCAAAACGTGAGCTGTTTGAGCCTTTGAACACACCAGAGTATTGGGATGAAGTTTCTATTAAGTCTGGCGCTGTTGAAGTTATTGAAAAGCTTATTTCTGAAGGTGATGAAGTTTATATAATTACCAGTTCTCATTATAGAACACTTCCGTATAAGTTAGACAAATGCCTTTTTGCTCATTTTCCTTTTTTAAAAAAAGAAAATATAATTATTACATATAATAAATCACTTATTAATTGTGATCTTCTGCTTGACGACGCTGAACATAACTTAGTAAATTTTAAAGGAATTAAAGTAGTTTTTGACGCGCCTTACAATAAAAATACTTCTGTTGCAGACTTTAGAGTAGTTTCGTGGGAAGATTTTTATGAACTTATTTCTGAGCTAAAGATTGCTATTCCTGATATTGTATAATATATTATAATAAAAAGTAAAGGAAATATAATAATGGGAAATAATAAAAAAGATTCTCTTGGCGATCGTATGAAAGAAAACTACGAGAATCGTAGTAAAACTTATCTGACACGACGTACGCCTTGTATTATTCGTTTGGACGGTAAGGCTTTCCATAGCTTTACTAGTAATTTGCAAAAGCCTTACGATGAGATTTTTCATAAGGCAATGAACTCTACTTTGCAGTATCTTTGTAAAAATATTCAGGGTTGTAAGTTTGGTTATACGCAGAGTGATGAAATTTCGCTTCTGTTGACTGACTATGATACTCTGACTACTGATGCCTTCTTTGATTATAACGTGCAAAAGATCTGCTCTGTTGCGGCTTCTATGGCAACAATGATTTTCAATAAGTCATTTAATATGCTTGTAGATGATTATCATAAATCTGATTTGTGGTGTAATCATTACTTTGAGGAGCCTATTAAAAGATATTCTGAAGCACTAAAGAAGTGTTGTGATAAGGGTGCGATGTTTGATGCTCGCTGCTTTAATATTCCTGCTTCTGAAGTTGTGAATTGCTTTGTGTGGAGGCAAGAAGATGCTACTCGAAACGCAATTCAGATGCTTGGCCAGACTTATTTTAATCATAATGAATTGCATAAAAAGAAGACTGATATGATTCAGGAAATGCTTTGGCAGAAAGGCATTAATTTCAATGATATGCCTATTGAGTTTAAGCGTGGTATCTGCTGTTATAAGAGAGCTATCGAAGTAAACGGCGCAGCAAGAACTGAATGGTATATTGACAAAGAGTGTCCTATTTTTACACAGGACCGAAACTATATTGAAAGATTTCTTCCTAAGGAGAACTAAATGACAAATAGAGAAAGATTTATTTCACTTTGTACGTTTAATCGTACAGGCAAAGCAGAACTTTTTGAATGGCTCGAGAGTAGTGATTTCTTTACTGCACCGGCGAGTGCAAAGTATCATGGCTCTTATGAAGGTGGGCTTGTAGAGCACTCTTTGAACGTATACGACGCCCTTGTAAAGCTACTTACAATTTATCCTGAGATTCAGGTATCTGAAGAAAGCGTTGCTATCGTAGCTCTTTTCCATGATCTTTGTAAAGTAAATATGTATGAGAAAGAGACCCGCTACCGTAAGGATGAAAACGGTAAGTGGGAGCCTTACGAGGCTTATACTCATAATGAAAAGCTACATTATGGCGGACACGGGAGTAAGTCAGTATTTATTCTTCAGAACTTTATTAAGCTGACTCCTGAAGAAGCAGTTGCTATTAATTGCCATATGGGCTCTTGGGAAGATAACCCTAATATCGGACCTGCTTTTGAGCATTGTCCTTTAGCTTGGCTTCTTCACGTTGCAGATGAGAGTGCAACCTTTATTACGGAGGCAAAGAGATGAAATTTTTCTGCGTTTCAGATATACATTCTTATTACTCTGCACTGAAGAAAGCTTTAGATGAGGCCGGCTTTGACCGAAATAATCCAGAGCATTGGTTAATTTCTTGCGGTGATGCTTTTGATAGAGGCCATGAGAGCGAAGAAGTACTTCATTTTCTCATGTCACTTGAAAGAAAGATTCTCGTAAAAGGTAATCATGACCTTCTACTTGATGACCTTTGTATGAGAGAATTTCCTTATAGTCATGACTTTTCTAACGGTACTACTCGTACCGTAAATGACATTGGCGGTGCGGGAGAAGGCTACCCTTTTGATGACTGCTGTAGAAATACTTGGAATAGAACAGCCGCCTATCGTGCTTCACTTGTAAACTATTTTGAAACTGAGAATTATATATTTGTACATAGTTGGATTCCTACTATTACGGAAGGTGCTAGTAAGCCTTGGCATACGCTTAATAAGTATTATGAATATAAGGAAGACTGGCGTGAGGCTACAAGAAATGAGTGGGAAGAAGCTATGTGGGGAAATCCGTTCTTTAAGGCTCAGGACGGTATGAATAGGACCGGTAAATATATTGTATTTGGTCATTGGCATTGCTCTTTGGGACACTTAATTAGCAGCGACGGAGAGCTTAGTGAGTTCGGCGAAAATGCTTGCTGGGACATTTACAAAAATGATGACTGGAAAATTATCGGAATTGATAAGTGCACAGCTCATACAGGAAAAGTAAATGTTTTGGTAATTGAAGATAATTTTTTAAATAAGGAGACTGACTAAATGTTTATTGTTAGTGGCGGAAAAGGAACTGGAAAGACTAGAGCACTTCTTGAAAGAGCTTCTGCGGAAAACTGCATTGTTGTTTGTAAAGACCCTGATGCAATGAGAGACAGGGCTCATAGATACGGAATTACGGGACTCGATATTGTAGGATATGGCGATATCTACCTTGCTGGCAAGCCTGTATATATTCACGATATTAATAAGTTTATCGAACATAATATGCCGGAGGCGAAGGGTTATACCTTGTGTATTGACTAATGGATAAGAAATTTCTTTATGGTGCTAGAGATACCTCGACAGGAAAGCTTGTTAATGATATAACAAATCCTGGACGTAAATTTTGGGAAACGCGTGGCAACTGTTTAAATGCTATTAATGCTTATAACAATAGAACTTCTTATTATGGCCGTCGAGAACACCACGGTACACTTGAGCTCGTTACTTTCGAGCTTGTTGAAGTTAAGGAGTAAAGGCAAAAGAAAGTTGGTTTTATATAGCCAGCTTTCTTTTATTTTTATTGTATAATATTATGTTAGCTTTGCTAAATTAATTACCCACAAAATTTATAAAGGAGGCTTTTATTATGGAACATGTAAACTGGTCAGGCTTTGCCTCAGGGCCTTGGCAAAATAGCATAGACGTTCGTAATTTTATTCAAACTAATTATACTCCTTATGAAGGAGATAATAGCTTTCTTGCAGGACCGACCGCAAGAACTAAGTGGTTGATACAAATAATTCAAGAACTGCTTAAACTGGAAAGACAGAATGGCGGAGTTCTTGCGGTGGATACCGAAACTATTACTTCAATTACAGGTTTTCAGCCAGGCTATATTGATAAAGATAATGAGATTATTGTCGGACTTCAGACAGACAAGCCACTAAAAAGAGGTATTAACCCATATGGCGGAATGCGAATGGCTAGACAAGCTTGCGAAGCTTACGGTTATAAAGTAAGTGAAGAAATTGAAAACAAATTTAAAGACAGAATTACTCATAATGACGGAGTATTTAGTGCTTATACTGACGAAATGCGAGCAGCGAGAAAGAGTCATATAATCACTGGACTTCCTGATGCTTACGGCCGAGGTCGTATTATTGGAGATTATCGTCGTGTTGCTCTTTATGGAGTTGACAGACTCATTGAAGAGAAGGTAATTGATAAAAAGGCCCTCAACGGGAACTTTGACGCTGATAAAGTGCGAGCTTCTGAAGAGCTCTCTCAGCAGATTAAGGCACTTAAATTGCTAAAAGAAATGGCAGCGGGATATGGTTATGATATCAGTGCACCAGCTTCTAACGCAAAAGAAGCAATTCAGTGGACTTACTTTGCTTATCTCGCTGCTATCAAAGAGCAAAACGGCGCTGCGATGTCTTTGGGACGCGTGAGCACTTTCTTTGACATTTATATTGAAAGAGATATTGCTAACGGAATTCTTACAGAAGAGTCTGCACAGGAGCTTATTGACGACTTTGTTATTAAGTTGAGACTCGCTAGACACCTCAGAACACCAGAGTATAATGAGCTCTTTGGCGGAGATCCAATGTGGATTACTGAAGCAATTGGCGGAATGGGAGAAGATGGAAGAACTTTAGTATCAAAAGGTAGCTTCCGTATACTTAATACTCTTTATAATCTTGGCCCGGCTCCAGAACCTAACTTAACAGTTCTTTGGTCTGAGGAACTTCCAGAAGATTTTAAGAGATTTTGTGCTAAAGTTTCTATTGATACCGATTCAATTCAGTATGAAAATGATGATATCATGCGTCCTATTTATGGTGATGACTATGCTATCGCTTGCTGTGTTTCTGCTATGAAAGTAGGTAAGCAAATGCAATTCTTCGGGGCTCGTTGTAATCTCGCAAAATTACTCTTAGTTGCTATCAATGGCGGCTATGATACTACAAGTGGAATTCATATTGGTCCTCAGATGCCCGTTATGGACACTGAAAAACTTGACTACCTTGAAGTCGTTGATCGGTTTAAGACTTATATGAAGTGGCTCTGTAATCTTTACGTAAATACAATGAATGTAATTCATTATATGCATGATAAGTATTGTTATGAGAAAATTCAAATGGCTCTTCACGATACAGACGTTCATCGTTTTATGGCTTTTGGAATAGCCGGACTTTCTGTAGTTGCTGATTCACTTAGTGCTATTTACTATGCAAATGTTAAGCCAATTAAGGATGAAAATGGTTTTATAGTTGATTTTGAGACTACCGGTGACTTTCCTAAATACGGAAATGATGATAACCGCGTAGATAATATTGCTAAGGCTTTGTGTCATAGGATGATAGAGGAGCTCAGGGAAACGCCTGCCTACAGAAACGCAGAGCACACACTTTCTATACTTACTATTACTTCAAACGTAATGTATGGCAAAAATACCGGAGCTACCCCGGACGGTAGACCCGCTTTCACGCCTTTTGCACCTGGAGCAAATCCTATGCACAATCGCGAAAGAAACGGAGCTCTTGCTTCTCTTAATTCAGTCGCAAAACTTTCTTATGATGACTGTCGTGATGGTATTTCTAATACTTTTTCTATAATTCCGCAGATGCTTGGAAACAGCGAAGAAGCGCAAATTAATAACTTGGTTGCAATTCTCGGTGGTTACTTTGCTCAAAAAGCACATCATATCAATGTAAATGTAATGAATCGTGAAACTTTGATGAAGGCATATGAGAATCCTGAGGAGTATCCAAATCTTACTATCAGAGTTTCTGGCTATGCTGTTAAATTCTATACACTTTCTAGAGAGCAGCAAAGAGAAGTTATTAGTCGAACTTTCCATGAAATTTAATAATTAATAATATAAAGTTAAACTGTATAATATAAATATGGTTTAACTTTATATTTTTATTAAATCTATTTGCTAAATTATTTGATAACGTAGTTTATTTAAGTAGGAGGTGTCGGTTTGATTACTAAAGCTATAGTACAGTCGATTAATAGCACAGGTGACCGTTGTATGGTAAGAATACCATTATTTGAATCAGCGGGTAATAATAGTATAGTAGAAACAACTGCGCTTGTTAATATTACACCAGGTGTTTATAATGGCTTAACTGCTGGTGATATAGTATTTATTGGCTTTGAGGAAAATGCGATTGAACGGCCAATCATCTTAGGTAAGCTATTTAGAGGAGGCCAATTTGAGGCTAGTACACGCGGTGGTGGCGGAAACTTTAACTCATTAAAAGTGAACTCTGATGCCACCTTACCAGCAACTACTTTATTTAAATATTCAACTGGAAACCAGGATGTCTATAAAAATTTTACTACTCCAAAAGATATTGCTGATTATATTTTATGGTTGGAGCGTCTTACAAAAAATTCAAGAAAGCAATTAGACGATAACTTTAGATGTTTTAAGAACTGGACACAGTGGCAATTTAAAGCTGAAAATGTTGAAATAGACGATGGGGACCTCGATGTCGGTCCGTCTACTACGCCTTTCTTGTATCAAAATGAACATGAACAGTGCGATGTTTGTGGTGAGAACTGCTCAAAGAAGTTGCGCAGTTATCCAGAAGTTTTATTAGATAAAACTTATCCAAATAATTAAAATAGGAGCTTAACATGCGTTCATATAAATTTCCAAAAATGTTTAATTCAAATAGCTCGCAAGTATGGCGAGAAGATGAATACGGTAAGGCAACTAGACAGAATGCCGTCCTACTCCTGCAGTCAGAGCGTGGAGAATTTGAGTGTGATCCTTATTTCGGTATTTTGCTAAAACATTATATGTTTAATCAAAATAGCTATATTTTAAAGGATATGCTAATTGATACAATTTATACTCAAATAGCAATCTTTTTACCACAGATTAAAATTTCTAGAAATTCTATCGATATTATATCAGATATACAACGAGGTAAACTTTACTGCCGTTTTTCTGGAATAAACCAAATTGACTATACACATAATACATTTAATTTACTATTGTTTGATGAATCTCGTCAAATAGCATAAAGAAAGGGAAAATAAAGATGCTTACAAAAAACGAAGTTGCAGCCTTAAACTTATCCCCAACAAAAAAGGATTTCGTTCAGATTTGGAATGAGTTGCTTGATGTAGCCGGAAAGCTTTCTGAACGCTGGGATCCCACCAGCACAAATGAGAGTGACCCTGGTATTGTAATTCTTAAAGCACTTACTGGTATTGCCGATAAGCTTAACTACAATATCGATAAGAATACTCTTGAAGCATTTATGCCAACTGCAGCACAGGAAGACTCTATGCGTAAGTTGTGTGATATGCTTGGTTATAATGTCAAGTATTATCGTTCAGCAGAAACAGATGTCACTATCAGATATCATAAGTTAGAAGACGATGCTGAGGATGGTTTTTGGGAAATTCCAAAATTTACGGTAATTACAAATGCTGATAAGGACGTTAGTTATTTTACTACTAATCAAAAGCCTTATTATATTTCTACCATTTCTCCTTACATAACAATTAAGTGTATGGAAGGTCAGGTTGTTAAGTGCGAAAGTATTACTGATAATAATGTAATCACCGCAGAGCATATCTCTGAAAATAATAGATTTTATTTACCAGAAGCACAAATAGCTGAAAATGGTATTTTTGTTTATAACGTTTATAGTAAAGGTGAAACTTTGTGTGACGGTACGCACTGGGAGAGAGTTGATAACTTAAATATTCAAGCTCGTGGATCTCGTGTGTTTAAATTTGGTTATGATTCCTATGAGAGCCGCCCATACATTGAATTTCCTGCTGACTATAGTGACTTGATAAATGAAGGTCTATTTATTTATTATACAAGAACAAGTGGTGCTGGTGGAAATGTTTCACCAAGAACCCTGACTAATCTTGAGATACCAAGCACCTGGGAGGGCGTAGCATCAGAGAACTTTAATGTTGAGAATACCTTTGCGGCAACCACTGGTGCAAATATTGAAACAATTAAGCAGGCCTATAATAACTTTAAAAAGACTATAGGTACTTTTGAAACTCTTGTTACTTGCAGAGACTACATGAACAAGATTTATACCCTTACTGACAGTAATGGTAAGGCTATTGTTTCTAATGCACTTGTTACTGATATTCGTAATGACTTAAATAGAGCTATTACACTTTGTAGCTGCGATACTAATGGTATTTTCTATAAAGATACTCCTTTAACTACAACAGAAACAAGAATTCTTAAACTAAAAAATTCTGATGAGACTGTGGAAGTAGAAGATACGACTCCGGCAATCAATTACTTTGACCTTGTTTTGTACCCATTTAAATCATATTCTCAGATTAAAAACAATGTAAAAGATATACAAAAAGTCTATGATGACTCATTTACTTATAGTGCAAAAAGTTTTACTGCAGTAGAAACTCAGATTAATAGTCTTAATATTAAAACTATCGCGCATAATATTATTCCTCCTCGTGTAGGTGATGTTGTTAGTATCAATAACTATCTAAGACTGAGTGCTATGATAGGTACTACGGTTAAAGTTACAGTAGAAGAAGGAGAGATTCTAAAAGAAATTATTAAAATAGCTCTTGCTAATGCTTTTAATATGCGTGAGCTTGACTTTGGTGAAGAAATTCCTTTTGAAAGTATTGTAGAAGTTATTGAAAATGCCGACCCAAGAATTAAAATAGTATCTTTAAGTGAACCTGCCCTATACACAACTTATTCTGTTTTTGAGAGCATTGACGAGTTAGACGGTACAGCTCAAATTAAGGAATACGCTGTTGCTTCTAAGTGGTTCGAAGCTGATGAGGCTGCAGTAACAGGCCGTTTTGAAATGGCAAAAGATGAGGAAGGTAACTATATTAGTAAATACTTTAATTCCGAGGATGCTAAAAAGATTTATAATAAATTAGCTCTCCGTAATGTACTTGCTGGTAGAGTACCATTATTTAACTATAATACTACTTTTGATTCAAGCTTTTCTGAAGGAGCTTATAGAGTTACTACTTCAAAGAAAAAGAAGAATGAAAGTGACCCAATCGAAAGTGAACCACTTACTCTCGGCGATATGCCAGAAGGCTTTGATGAGCCTACTGCCGATAATCCATTTGTAATTAAAATAGATGATAAGGGTATTATATATACAGGTCAGTATCAAGGAACTAATGAACCTGAAGTCGATACAGATGTGAACCCGGATACAGAACCTGCACCAATTATTTATACAAAAACTTATGTGCCAGATACTTATAGCAACGGAGTTATTATCAGTAATGCTGACAATAAGATTACAGAGATAACTACAAGCTGTAAAGTAAACGCTTCTGAAACATTTAATGACGTGACCGGTACCAGTTATCAGGTATCAGATGTTGAACTCTCAACTGGAGAGTTTATTAGATTTAGAGCTAAGAACTTTATAACTACTAAAACTTATCCTGCCTATGTTAACTATCACCTAGCCCTACAGAATAGTACGGTTAGTGAGGCAGAAGCAGCTGAAGCTAAGTCATTATCTTCAATCCTATCAGATAACAAGGAAAACTGGCAAAAGGTATTTGATTATTTTAATGGTACTACTAGAACAATTACATTAACTCAAAAAGTTATATATGATCCAGAGACTGAGAGCACCACGGCTGATACCCCTATGGAAGATGTCGATAATCCTGGAGTAGACCCAGAATACTCTTTTGCAGAAATACTTATGCAAAGCGGTTGTATAAAGCTATCACACGGCGGCGTGCCTGAAATTGGTCTTTGTAGTGAAGCTGGTACTGAAGCCGAAACAGCTCCTGGCAATATCAATGTAAATAACTTTAAAATTAAGTTTACAAATGGCTCTGACTATATTTTTACCGCAGGTACTTTTACAGACATAAAAGATAAAGTTAATACTTATATTATAGCTAATGCTGAGGATTTTAAAGCCGTAGGAGCTGACTGCTATATAAAGTATACTTTCGAGTATGTGCCTTTTGCGCATGAGACTCTGCCAAAGTGGAATGATTTTATTAAAAACGACTCACTGGCAATTTCGCCCGTCTCTGAGCATGGAAATTACTTATTCCGCGCTTATGGTGATGGTTATACACCTGGTAGAGGTGTTATGGCAAATACTTCTAAGCTTATCAGTTTTACAAGCAGTTATTTTGGACTGTTAGATAACTATCCTACCAGACTTCACGGTATTTATGTAGCAACAAACCTTGGAGTAGACGCTAAAGCTAATACTATCAGCGATAATACTGAGTACATGCTTCGTACTGGTGAACGCTTATACATAGAATATACACCTTCCTCTACTGCTGAAGACGGCTCTACTAAAACCGGTGACGCAGTTCAAGAAATTTATGAAGCTGGTACTATTATCAGACCTCTTGGTTTTGAGGCTGGTTTGATGGATTCTACTGCTTACGCGGAATCACATACCCCATTTAAGGAGGTAGTATTCAACGAAACAAATAGAATCGGTATGCACAGCCTAGGCACGAATGAGCAGATTGAGATTAGAGATTTTGCAAAAGTAACCCTAAATGAAGAAACTTTTAAAACGTCACCTGTTGTGTACGTTTATAAAAACTTTGAGTGTGGTGAGCTTGAAAAGGCAGAATATAATGGTGGACTAAGAGTAAATAATTCTTATACGCTAAAAGACGGCGAGTATGTTTTCTATACTGATGAAAATAAAGCAGAGTATGCTTGCTTTACTTCAGGTACTGAAATTGTATTAAAAGGTAATACTAAGATTCCTCAAAAAGATATTATTGATATCGCTACAATTCTTGACAATGGTCCTCAAGATATTCCTTGGACGCCGCTTCGCTTATCTGGAAATGACAGTATTGAGCTTGTTGAGTACCAGTACATTACGCTGGGCCCTGGAGATACTTTAAAAAATCTTACTATTGTTGGGTCAAAAGATAGCCGTGATAACTACTTAAGTTCGAAGTGGCAGTACTGTGATAATGTTAAGTATCTACCTGCAGGTGCAGAAGATCCTGTTAGTTTAGCGCCTATTAGTATTTATGATGATGATTCTGCTGGTAATGGCTGGGAAGTATGCAGCATTTTAGAGTTAAATGTGTCCCCAAATAATCCTCAGACATTACGTAAAACTGATAAAGTTACGACAAGCGTAACCCTTAAGGCCGCCAATACAACAGAAGAAACGGTACTTGAGCCAAAAGAAGGTTATCCTATTTCATTTAAGACAAATTTAGCTTGTCAAACCAGCGGCAGCTCGATTAAACTATCAGACTTGTATAATAATCCAAATAACTTAGATCATTTTGAAGTTAAGGTATTTGCGGATAATGCTCCGTCTGTTATAAAAACAAAACCTGGAACTGTTATACCTTACTTGGAGACCGCTGGACCTGTTGATATGGCAAAACTGCCTGCTTCTATTGAGACGCTTGTTACTACTTATAATAAGCTATGGAGTGCTGTTGGGCTTAAGGCATTAGCAACTAGTACGGATGACTATGAAAATGCTATAAAGTTTTCTGTAGTGACTTTGCCTAATACCTATGGTATTTTCAGTATTTACCTAGAAAATAGTAGTAATGCTAATACTTGGATAGAGCTATTACCAGGTGCAAGCCTAGACAATATCGAGTTACTAAACACATCAAAAACTGTAGAGGGTAATAAGATAATGCTCAAAGCTGGATTAAATTGCATAAAGATTGCTTCTACTTGTGATTTATTCATAAAAACCGATAGCAGCTCACAGGGCACTCTTTGCTTTGATAACCTGCGTCTTATTGACGTGACAGACGATAATTCTATGGGATTAAATATTAAGCAAATAGGTTATTTTGCTATTGAGGAGTCTTCTGGCGAGTCCCAGCTACTAACTGATATTCGTGCTATTGACAAGGATGGTGAGTTTTATTATAACGTACCAGTTGAGTCTAGCATTGCAATTGATTTTGATGAAAGCTCTGTTACGCCTGATACGCTATTAAATCCGTTTATTAGCTATGATATTAATAATATAAATAACAACTTTGTTATTTCAAAACTTGATATTAATCAGCTTTCTAACGGTTTACAGATTGCTCGTTCGTCTCGTATTAGCTAAGGAGGTTTGGCATGATTAATTTTTATAATCAAGTTCCTTCTGTGTACACCAGTGCATCAAGAGACTTTCAGTATTTGAGTTGGCTAATTAACATTGTGCTTAATTATGTTAAGCACAATGTTGACAGCCTGTATAATTTACCTGCCACAAGTGCAAATCCAAAGTTAACAGAATTGCTTGCTGCTACGCTTGGTTTTAAAGTAAAGCGTAACTACGATCAAAAACAGCTTGCTGCACTAGTTGCAGTGCTGCCAATAATTATACGTTATAAAGGTACAAAAACTGCAGTAGATACCGCTGGTAATGCGATGATCGCAGCTGTTGGTTCATCTGGTACTTTTTTGAGTACCTTTTCTGACGGTGTGCTAGAAGTGTGCCTTCCTGAAAAACTTATAGATGTAACACTATTTACTGACCTGCTTCCTTATATTGTGCCTGCGGGAATTACCTGTCGTATATTAAATACCAATATTGTATCAAAAGGATATACTACTGAAGTTCGTTATTCTGACAAACTTACTGCAGAGTTTTATCCAGATATTACCTGGGATAGTAAAAGTCATGCTATTACTGGTATATCTGCTATGTACGAAGAGCCTGGTGCAAACTTTGTTAACGCAGAGCCTAGTTTTGCTAACTACTTTACAGACGGTGATACTAATACACTAAATATTGGCTTGCTAGATAATAATATTATTCCCACTTTGGATGAAGCTGTAGCAGATCCTGACTCAAATTACGAGGCTATTACGGCCTCTAGCGGTGATACTGATACCGAAGAATAAATCAATATATTAAAACGCTAACTACCTATAATAAAAATAAAAGATTATAGGTAGTTAGTGATAGTTATGGTATATACAAGGAGAAAATTTTTATGAAAAATACCGCAATAAATACACTCGCCTATACTGGTGTAGTGACATTATCACAGTACATAGGCCAAAAAAAGTATAAAGTTGCTACGCTTCATAATGAAGGCGGCAACTCACTATTTAATTTTCTAGCAGATTGCTTAGTAGGAGATTTTACCATTGCTAGGTCAAATAAACCAAGTAAAATTATGCTAATATCTCGTACTGCAAACGGTTCAGGTGATTATACTTATACAAGTGCCTCCGGTTTTATCTTTTTGCTAACAGACCCAGAAAAGGTATATGATGTTGCAAGTTCTGGTTTAAATTGTAGAGTTCGTTATAGTTTTATTATACCGCAAGATATGATTGAGGGTATAAGTTTAGATAATCTTGGTATAGGATTATACTCATATTCCGAAACCGCTCCAGAGGCTTTTGCAGCTTATTGTGAGTTAGGTGTAACTACAAACAGCTTGATCAATACTGCTCTTGTAGTAGACTGGGAACTAATTATTTCTAACAGCTCTGTACAAGAATAAATTAAAGGAGACTTCTCATGTTTATTGAAACACACTCAGATAATGATATAACTTTAGCTTTTATAAAAAGTGGCAATGTTAGAGCCTACCCATGTGGTCGTAGACGTAGCACAGAGATCGACCGTGATGGTAGTAATATAACAACAGAGGATAAGTACCGCATTCCTTTTGACCCAGAGGCACGTTTAAATACTGAAGCTAATGCATTAAAACATTCCAGTATGAATGGATATACACAAACTTATATTAAGCAATTTAATGATGATAATAGTAATCTATTTGAGCTTGCTTTGGGTGGGTATTTATTTAGTATTGACTTGCGGGACAATGACGATTCTTATGCTTCAGTAGATAAATTTTGTGAGAAACTATTAATCAGTTTAGGTGTGACTGAGCCAAGCTACATTTTTGCTAATATTTTGATTGAAGATGTACACCTTTATTCAGGCTTCCAGGAGTACTTTACAGGAATTCTTCGTAACCAGAAGGACTCTGCAGGAGAGACTCCGGAAACTTCCTTGGACCTACTAAGGGCTGCCCGTAGTACAACAGCCGGTCAAGCTGTAGATACTGTAGATGCAAAAAATCCTGCAGACTACTATTTTTCAGGTTTATCTTTTTCAGTAGCGCCGCTTGCCGGCTCAATTCCAGATGATGTACCATATTATGTAAAACCATTAGCTGTTGAAAGAGATACTACTACTGTTAATCAAACCTGTATTTCATTACGCCTATTTGAAAAGATTGAGGGTGAGTGGAAACTTTATAATCAAGCGCTATTACCTGAAATTTCACATGGCCCTGATGCTCACTCTGTAAAGGTCGCCATTCTTTCTAGTGATGCTATTAGTGCTAATAATCTTGATGCAAATAACAAAGTAACTGCACCAATGGCAGAGATAGGTAGCCTATCTGCTAAAAATATTCTTGTTACTGCTGAAGAAGGTATTGAGGGCTCCGGTAAAATTGGTACAGTAGACAGTAAAGTACCCGAAATGTGGGCACAAAAAATAAACGCAACAGCACTTTCTGTCGGTAGCGATACTTCAGTAATTTCAGCAGCAGCAGGAACTGTTACTGCTCCAACTTTTATACAAAAAATAGAAGATACAAACTACCCGGTACCTGCTATAACGCTTGTAGAATCTGGTAGTGGTGAGTTCCAGTTACAAATTTTGCGTGTTAGAACTACGACAGATTAATAATTTGTTAATTTAATAAAGAGCTACAAATTATTGGCTAAATTAAATGATAAAATTATGCTTATTATTTAGTCAAAGGAGAAACACTAAATGCCAGGTTGGTTAATAACTGTGCTAAGCACGGCGGGTTCAGTGCTATTAACACTGACAATTACATTATTATTTAATAAATTAGTAGCACTTCCAAAAGAGTTGAGAAAGCAACGTGAGGCAGAGGCAGCTCGGCAAGCTGAAGAAGAGTCTAGAAAAGAAGCTGCTAGAAAAGCAGAAGTAGATGCTCTTAAAGCAGAAATTGCAAATGAGCGCGCAACGGCTAGAGCGGTAGAAGACCAGCTTAGATGTGAGCTTGTAGCAAAGGAAGCTAGGATTCTTTCGTTAGAAGCAGCAGTAGACGCACTACCTGGTTATAGAGCACAGAGTTTGCAGATTCAGCAACAACTGCAGTCTACCGACCAAGAAATTTTAGTTGCATTAACAGAGATTAAAGGTGGTATAAAAGAAAACCAAAATATCTTAAATACTCGCCTTGACCGTCTTGAAGATCGTGAGAAAAATGCAATACGTGCAAAACTCTTAGATGAATTTAGATTATTTACAGATGAGCATAAAAATCCTATGCAGGCTTGGTCTGAGATGGAGCATCATGCATTCTTCAAATTAGTCAAAGACTATGAAGCATTGAATGGTAATGACTACGTACACAGTGAAGTGCTTCCTGCAATGAATAGACTTGAAGTAATTCCTATGAGCAATAAAGAAAAATTACTTGAATTAATGCAGAGTAGAAGATTATAATATTAAGCTAAAACGGGTCCGTCAATAGATGGGCCCTTTTTATTTGTTAAATTTTAAGATTATATGCTGTATAATATAAAGTATAAAGATATTGAAGGAGAAGATACCAAAAGATGTCAAAACAATACACTTCTGATAATATTAAAGTTTTAAATGACATCGAGCATATTCAGCTAAGATCTGGTATGTATATTGGCGAAGCCAATGACCCTAGATCTCTGTTTTCTGAGATGTTCGACAATGCCATGGATGAGGTAAGCGCCGGGCATTCCACTGAACTTGTTGTAGAAGTTGATACCAAAGAAAACAGATACACTGTTCATGACTTTGGCCGAGGAATCCCTCACGGCAAGAAAAAGCTCGAGAACGGCGAGGAAAAGGAAGTAATCGAAGTCCTTATGACCGTTGCTAACTCAGGCGGTAAATTTGATAATAATTCCTATAATTATTCTGCCGGCCTTAATGGTGTCGGTATGACTGTTACTAACGCTTTATCTGAAACGTTTACAGTTAGGTCCAGACGAAGCGGTAAATTTGTTGAGGTAACTACTCACGGTTCCGCGGAAACTGAGCTTAAAAAAGGTAAAACAGAAGAGCTTCATGGCACTTCGGCTTCATTTATTCCTAACAAAAAGTACTTCCACTCTGTAAAAATTCCTAAGGATTTTATTCTTAGCCGTTGTAAAATTGCGTCGGCACTTGGTTTTAGAGCGCGCTGCATTATTGATGGTGAAGAGCAAGATACTAATTGTACCATTTTTGATTTGATCAAAGAGGAAGATACTAAGATCGCTACTTATGTAGATATTCCAACCATTGAGGTACAGAACGAAGCGGGCGAGTCTATGAAAGTAGCTCTTAGATATACTTCTGATACTAAGGATAGATACTTTGGTTATACTAACCTTCTTGCAAACTACCTCGGAGGTACCCATGTTCAGTGCCTTTCTAAAACGGTTATTTCTGCATGGGAAACCTTAATTAGTAAATATAAAAATTTGAGACCTGCTGTAGAGCTTAAGTCTTCAGACTACCTCGTAGGCCTCAGAGGTATTTGTGCTGTATTTATTTCTCACCCTGAGTTTTCTTCTCAGACGAAGGAGAAATTGGTCGTTAATAAGGCTTATTTTGACGACCTTATGGAAGCTTTCAGCAAGAGCCTAGTAAAGTACCTCACTGACAATATTGAGGTTGCACAGCAGCTTATAAAGCGCTTTGAGGAGTATCGTGTAGCTCAAAATGCCTTGCTTTCTCGTAAGGAAATTTCTTCATTGATTAAGATTAATGAGGACTCTGGTGATAATATCAGACGTCGTTCTGTAGTAAGTAAGCTTGTAGAGTGTGCTTCCAGAAAGAGAGATGATACAGAGCTCTTTATTGTTGAAGGTGATTCAGCTATGGGCCCGTACCTCTATGTAAGAGATAAAGCAACCCAGGCAGTACTTCCTATCAGAGGTAAGATTCTTAATACTACTTATAAGGACCTTAAGGAAGTAATTCAGAACAAAGAAATTTGTGATATTGCAAACTCTATTGGTTGTGGTATTGGAGCTCAGTGTGATGCTTCAAAATCAAGATATGAGAGAATTATTATATCTGCCGACGCCGACCCTGACGGACTTCAGATTAACTGCCTTGTTCTTGCAGTATTTATTAACCTGTTTCCTGACATGGTTAAGCAGGGAAGAGTATTTGTTTCTTTGCCACCTCTTTATTGTTGGGGCAAGAGTGCCAAGGATTACGGCTGGTGTAATAAGGTAGAGGATATTCCTGCTACTGCAAAAGATGTTCACCGCTTCAAAGGTCTTGGAGAAATGAACGATGACCAGCTTTATTACTTCCTTGTAGATAAGAATACTAGAAATGTACTTCAGATTGAATACCCTTCTGATATTGATGAGTTTAATAAAATTTTAGGTACCTCTGAAGGTAAGGGTAGTCTTCTTAAGGACCTTGGAATTATTCTTAATTCTGAGACGAAGGTATTTACTAATCCTGAGCCTGTAGTTAAGCGGGACAATAATATTGTGCCTGTTACTGTCGACGGTCCTGTGCTTACTGTTAAAGAGCCTGTTCCTGTTGAAAAAATTACAAAACCTAGAAAGAAGCCCGCTGAGAAAAGCTCTACAAAAAAGATTGCAATAGTTGGCACCGGTAAACCTGCTATGCCAAATTTGTTTGACGGGCTATTTGACTAAGGAGGAAATATATGAGTAAAGTTATTCCTACAAAAGATGCTCTGGAGCTTGCTTCAGAGAATTATAAAGAATATAGCGTTTATGTTGCTGCTGGTCGTGCCTATGGATCTGTTATTGACGGTGCGAAAAGCGTTCAGAAGAGAGTTATTTATTCTCTTTATAAGAAGGCACCTAGATCTATTATTAAGGTAGCAGAAGCGGCTGGCTATTGTCTTGATATGCACCCGCATCCTACAGCAGTTCCTGAGGTTATTGTATCTCTCGGTGATACAAGTAATAAATTTAACTTCCTTGATAAGCAGGGAAACTTTGGTAACAGAGCTAAGAATATTGAAGCTTCAGCTCCACGTTATATTGGTTGTAGACTATCAGATCTTGCTATTGATCTTACCTGTGACGGCGTTGAGTATTGTCCTACTATGACCGGTGAGCTTGATAAGCCTGAACCTATTGCCCTGCCTACCTTGCTTCCTCTTTGTTTCCTTAATTCAATGTCTGGTATTCCTGCAGGTCTTCCCAAGCTCAATATTCCCAGTTTGGATATTGAAGGTATGTTTGATTACTACCTTGATATCCTTAAGCATAAGGACCTTAACTGGGTACCTAAAAAGCTCCCTATTCCTAATGTTGGTGTGCCGATTTTGTCGACTAAGACAGAGTGGGAAGAAGTGCTCAGGACTGGTAAAGGCACTGTCAGACTTGCACCTGAGATGACTATTGATAAAAATGGTACTATCACTATCACTGCGATGCCTTCTTCTAAGTCAGCAGAGCATGTTAGAAAGATCATTGAAAAAGAAATTTTGCTTGATAAAGTAGATATGCGTGATGAGTCTACTTATGAAACACGTATTGTTATTGAGAAAGTATTTAAGAAGCAGTGCGATATGCAAGAGCTTTTTGATAGACTTTATAAGAAACTTCAGGCTTCTGAAACCTATAATCTGGCTTTCTTCGACCAGGACCATATTTATGTTCCTTGTAGCTTTGACTTGGTAGTAAAGTCTAATCTTAATTATCTGATTGAAACACACACTAATCGTCTAACACATCAGATTGCAGATAATAGAGAAAAGCTTCTCGTGCTTCAAATTATTGAAAGCCTTAAGAAAACAAATAACTGGAAGGATATCTTTGATTTGTCGTATGTCGATGCAGTAAATTTTATAGCAATGAGATTTAAAGCTTGTACAGAAGAAATTGCAAAAGAAGTTCTTAGAAAGCCAATGTCGTACTTAACAAAAGCACATGATCAAGAAATTACTGACCTTCAGAATATTATTGCTGAACTAGAAAATGACCAGTCAGATATTTTTGAAATGCTTGCTAAAAAGTATAAGACTGTAAAAACAAAGGTACTTAAAGAAGTTTCTAAAAATACTACTAAATTTATCTAAAATTTATATATCTATACTAAGTGCTAAATTATATAGAAACAGGAGGACTTAGTATGGATTATAAAAGATTAAATTTTGAGGACTACTTTATAATATGCTCTGAAAATTGTAATGGGCGAGCAACTGACCTAGAAATAGCTAAATATGAAAGTATACCCTATAGTTATCGCGGCAAAGATTATTTAGCGGAATATCAAGTACGCTTTGATACAACAAGAAATTGCATCCAAGTGCTTTTTGAGCAAACTTCTACAAAATCAGACTGGCGCGTAAATTTTAATTTTGCTTCTAAAATTTATGACAAGTTTACTTTTGACGGCAAGCTAATTCAGCTAAAAGTACATAGAGGTTGGGGTGGAATGTGGCTTGTATGTCAGCAGACGGTAAGAGCTAAAATTGCCACTTTATTAGAAGAGCATCCTGATTGCTTTATAGAAGTTTTTGGCTGGTCCCTTGGTTCCGGATTAGCACAACTTTGTGCAGAAGATATTTATTTTAAGTTTGGTATTAAACCATACCTTTATACCTATGGAAGTGTTAAGCCTTTCTTTGGTAAAGATACATATAACTTTGTAAAATCTTGCTGTGCAGAGGCTTATAACTTCTATGATCACTGTGATATTGTCGGCTATATGGTACCTTTCCCTTGCTGGAAAGCAATAAATCACTGTAAAGTAAAACTTGAGAAATTTAGTATTCTTAAGCTCTTTAAGCCAAATATATATCATAGCTACTACGATATTCCAGAGCAATACAAAGATTATAACTAAAATAATTAAACGGTCACTAAATGTGGCCGTTTTTTATTGTATTATATAATATAAATTTAATTTACCAAGGAGAATAAAATGGTAAAGCTTGATGAAAAAGATTTATATCAGCTTTTAATTGCAGAATTTAGGTATGCCGTAAATAGAGATAACCACCTTGCTCCAGGAGGTTGCGTACAGCACGTTATGGACTACCTTCCTGAGATGTCGTCACAGTGGAAAACTCATACTGCAGAACAGTTGACTAATGAGATTATTCAAGAAAGACTTTTTATCGGAGGCAGAGTAAAAGGTCGACTTGAACAGGATGCAGAGTGGGAAAAGCTTCTTGTTTTTCTAACAGACTATATTACAAAGCTTCCATACGCAGTAGAAAAGTACATGCAGTATATTTATAATAAACCTGATTGGGAAGCTAATATCGATTATTATTCTCCAGAAATGGCCGCAAAAATTAAACTAAATCAAACAAAATTTAGTGTATAATATAGTATTAATTGAAAGGAATTATATTAAATGAGCATTGCAGATCTTTATTTTAAAGATGAAGTAAACGAACTTCTTACTAATGGTTTTAATGACAAGGATTATCCCGTAAGACCTAAGTGGCCCGACGGCACTCCTGCGCACACAATTAAGACTTTCTGTGCAGTTAGAACTTACGACCTTTCTAAAGAATTTCCTATTCTTACTCTCAGAACTCAGGCTTTTAAGGGCGTGGTAAGAGAGCTTCTATGGATGTGGCAGAAGAAGTCTAATGTTGTAAATGAACTGGGCAAATCTGCTTCTATTTGGAGAGCTTGGGAAGGTGAAGACGGAACTATTGGTAAGACCTATGGCTATCAGCTTGGTAAGGTATCTGATTATGGCTACGGCAAGTTTGACCAGGTAGATAATCTTATTTATCTTTTGAAGAATAAGCCAATGGACCGCAGAATGATTACTACTATGTGGTGTCCTCAGGACCTTAATGAGATGAATCTTCCTCCGTGTGTGTATGAGACTCTTTGGGATGTTTCTGACGGAAAGCTTAATTGTACCGTAATTCAGCGTTCAGGTGACTTGCTTGCAGCTGCTGCCTCTGGTGGTTGGGATACTATTCAATATGCAGTTTTGGTACATATGCTTGCACAGGTTTGTGGTTATCAGCCTGGTACACTTGTCCATATTGTAAATAATCTTCATATTTACGACCGTCATGTAGACCTTGTTAAGGAAGTTATGGAAAATCCTGAATATCCTGGTCCTCAGCTTAAGCTTAATCCAGACGTAAAGGATTTTTATGACTTTACAGAAGATGACTTTGAGCTTATTGGTTATCAGTCTACTAAGCTTGCTACTAAGTTTGAGGTAGCGGAGTAATGGGAACTGCTTCAATTCATACTTCTACAGGTTCAACAATTTACTATTCCCAACGATGTTTGTGCTGTGAAAACACAAGACGTCTTCCGGAAGGAATGACTTATTGCAGTACACCTTGGGTTTGTGATGAGTGCAGAGACGCTATTGCTTTTCTTAAAGACTTCAAAAAAGAATATATCAAAGCACAAAAAATGCTGGATAAAACGTAAAATAATGTTAAGGTAGGCTTGAAAAATAGCCTACCTTTATTGTATTATATAATATAAAAATAATAAACAGGAGTAACATGAATTATGAAACTTAATCCTATTATTAACTCGTTGCTTGAAACTGACCTCTACAAGTTTTCCATGGGTCAGGCAATCTATCATCAGTTCCCCAGTTACATGACAACTTGGACTTTTAAGTGCAGAAACAAGGATGTTTTCTTCACTCAGGAGATGGTAGAGGAAATCAAAGAGCAACTTAGAGCTTATTGCAAACTTCGTTTTACTGAGGATGAGCTTGCCTACCTCGGAAATATTAAGTGGTTTAAGCCTTCTTATATTAATTTCCTTCGTCTCTGGCAGCCGAGATTTGAGGATTTCACAATTACTACCGATGCAGCATGCGGTCTCGCGATTGAGACAGACGGCTCTTGGTTGAATACTTCTATGTATGAGATCCCTACTCTCGCAATCGTTAATGAAGTTTATTTTAGAATGAACTACAGCTACGAGGAAAGATTTGAGAGCTTCAAGAAAAAGCTCGATGAAAAGATCGACAAGATTGATAAAGAGTATTTCCTCGGTACTTATAGTGAGTTTGGTCTCAGAAGACGTTTGTCCAGTGAAGCTCAGGAGCTGGCTGTTCAGAAGCTTGCAGCTACCTCTTCCGAAACTTCTCACTTCATTGGCACCTCTAATGTATATCTTGCAAAGAAGTATGGTTTGACTCCTGTAGGTACTATGGCACATGAATGGATTATGTGCACCGGTCAAGGTAATCTTAAGCATAATCCTGCTTATTCGAACTGGTACGCTCTCGATGCTTGGGTTAAGGAATATGGTATCCTCAATGGTATCGCGCTTACTGATACTATTACTACTAAGTGTTTTGCTAAGGACTTCCAGCTCACTTATGCTACTCTTTTTAGTGGCGTTAGACACGATTCCGGTGATCCTTATGAATGGGGTGACTTCATGATTGAGCACTACAAGTCTCTCGGTATTGACCCTAAGGGTAAGACTCTTCTTTTTAGTGACAGTCTTAACTTTGAGAAGGCAACAGCCCTTAACAAGTATTTTAAGGATAAAGCTAAGCCCGCGTTTGGTATTGGTACATATATCTCTAATGACACTGATATGCCCGCTCTTAACATCGTTATGAAAACTACTAAGTGTAATGGTACCGACGTTGCTAAGATTTCTGACGTCCCCGGTAAGGGAATGTGCAAGAATCAGGATTATGTAGACTACCTTAATCGAACCATCACTTGGAGAATGGAGCACTAATGAAGCTTTATAATTTAGGAATGGTCCTCGGCCGTTTCCAAGTGCTTCATAAGGGACATGTAGCAATGGTAAAGCATGCTCTTGAGTTTTGTGACCAGGTAGTTGTCTATATCGGCTCAAGCCAAGAGCAGCGCACTACTACCAACCCTTTTAGTTATGAAGAACGCGTTGAGATGTTTGAAAGAGTTTTTGTTGCGGAATGCATTTGTAAAAAGCTTTTGATTCGTCCGCTTCCTGATATCGGTGCAGGTAATAACTCTTCTTGGGGAGAGTATGTAATGAATACTTTTAATAAAGAATTTCACCGACTCCCTGACCTTTATGTAACCGGCTGCGAAAAAGAACGTGCTTCTTGGTTTACAGATGTTATTGCGCCAAATACAGATGAATTAAGAATGACTCGTAAAAATATTGACGTATCTGGTACCTGGTGCCGTCAGGCGCTACTTGCAAATGATTACGAACAGTGGTGTAAAATGGTTCCTTATGAGTTGTTTGACAAGTTCAAAGAATATAAAAATATATTAGAAGAGGTATAATATGGATAAGTTACTTATTATTGTTGATATGCAGAATGACTTTATTGACGGCGCGCTTGCAAATCCTGCTGCGCAGGCAATCGTTACAGGTATTGTAGAGCTTGCTAAAAATTGGACAGGTAAGCTTTGTGTAACCTATGATACTCATCAGGAGAATTATCTTGAGACTCAGGAAGGTAAGAATCTTCCGTTCGCACATTGTATTATTAATACAGAAGGTCACAGGCTTAATGCACAAATCGCGGCTGTAACTAATGACCGAGTTAACTACACAGTATTTAAACCTACTTTTGGTTTTGCTAACTGGGGTCAGTATGGTTTTGATAATCACTTCAATGAAGTAGTTGTTGTCGGAACCTGTACTGATATTTGTGTAGTAAGTAATGTACTTGCAATTAAGGCCGCTTATCCAGAGCTTAAGGTAACTGTTATCGAGAATCTTTGTGCAGGGCTTTCTCCTGAAAAGCATGCAGCAGCTATTGAGGTTATGAAGAGTTGTCAGGTAAACGTAGTTTAAGGAGTGCTCAAATGTCTGAGAAATTAAATAGAATTATCGACTGGATGTATGAGTTTAAAGAGAAAAATAGTGTTAAAGGTGTAGTCCTTGGGCTTTCCGGGGGAAAAGATTCTACAGTAGTGGCAATGCTTGCAAAGAAGGTCTTTGGTGATAATGTAATTGCTGTATCTATGCCTAATGGCAGACAGTCTGATATTGGTGATGTTAGAGATATTATTACGACTTTGAAATTGACTTCGCCGTTGGTAAATATTCAGAATACTTTTGATACTCTTATTCATGACACTTATATGAATATTTCTGACAAAGCAAAGACTAATATCGCACCTCGTATCAGAATGACGGTGCTTTACGCTATTGCTCAGTCCCTTGGCTATCTCGTTATTGGCACCGGCAATAAGTCCGAGGCTATGATTGGCTGGACTACAAAGTTTGGTGATTCTGCTTGCGACTTCAATCCTATCGGACACCTTACTTGTCGTGAAGTAATCGAGATCGGTAAGGAACTCGCTGAGGATTTCGGTCTTGATATTAACTATATCATTAAGAAACCTGCTGACGGACTTACCAGTAAGACCGACGAAGATAACTTTGGTTTCACCTATGATGAACTCGATGACTACCTTATGTACGGCATTGAGGGCCCTAACATCGATAAGATTAAAAACATGATTGCTTGGGCAGAACACAAGAGACAAATGCCTCCTAAAGTGGAGTCGTATTAAAAGGAAAAGTATGAAAAATTTATTTAAACATTTAAAAACTGTACACATTCATAGAAAGTTTGTTAGAAAAGCTTGTTTTAAAATGGGGTTATTTTGGCAAGGTTTGACTCATGACTTGAGTAAGTATTCTATTACCGAACTTAGTATGTGTAAATATTACACAGGTAAAGGCAGTCCGCATCAAGTGGCACGTGAACAGCTTGGCTATTCTCCCAGCTGGATTCATCACTATCACATGAATAAACATCACTTTCAGTTTTGGTGGGATGAGGATGAAGAAGGTAAAATCATTCCAATGAAGATGCCCTATAAGTATCTTATTGAAAGTTTTTGTGATATGCTAGGCGCTAGCAAGGCATATAATCCAGATAGTTGGGAACCTCAAATGCTTCTTGACTACTGGAATAATAAATGTGTTGGTAAGCGAATTATGCATGAGGCTTCTGTTAAGTTTTTAGATGCTCAAATTAAAAATTTAGTAACATGTGGCGAAGAAGCTTTCTTTGAATGGTACAAAAATAATAAAGATTTTCTTAGAAAAACTTATAGCGAAATGTGATAATTAAAGCAGGCTGTAAAAAATAGCCTGCTTTTTATTGTATATTATAATATAAAAGTTTATGGAGGATTTAAAATGACACGACCTTCTATTGATGAATATTATCTTGGTATTGCGAAAGCCGTATCAGCAAGGTCTACCTGTATTCGAAAACACTACGGGGCAGTTATCGTAAAAAATGGAGAAATTGTAAGCACTGGTTATAACAACCCGCCTCGTGGAGAGCCTCACTGTTATACGTGTACTAAATGTAAAAATGGCAAAGATGCTTCGACTTATATTGACTGCCCAGCTGTTCACGCAGAAATGAATGCAATTATTTCTGCAAGTAGAAATGAAATGCTTGGAGCTGATCTTTACCTTGCTGGCTTTGATGTTAGAACAGGCGAAGCAGTTGAATGTGAAGCATGGCCTTGTGAAATTTGCTTAAGACTTATAAAAAATGCCGGGATAAATAGTATTATAAATAGTAAAGGCGTTATTTATTTACGTTCAGAGCATAGTAATCTTTTGCTTCAACTGATTGAAAAGGAGACTAAATAATGATTATTGGAATTGTTTGTGTAGATAACAAATGGGGTATCGGAAAGAAGAATGATCTTCTTTTTCACTTGAAGAAGGATATGCAGTTCTTTAGACAGACTACTGCAGACAGTATTGTAGTGTGTGGATATAATACACTTTTGAGTTTTCCTGGAAGTAAGCCTCTCAAGGGCCGCTCGACAATTTGTCTTTGCCCCGAAGAAGTAGAAAGAGACGACTGCTTCTGTATTCACGATTTTGATGAAATGATAAGACTTGTTAAGGAGCTTGCCAAGAATCATCCTGTATTTATAATTGGTGGAGCTATGCTTTATCGGAGTATGCTTCCTTATTATGATAAGGTGTATGTGAATATGGTAGACGCTGACGGAGAGGCTGAAGTATACTTCCCTAATCTTGATGCAAATACCGCTTACGAGGTTACTCATGTTTTGCCAGCGGTTGAGGATGAAGGGTACCTTACCCAGCTTTATACTTACACAAGAAAATAAAGGATACTATAGTTTTATGTTTATACCAAAGATACCAGTAGAAGACACTATTTTACGAGACTATTCGGTAAACTCAGCTATTATAGATACAAATGAAAATATTAATAGTTTTGAAAATCAGTATATAACAGTAACTATGCCTATTAATACAATTTTATGGTTTGCTGAAAATAATTGGAAATGTCCAAAAAGTACTATAAATAGACAAATTTTATCTGCAGCTGAATGGGAGACCGAAAAACAGGCATTGATTGCTTACGGTAAAAACCTAAAGATAAATACGAAAGCGTCACTGTGCGGTACTTTTAATAAGAATAATACGAGTTATTTGATTTGGTTAGAATTTACCGGACCAGACCTTATAAAGCATAAACTTGATATTTTTATAAATGAAAAATCTAAAGATGGTACAAAGATTTATGCTATAAAAGGTATTGATGGTGTGCTTTGTGATACTATTTATAATGCTATTATTAATAATGGCGTAATTGACCCTAGAATTGCCAGAAAATTAAACAGTATTGGGTCTGTCGCTTGGATCGGAACTGCAGAGTCTAAAACTCAATACAAACTTAATAGTTTTAGACAACAAAAACTTTTCGAAAAAGCTGCAGCAGAGTGCCCATTCGTAGAACTACGTCAGCTTGATTGTTTTGATGATTATCTTTATAGAGGTGACCCTGGTCAATTAGCTGACTATGATTTAACTATTACGCTTAAAAATGGCGTTAAAGTTACTACTCGCCTCGATTTAAAGTTATTACATGACCTTAGCTTTGAGTCAATAGAAGAACAAAATCCACATGATGCTGAAATTATACTCGCATCCGCACTTCTTGATGCAGGTAAGGTTAAGGGTGGACGATTTTTTGACCCTATCGATGGTATTAAAATAGAAGATACAGAGGAGTTTAAGAATTTTATTGAGTTGTTCAAGATTGCACTAAAAGCTAATCCAAGGCAGTATATTAAAATTTATAATATTGATACTACTACCGGTAAAGTTACTTATTCTTTTTTTAGCTAACAAGGAGAAAAGATGAACAATCAACTTAAAACTAAATGTTCGTTTTGTAGATATTGGACAGGCCGCGGCTGCATGGTAACGCCAAATTCGCATTATTGTAAAGAAGCAAACGATGAGTACTACCAGTACTTAAAAACTAGAAATAATGCGGCTAGCATGCCTGCGCAAAGGTCGTTAAGATCTTGGGATAAAAAGCGATAAAATTATTCGCTAAATTAAGTAGAAGGCCTTCGGGCCAGCTTAAAAGATGAATTCAAGTGATACTAAAAAGATACAAAAATATAAATTAAAGATACTGTTTATACAATAAATAAAAGATATTTATAATTTAATACTTTAATCTTTTTAGTACCGCTTAGGATTTTTCTAAGCGGTATTTTTATTTTAACTCCTAATTTTATCGATTTTTTACTGTATTATATTTTGTATATAAATTTTAAAGGAGAGTTAAACTAATGATTAAACTTTTTATTGAACCTGGCTATGACGTTAAGGCACCTGTAAGAGACTATGGAAATGCTGGAATTGACTTCTTCATTCCTAATTATAACAAAGCTTTTGCAGAGGCTTTTAATGCTAAGAACAACCCTGACCAGGCATATCTGAGTACTGATATTGATGGCGTCGGAATTATTCGTATTATGCCTCATGGACGTGTTAATATTCCTTCTGGTATTCGTAGTTTTATCAGTCCTAACGTAGCTCTTGAGGCTCAGAATAAATCTGGTATTGCCACCAAGTATGGTCTTGTCTATGGCGCTTCCGTAGTTGATGCAAACTATCAGGGTATTATTCACATTAGTCTTATTAACACTACGAGTAAGGTTATTGAGCTTCCTTATGGTATGAAGGCAGTACAATTTCTTCCTAGACTTATCGATATTTCTCCTGTTGAAGTGTATAATAATATGTCGCTTGATGAGTTCTATAAAGATTTTGAATTTTCCAATCGTGGAGAAGGAGCTTTCGGTTCAACAGGCGTTTAATTGCTATACTTAGGAGGAACTAATGTCAACTTGTTTTTTGTATGACGTCTGTAATCACAAAGATTGTGATAAGGATTTCTGTTTAAGAAAATATAAAATGGATTCACTTTATTCTGCAGCTCTTATGACTGAAAGTCAGAAGAAGCATATCACTCTTAGAGTGGATGAGGACGGAACAGATCTTGAGCAGTTCAAGCAGCTTGCAGCTATTGAGCAGAATATCGTATCATTTATTAACGAAGGTAGAAATTTGTATATTCATTCCGCAAACTGTGGTAATGGAAAATCTTCGTGGAGCCTTAGACTTGCTGAAGCTTACTTCAATAAGATCTGGGCTCGTACAGAAGTAAAGTGTAGAGTACTTTTTATAAGTGTTCCCAGATTTTTACTTGCTCTCAAAGATGATATTACTACCAAAAATGCTTATGTTGCCTATATCAAAGAAAATGTTCTTGAGGCTGACTTGGTAATTTGGGATGATATTGCTGCTAAGATGGGTTCAGAATTTGAGCTAACTCATCTACTTAATATTATTGATAACAGACTTGCTCTTGGTAAGTCTAATATCTATACATCTAATCTTAACCGTCAGCAGCTTTATACAGCTCTCGGTGAGAGACTTACTAGTAGAATTGCAAACATGTCAGTTGACGTAGAGCTGCGTGGAGCAGATAAAAGAATTTTGAAGTTAGGAGAATAAATATAAATGATTGCACAGTTTCAGATTATTAATAAAGTTCTTCAAAACAAGGACTATTCTTTTATCACTCTAAATAACCTTACTGCTGAACATTTCTATGGTTATCAAGCAGAGTATGAGTTTATTAAGGCTCACTACAATACTTATCACACTGTTCCCGACCGCCTTACTTTCGTTCAGCACTTTCCTGAGTTCGTTATTCAGGACGTAAATGAGCCTGATAATTATTTGATTGAGCAGCTTTATAATGACTACAACCAGAGTTATCTTGCTACTCGTCTTAATAATCTTAAGAAGCTTTTGGAAGCTGATGATACTGCTGGAGCAATGCAGTACTTTAAGGATTCCCTTGAGAAGCTTCACACTGGCTCAGCACTTCAGTGCACCGATATTATGTCAGATACTTCAAGATATGATCGTTATCTTGATATGATTGCAAATCAGTCTAAATACTTTATTTCTACTGGCTTCCCTGAGCTTGATAAGATTATTACAGGTATCGACCGTAGAAATGAGAATATGGTTATTGCAGCTCGTTCAGGTGTAGGTAAGTCTTGGGTTATGTTGTTGATTGCCGCAGCAGCTGCCAAGCAGGGCCTTACAGTTGGTATTTATTCAGGTGAGATGTCAGTAGACAAGGTAGCTTATCGTCTTGATACTCTTCTTGGTAAGATTGATAACAAGAAGATTTCCCGTGGTGACCTTTACTACAAGGACCATTATAAGAATTATTTGGACAGTCTTAAATGTTCTGGCTATGGACCGATTAAGGTACTTACGCCAAATGATATTGCAGGTCCCGCAACTGTAGATGCTCTTCAGGCATTTATTGAGAAAGAAAATCTTGATATTCTGTTTGTAGACCAGTATTCACTTTTGGAAGATAATAGTAGAGCCAAGGTAGCTCATGAAAAGGTTGCTAATATCTCCAAATCTATTAAGAACCTGCAGGTACTCAAGCAAATCCCGATTATTGCAGTATCTCAGATGAACAGAACTAAGAATGAAGATAAGTCTCAGGATACTACTCAGATTGCACTTTCTGACCGTATTGGACAGGATGCTACTGTTATTCTGATGCTTGATAAGCAGGATGCTGAAGACCCTAATCATCCTGGAGCTCATAAGGTAACAGTTAATATTGTAAAGTCTAGAGATGGTGGCGACGGTAGAAAGCTCGACTACTTGTGGAACTTCAACACAGGTGATTATCGTTATATTTCAAACGGTAATGATGGAGTAACCTCAGAAGAAGACTTTGAAGAGATTGAAAACAGCTACAGTGCAGATTATCCCGTAACTGATGATGAATGCCCGTTTTAAGGAGTAGATTATGCCAGTACTTAGAGTTGATAATTATATAATTGAAACGCCTCTTTATGAGATAGTATGTCAACTCAAGATGGCGTTAACAAATGGTAAACTAAGAGAAATAAAGTCTTGGAGCGAAGGTGATGACAATATCGTTGTCACCTGCCCCAACCGACATCATAAGAACGGTCGTGAAGCACATGCGGCAATGAATATCTATGTTGGAAATAGCTCAAAGATTCCGTATGGATATTGCAAATGCTGGTCCTGTGACTTCCAGTGCAGTTTTGTTAGGTTTGTTGCTGAGTGTTTTGAGTGCTCGGAAGAATTTGCTAAGAATTGGCTTAAGGACAAATATGGCAAGATTTCAAGCTCAGGCATTGTTTTGTGTGACGATATTGTTATAAAGCAAAATAAAATGCCTGTCCGTATGCCAGCAAGTTACTTAGATACTTTTCAGGACTGGCACCCGTATCTAGCTCAAAGAAAGCTTTCAAGAGAAGTTTGTGAGCTTTTCAAAGTAAAATATGACCCGCAAACAAGTCAGATAGTTTTTCCGTGTTTTGATATTGCTGGAAAAATTATTATGGCTCCGAGAAGGTCTATTTATAACAAAACTTTCTATATTAATAAAGATCAAGATAAGCCTGTTTATTGTCTTGACTATATCATAAAAAATAATATTTCAACTGCAATGATTTGTGAAGGCCCAATTGACGTGCTTACTTGCTACACCTACGGGTATCCTGCAATTGGTACCTGGGGTAATCCTTCGCCTTCACAGATAGACGCTATTAATAAATCACCTATTAAGGTCCTCTATATTGCTATGGATAATGACTGGGCAGGACAAAGAATGGCTAATGTTATCAAAGCTGGCCTTGACCCAAGAATTATCATAAAAGAAGTTCATTGGCTTCCAAATAAAAAAGACCCAAATGAACATTCATATGACGAATTCCAAAAAGTTATGAATGAGGCTAAAAATTCATAAATCACATTGTATTATATAATATCGGCTGACATCCGATAAATATAAAAAATAAATAAAAAATACTAAACAATACCAAAGGAGAAAATTAAAAATGTCAAGTACTTTCAATTTCGCACAGTATCAGCAGATCGCAGCTCAGGAGCAGACCCAGTCCGGTGACGGCACTAAGATTGGTTACTTCAAGCTCAAGGATGATGGCGACATCGCTATCGCTCGTATCAACCTCGGTTCTACCGATGAGTTTATGTTCGCAGCAGTTCATACACTTCAGGTCGGTGGTAAGTGGATGAAGGTAAGCTGCCACAATCCTCTCGGCATGAATGCAGCCGGCTGTCCTCTTTGCTCTGCAAATCAGGCAAATCCTAAGGGCTCTATCGGTAAGTCTGCTAAGAAGATGTTTATTCCTATGCTTGTTTCTTATCGCGATCCTCAGTCCGCAACCGGTTACACTCCTGTTACTCCCGTTATTTGGGACCGTCCTGCTCAGTTCTCTCGTGAACTTGCAAATAAGCTTATGGTAGCAGGTAATCTTAAGGATGTTCTTGTTCTTATTACTCGTAACGGTAAGGCTGGCGACATGCAGACTACTTACTCTGTAGACGTTCTTCCTGCAACTCATCCTGTATTTAAGCCTGAGATGATTCCCGCTGACTTCAGTGCTTTCAATAACTTTAATATCGCTAAGCATTCTTATTGGGAGAAGTCTGTTGAGGAAATTAACACCTTCCTTGCTACCGGTCAGTTCCCTGAGGTTGCTAAGGCAAACAATCAGCAGACTGTAAATACTGTGGCAAATACTGCTACCGCTTATGCAGCTCCTGCTACTCCTGCTTATACGGCACCTGCTCAGGCAGCTCCCGCTCAGACAGTTCCTGCTTACACTGCTCCTGCCACACCTCAGTATACTGCCCCTGATGCTCCCATGAATACTCCCGCAACAGCAGCACCTGCTAACGCAGCAACGACTCCTGTAAGAAACTTCTCTGGCTTCAGCTTCTAATAATTAAAACAAATTTAAAAGACGGGTCTGAAAATGGTCCGTCTTTTATTGTATTATATTATATGAAATATATTTTAAGCGAGGTTATACATGAATAGTTTATTTGGTGGCTTTGACTTATCTGTTAGTGCAAAGCCAAAAGTATCACCTGAAGCTCTTATTAAAAAAGCAACACCAACTGTTGTGGCAGAGCCTAAGAAGATAACTAACCAGAGCTTATTTGCCTCTGAAGAATTATCTGAATTTAATGTAGAACTTAATAAGCCTAAGCCTGAAGCCTTGGCTCGTAAGATTGCTAATACCGAAGAAGGCGAAGTAGACGCAGCTAAGGTACTTAAGTCTAAGAAGGTCTCTCTTGCTGAAAAGCTCGCCTTAATTAAAATTAAGGTACTTGAAGTACTCGGCAAGCAGAAAAAGAACGTTATTGTTATTAAGGACAAGGCGACTTTTGAAGACTATATTTCTAAGGCTATCGAGTTCGGTCGAATTGCAATAGATACTGAGACCAATAACTCTACTGACCCCATGACTTGTCAGTTAATGGGTCTTTGTTTGTATTATGAGGGCGGCAAGCAGGCTTATATTCCTATCAATCATGTTAATCCTGAAACGGGCGAACATCTTGACTGGCAGCTTACTGAGGCAGACTGCAGAGAGCAGCTTCAGAGAATTAAAGATGCCGGCACTTTTGTTGTAATGCATAATGGTAAGTTCGATTATGAAGTTATTAAGTGTACTTGTGGTATTGAAATTGAGCCTGACTGGGATACTATGATTGGCGCCCATACTATCAATGAAAACGAAAAGATGAGCTTGAAGTGGCAGTACATTAATAAGATTGACCCTACTCAGGAAAAGTATGATATCGAAAGCTTGTTCATCGTTCCTTATAAGTATGTAGAACCAGATATTTTCGCTCTCTACGCCGCAACTGACTCAATGATGACTGATAAACTTTATGTATATCAGGTAGCTATTTTAGAAGCACCTGGCAACGAAAGACTTTATTGGATGTTTAAGACTATCGAAATGCCGATTGTAAAAGTTGCAGGCGATATGGAGCTTATTGGTGTTTGTATTGACCAGGAATTTGGCGAAAGACTTCGTCTTAAGTTTAATCAAAATTTGGAAGATATTGACGTAAGAATTGAGCAAGAACTTGAGGCTCTCAAGCCTACTATTACAAAGTGGAAGAGCAGCAAGGATGCTACTGATAGAACTAAGCAGTTTGAACCTAAGAAGACAACTCTCTCACTTGCGAAACTTGAAGAGAAGTATCCTTATGTAGACGAAAAGACAGGTAAGAGATATAAGGTAGGCAAGTCTAAGATTGAGCAGCTTGCCGATCCTATCAACCTTGCATCGCCTACCCAGCTTGCTATCCTATTTTATGATATTCTGAAGTGTCCTACGGTAAGCAAAAAATCGCCCAGAGGAACCGGAAAAGATGAGCTTGAGGCTTTAGCTGAGAGAACTGATATCGCGCTCTGTAAGCTAATTTTGGAGCGTCGTGGCGTGGTTAAACTTATCTCTACTTATATTGACGTTCTGCCTGCTCTTGCACGCCATTGGCCTGATGGACGTATTCGTTATAAGCTTAATTCTGTTGGTACTGACACAGGCCGTTTCTCTTCTGGTGGTGAATTTAAGTTCCTTGACGGTGATGAGCCTGTGGAAATTTCTGGATTTAACAGTCAGAATATTCCTTCAAGAGGTGACGGTAAAATTACTCGACTTCTGTTTGAAGCTAAGAAAGAATTTGCTGATATTGAAGTTGAGGTAGACCGTTTTACAGTACATGAAACAGCAGAGATTGAAACTGTTGACGGTTGGAAATATGGTAAAGACCTTGTAGCACTCAAAGACTATGTACTTACTGATGTAGGACCTGTTCTTATTGAAATGGTTAATTACAATGTTTTAAAGAAAGAATACGAATTTATTGTGAGGAAGCATTAATGAAAGTAAAAACAAGAACTCAATATAAACTCGTCGGGTCGGACTATAGTGCGCAAGAACCCCGTATAACAACCTTCCTTAGTGGTGACCCCGCAATGAGAGCAGCTTATCTTGAAGGTAAGGACCTCTATTGCGTTATTGCTTCTAATATTTATAATAACAAGTATGAGGATAATCTTGAGCATTATCCTGAAGGCACCGTTCTCGAGCTTGACGGAAATAAGACCGTATGCGGTTATAAGACTCACTTGAACAAAGAAGGTAAGGAAAGACGTTCTGTAGCGAAGATGGTACTTCTCGCCCTTACTTACGGAATGGGTCCGTCGACACTTGCAAAACGTATTAATAAAACAAATCAGGAAGCACAAGAGATTTTTGATAACTTCTTCAAGAGCTTCCCGAAAGTTGAAGAGCTTATTAATAGCTCGAAAGAATTCTTGAGAACTCACGGTTATGTAGAAGATTGGGCCGGCAGAAGACGTCATTTGACTGACTACTTCCTTAATCCTTATGAAGCTTCTTATATGGATCCTGACAAACTGATTGCTCAGACTTTTAATCCTATTCTTGGTTGTGAAAGCCGCCCACTTGTAGATGATAAGCTCACTTCTTGGATAAATAGAGCTAAGACAACTAAGAATAATAAAGAATTTGATGAGCTTGCTAAGCTGGCTGCAAAAGAAGGAATTATTCTGTCTGCCAATACCGGTAGAATTGCTCAGGCAGAAAGACAGTGCCTTAATGCAAGAATTCAGGGATCTGCAGCTTCACTTACTAAGCTTGCAATGATTCAGATTCATAATAGTCAGGAACTTAAAGATATTGATGCAAAGCTTGTTATGACTATTCACGATGAAGTTATGTTGGAGTGCCCTGCCTTGTATGCAGAACAGGCTTCTGAAATTCTTCCTAGAATTATGATTGATGCTGCTGCCCCTTATATTGATGTGCCTATGAAATGTGACCCTGCCATTGAGTCTCGTTGGTATACTTCTGAGTATGCTGTAGCAGTTCAGTCTGAGTTTAAGAAGCTAACTGATAAAGGGCTTGGTAGAGATGAAGCATTTAAGAAGCTTTATGCAAAGCACCCTGAGCTTCCTGAAGAAGCTATTTATAAAACTATCACTGAAGGCATTGATCTTGAGTTTTAATCTGCTAAATTATAATGATTAATATTCAATATTGGAGATTATTATGATTAAAACAGAATTTATGGAGCTTTATGAAGAGCTTAGTGAGATAAACGGAGATTCATTATCTATAGAAGGTGTTTCTTCGCCAGAAGAGTTAATGGACTGGATGAATGAAAACATTACTTATGAACTTGTAGATGATGAGTATTCTAACAGTAACGGAGTTCCTACTAAAACAGCAGAAGAAGTTTTAAAAACTGGCACTGGACATTGCGCTGAACAGTCCTATCTCGAAAAAGAAGTTCTTGAGGACCTTGGCTATGAGACTTTCTTAGTAATGGTTAAAGAGAATAATTCTAAAAAAGAATACGGTGCTGAGGGTTCTGCTCATGTGTTTTTAGTTTATAAAGAAGGTAAAAATTACTGCTGGTTTGAGCATTCAATGCAGCATGCCAGAGGTATTCATAAATATACTTCCTTAGAAGCACTTCTTCAGGACGTTGCTAATCAGTGGTGGCGCTATGATAAAAATTCAGATATTCTTGAAGTAAGAATGATGGATAAAGTTATCACAGGCGTTGATAACTGGGGACTTGCTAAAGAATGTTATAAACTTCCTGTAAAATATACTTTTGATATTTCTAATAATATTATGGAGTCTGATGTTCCGCTTGAAGAGTCTGTAAATAGCAATTCTCAAATTGATTATCTTCCGGTTTCAGATATAGAGCTTTTTAAAGAATATGCTGACGATATCTTAGACGGATATGGAAATATGTCTGATGCAGATATTAAAAGCTCTATTAAAGAAATTCATTCTGAAGGAAAGCTTGCTGGCTATATCGGTTTTTCTGAATATGAGGAAAACGGAAGTAAGTGTCTCGGCATCGGCAATTTTATGATTATCGAGCGCGGTAAAGGTCTTGGCTCAGCAGTAATTCAAAATATTGTAGAAAAGTACAAAAATCAATATGACCTTATTTATTGCTTTGTAGATGCTAAAAATGACGGTGCTATCAGACTTTACAAAAAACTTGGAAAAGTTTATGACGAAGACGGCCCGAATGACAACGGTGAGTACTACGTAACTTTCTGGGACAATGGTAAATGGGAACTTGACAATTAAATAAACCTTTTTTAAAGACGAGTTAATAAAATAGCTCGTCTTTTATTGTATTATATAGTATGTAAAAATAAAATAAGGAGAAACTATAAAATGATTTTAAAGACAAAGAATTTCCAGGAAGCAGCTAATAAGATTCTTTTGGCAGTTGGAGTAGATAAGGCAGCAGCAAATCTTGAGCTTGCAGCTAAGGATACTGCACTCTATCTTAGAGTTACCAACAGAGAGTGGTATACGGCAATCAAGTTTGACCTTGAGAATCCCACTGAATTCCGTGCAGTAGTAGATGCAAACCTCTTCCTTAATCTTATTTCAGGTATCAGCACTGAAGAATTTGAACTTGAGATTAAGGACACTGTTGTTGTAGTAAAGGCAGGCAGAAGCTCTTATAAGCTCGCTATGATTTATGAAAATGATCAGCTCATGAAGCTTCCTATCATTAAGCTTGACCCTGAGCAGATCACTGTTAGTATGAATATTTCTAATGATATTCTTATGAGCATCCTCAATGTAAACAGCCGCGAGGTCCAGAAGGCTAAGAAGGTTGAAGTAAACGAGCTTCAGCGTTATTATTACATTGATGAGACTGGTTGCTTTACTTTTACTACCGGTGCTTGTATCAATGCTTTCACCCTTGAAAAGCCTATCAAGCTTCTTCTTACTGATAAGGTAGTAAAGCTCTTTAAGCTCTTTGGCTCTGATGCTTTCCTGTCTTACGGCCATATCGTAAACACTGATAGCTCTCTTCAGCCTATCGTTGTCTTCCAGACCGAGGACGTTTACGTAGCAACTAGACTTCTTAGCGATGAAACTTGTATTCAGAAGGTTAAAGCACCTTGTGATGCAATGAAGGCGCTTGCTAAGGAAGTTTATGAGCACAATCTCGTACTTTCCGCTACTGACCTTTCTGCAGCAATCAGCAGACTTCTTATGTTCCATAAGAATAGCAGCGCAAAGGCAGACCTTTCTTTCGTTCCTGCTTCTGTAGATTTTTCTAATACTGAGCTTACTATCTCCGACCTTTCTGGTGATAATAAGGAAGTTATTACTATCGAAAACGGTAGCTCGACTCCCGGCGGTTATTCCATGGGCGTAAACCTCATTGACCTTAAGGCAGTTCTTGATTCTTGTAAGAATGAACATATTACTGTAAACTGCGGCAACCACAAGTCTATTATTGTCTGCCGTGCTAACATTAGTAATGTTATTGCTGAGACGAGGACTAAGGAATAATGGCAAATACGGATATTGGAAAAAAGTTTGAGGACCGCTTTAAAAAAGACTATCAAAACTGCTTTCCAGGTACCCTGATCTACCGCCTGCCAGACCAGCAAAGTGGTTATGCAGGCGGAGGCTCTTCCAACCCTTGTGACTTTATGTGTTATCCAGGAAGTTGTGTTTTAATGGTTGAATGTAAGGCTCATAAAGGCGCTTCTATCAGCTTTAATGATATCAGGCAGTATGATAAGATGCTTGATTTTAAAGGCCTCCATAAGACGTTTCCGGGCGTCGTGGTGTGGTTCTATGAGAAGGATATTGTCATCTGGGTGTCTATTGAAGAAATGGAAAAGATGAGGCTTGACGGCGAAAAGAGTATTGGTCTGAGAATGATTGACGACAAAAAGCCTTATAAAAAATCGTATAATATTATAACGCTTCCTTCAAAGAAACTTAGAACTTTTATGGAAACTGATTATAATTATTTAGTGGAGGTTTTGAATGGCTAAAGATTTAAATAAAGCTCTCGAAGCAGTTGAGCTTACTTACGGTCAGATTAAAGAAATTGCTGACAGTATGCTAGCTGGGCCTTTTGAAGAGCCTAATAGAATTGTAGAAATGATTCAATATAATATTGAGTCTATGTCTATTGAAATGCTTAGAGATTCTATCCTGAGACTTCAGCTTGCAGTTTATTCTTTGAGTGAGCTTAGAGATAGATCTGGTATTAAAGCAGTTTGTGCTGAAGCAATTAAGAAAGAGGCTTATGCTTCTTCGTATGTATTGCAGGAAGGAACTGCTGGAGTAAAGGACTCTAACACTACTCTTGCTATTTCAGAAAATATCGTTGCTCAGTGTCTCTATGATCTCGTAGCAAGTTTGGTTAAAACTAAGGTTGATATGTGCCTCAGGCTTATTGATTCGCTCAAGAGCATTTTGATGAGCCGTATGCAGGAAGCTAAGATTAGTGCCACAAGTATGGCAGATTAAGAAAGGATAAAATATGGCTAAAGATACAGAAAAGAAGTCATTTACAATGGCGGATTTTGCCCGCAAAATTAATAAGGAGTATAATAACAACAATCTTGTTATTAAGTCTGATGTAGTACCGGTTTATAAGAGACTTTCGTCAGGTATGATGGGAATGGATTATCCTCTTTACGGAGGACTTCCCTATGGTAGAATGATGGTTTATGCAGGCCTCGAGCACTCTGGTAAGACTACGGCAGCCTGTGCAGAGCTTGCTGCATATCAGCGTGAGAATCCTGATAAGATTTGTGTTTATATTGACGTCGAACACTCTCTCGATCTTCAGTTCCAGGCACTCATGAATGGAATTGACCTTGAGCGTTTGTACTACATCAGCCCTGAAGGCATGTCAGGCGAGCAGATTCTTGAGATGATTCTTGAACTTGAGGATACAGATGATATTGGCCTTATTGTTCTTGACTCTATTCCCGCTCTCGTTCCGCAGTCTATTATGGAGAATGAGTTCACAAAGGACATGGGTATGCGCGGCAATATGGCTAAGGGCCTTCATAAGTTCTGCCCCACTATGTGTGATAAGCTCGCTCGTAACGGTAATATCATGATTATGATTAACCAGGTTCGTGTGGCTGGTACTACTTTTACTGGTGCTGCAATCTATAAGGAGCCCGGCGGAGACGCACCTCGTTATTATGCTTCTGTAAAGGTTCGTTTTGGTAAGAGAGTATTTATGAAGGACGGAGACGAGATCAAGGGTGACGACGGTGAAGGTGCAGACGGATTCAGACTTAAGTTTAAGATCACTAAGAATAAGACTTGCGCTTGCAACCGTGGTGGTGGATTTATTACCTATAAGTACGAGACCGGAGCAGATACAGTAAACGACCTTATTGATGTTGCTCTTCAGTTTGACTTTATTAAGAGAATTAATAATGTTACTTATGCTCTCGTAAATCTTTCTACTGGCGAAGTAATTACCGACTCCGAAACCGGTGAAACTCTTCAGGGCAAGAAAGCTTATTTGATTGAGTATCTTCACACTCATCCTACTTTCAGAGAAAAGTATCTTATGATGATTAAAGAATTTATTTCTGCTTCTAACGATAAATCCGTACTTGATAAAGAAGCTCTCAAGGCTATTGAGGCCGAGGAAGATGCTATCGAGAGACCTCAGGAAGATGAAGCTAAGAGAAAGATTCTTCTCGAGGACGCCTAATGATTATTGGAACTGCAAAACGAGCTAAGGAAGGGGCCAAACCTCTTCCTACTCGTCATTACTCAAAGAAACAGGAAACCGCTGTATCACAGGCAGTTGGTGGAAAGGTTCAGAAGAATTCAGGTGCTACAGCTTTTGATAAAGGTGATGTTGTAGTTTCAGGAAAAAATGGCTTTCTTCTTGAATGTAAAACAAAGACTTCTGCCTCAGAGTCTATTTCTATTAAGAAAGAATGGTTTGAGAAAAATCGTCAAGAATGTCTGCTTACAGGTACGCCGCATCAGGCGGTAGTTTTTAACTTTGGCCCCGACGAAGAAAATCATTATATTATTGATGAGTATCTATTTCAATTCTTAAAAGATAAATTAGATGAGCTGGAGGAAACGATATAATATGGACGCTAAAGATTATAGAATTATTATGACTCTTGCATCAAACCTTGCGCAGCCTGTTATTTGCAACGGCAAAACAATTTATGAGTTAAATCTTGCTCAGTTTATTAATGCTATTGATAATATCTACCCAGATCTTTGGATTCCAGTGGCGCGCAATGGTATTGTATTAAATCCAAAAGCTGAAAGCTCGGAGGAAGAATGATTAGACCGATTATAAAAGAACAACTTGAAAAATGTCAGTTTGCTGACTTAAATAACTTTGATCCAAGTACAAATACTTTTTATATTAAAAAATACTCTAAGCCTACATATGAGATTAATCATTGTTATTTAGTTAAGCTTCCTTTGAATATTGTTAATGCCACTGATTCTGTTTTAGCTGTTAACTGGAATAACGGAACTTGTCCTAAAACTCAATATCTTAAAATCTATATTTCTAAAGCCCTCGGCACTATGATTTATGTAGATAGTATTGGTTTTGATTTTGATACTAAACAGGATCTTAGTATGATGTGGTCGGGCTGGCTTGATAGCGCGCAGTTAACTCAGATTTCTGCTTTATAACATAAAAACTTTAACGAAAAGTGAGCTTACAAAGTTTACTTTTCGTTATTTTTTTTGCTAAATTATTTAGATACTAAGAATAACTTAGGAGATTTTATGAATTTTTTAAATGCTTATAATACCTTAAGTAACCTACTAGAAGCAGAAGCAGTCCAGCAGTCTAACACAAAGTCAGCTAAAATAAAGTATTATTATAATATTGACTATAAAGTACCTTTTTATTGGAATGAAGCTGGCTATGGGCATCCTTGGTTTGAATTTGAAGGACAGACTAACACTAACTATAGAACAAATGTATATAACGAAGTTCCTGGAATCTATTTAATTGTTAATAAAATTACTTATCAAGCCTATGTCGGTAAAGCTGTAAACTTAGCAAATAGACTGTACTGTCATACACGACTCCGACAAAAGAATGATAGTGTATTTTTACATCTATCTATGAAACATCATGGGCTTGGTGCTTTTAAATGGACGGTTTTAGAAGTCATGCCAGAAGACATTTTAGCTTCCTGTGATGAAAATAAGGTTAAAAATTGGTTTATTGAAAAAGAACGATATTATATTAATAAGCTTAAAACTTATCTGCAAGTTGAACACTATAATTTAACGCCAGGTGGGGAGAATCCTCCAGTATATTTTAAATACCAAAATAACTTAATTAAGCAAGTCCAGCAATATATTGACGAGCACCCATTTGAGTCATGTTCTACCGTAGCTAAGCAGTTTCCTGATCTTAGTGGTTCAAAAGTAGTAGCTGATATAAATAATGGACTTGGACGATTTGGCAGAGTTAAGTACCGTCCAGATTTAACTTTCCCAATTAGGGATATGGGAAGCACTGCTGCAATGCGTGGACCAAAAGTAGTTGGTGCAAAATTAAATACTACTAAAACCGCTTTTTCACAAAAGTTATCTAGATATCCATGGTATTTTATTAAGACAACTAAAACAGAATCAGGTAAGTATGCGTTTGAAAGACTTGATAAATCACCAGATAAAAATTTTGTGCAAAGTCTTGCTAGCTTAGAGCTTGACTTTACAAACAATAATGATTTAAGTAAAGTTGTCCCGTATTTAACAGATAATAGATATTCGCACTATTATCCAAAACAAGGTTTTTATTTAACTAAGATTAAGCTAACCGATAAAGACTTTGACTGGTGGGCCGATCAATATTCTGCCAGAAATAATAAATAAAATTTTTTAATTTAGAAAAGGAATACATTATTATGAAATTACATGAAGAATTTAAACTTTATGAAACTATGTGGGATGAAGTTCCGTCTAATTCGTCAACTGAAAATCGTTATATCATACTTACAGGCGACTTCCCAAATAAATATTACGTGCATGGCTTGACCTCGGACGGTGAGAAAGAAGCAGTAGACATTTATAATAAAGCTATGTCACAATTGCCTAACTTTGATTGTGATATAGAGGTGGCGGAGCTCTTTGATCTTACAGGTGATGAAATAAGTCGTTTAGAGTCTATGGTAGGAAAAGAAGTAACTGGAGCAGATGCTGATTTTATCGCAGATTTCTTTGTAGACGGTAGTCGTGTAGATTCTCTACAAAATAATTTTAACGAAGTAGATACCTTACATGAATTTGTTTACGTTAATGGAAATAAAACAACTACTACTGTAAATTCTACTAGTTCTAATAAACCTAGTGTAGATTCATTAGGCCGGTTTGACCACACGCCTCGATTTAAAAGCTTACTTGCTCAAATAGACGCCGATAAACTCGCTACATACGAAGTAAGAAATTTAGGAACAAGGCTTCTTTATATAATTATAACGTCTGTAGATTTTGGCTACCGCACAAGTGTACGTATAATAGGACCATTTCGCCAAGATGGTAAAGAGTATACTTTACAATTAGGCTTGAACTCTGCTAACCATGGCGATCATCACAATTTAAGCTGGAAAGAATTGCTAGATTATCTTATAGATGAGTCAATCATAGAAAACACTAATCTGTGCAACTAATGTATAATATGTTTAGGTGACCTATTAAAATAGGTCACCTTTTATTGTATAATATAGTATATAAAAATATCTAAAAGAGGAAATGATACAATGAAAAGTTTAGCTGTAAAATATCGTCCTACTACTTTTGAAACTGTTGCTGGACAAAATGTAACTACAAGAATTCTTAATAAAGTACTTGAAAAACAGGCTTTTAAAAATGCTTATCTTTTTGCAGGCCCTTCCGGCTGCGGTAAGACCACTTGTGCTCGTATCTTTGCAAATGCTATTAATGGTGGCATTGGTGAGCCTGTAGAAATTGACGGCGCATCTAACAACGGAGTTGACCAGGTTAGGGCTATCGTTGAGTCGGCTAATCAGAGAAGCCTTGTAGGTAATTATAAGATTTATATTATTGACGAGTGTCATATGATTACTTCCGCTGGTTGGAATGCTTTCTTGAAGGGACTTGAAGATTGCCCTGAATATACTATCTTTATTTTCTGCACTACGGAGCCTAATAAGATTCCTGTGACTATTCAGAACAGAATGCAGCGTTTTAATATTGCTAAGATTGGCGCCCAGGAAATTAAAAATAGACTCTTTTATGTTTGCCAGCAGGAAGGCTTCATTAACTATGAAGATACCTGTGAACTTATCAGTAAACTTTGTGATGGCTGCATGAGAGAAGCACTTACAATGCTTGACCAGTGTGCTGACCTGTCTAATGATCTCAGTCTTGAAAATACTAAGGCTGTTCTCGGTGAGGCACCTTTTGAAAGAATGCTTAAGTTGACTAATTGTTTGATTGGTCATAATGAGCAGTTTACTCTTGTAGCTATTGAAACGCTCGCCCAAGAAGGTAAGGACCTTAAGCAGTTTGTAAATGAGTATCTTAGCTTTACTCTTGAGCTTACTAAATATATCTTGTTCCAAAATATCGGCGCAACAAATATTCCTGCGTATCTTGAGAATTCTGCTGATCTTATGATTAGCGTAAAAGCTACTACTAGTTTTGAAAATTCACTTGGTTGGTTTAATAATCTTGCTAATAAGCTTCTTGAAGTTAAGAATGCTATTAAGTATGATACTTCGGTAAAGGCGGTTGTAGAAGCATATTTCTTGCAGATTTGCAGATCAGTTTAAGCTTGGAGGGCCATTATGAATATTATTGGACAAACTAAACTACTCTCTAAAATAAATGCAATGGAGTACCTGCCTAAAACTTTAATGTTTCTCGGGCCTGCAGGATGCGGCAAGCATACAATCGCTAAGTACGTAGCAGAAGAGTTTAACCTAGACTTTGTAGAAATCGAAGAGTCTGTATCTGCTCAGGACCTTGAAGATTATATACATAAAACTATTGATACTCTTTATCTTATTAACTTAAATAAGTTTACTGAAAAGCAGCAGAATCAGTTTTTGAAGTTTATTGAAGAGCCTTCGAAGTCTGTTTATATTATTTTGATTGCGAACTCTGAGGCAGGCATTCTTAATACAATTCTCAACAGAAGTATCAAATATCATCTTGAGCCTTATACAAAAGAGCAGATTGAGCAGATTACCAATACTTCTGTTAATGACCTTGCTTTTAAGATTTTTCAGACGCCTGGCAAACTTCTTAATTTAACAGAGCAGAGCTTTAACGATGTTATGGGCTTAGCAAATACGGTAGTGCACAGCATTAATAGAGCAACATATCCAAATGCTCTTGTAGTTTCTACAAAAATCAATTACAAAGATCTGTATAATAAAATAGACTTTGACCTGTTTTTTGACGCAGTTGAGTATCTTGCCTTAGAGGACTATATAAGTAATAAAACTGAGCAGAGCTTAACAGTATTTAAAACAACAAATCAGTTTAAGCAGTATGCCACACAGCAAAATCTTATTAAAGAAATTTTGATGATAAATTATCTTACTACACTTTGGGAGGCCGTACAATGACTTTAATTGATCTTAAAAAATTTATTACTGACAAAATTGTACCGTCAGACTTTATGATTTTTGTTAGTAAGGATTGCCCGTTCCTGGCTTCTCAATATGTAAAAGCTCTCGGAGATTTGTCTATAAGCGGCATTAATAAAATAAACAGTATCTATGAGCCCCAGCAGTCATCTATCATGCTTCTTACTAATACTGAAGGTGCTCTTAACGTTTTATATACTGATACTTTTGACGAGCGCTCGGAAGATTACAGTCAGTTTGAAAATACTATCGTAGTATGTGAGCAAGTATCAAAAGATATTGCTAAAAACGTAGAAAATTATGTTATTAAGTTTCCTAAGCTTACTGACTGGCAGATTTGCGATTATGCTAAAACTCTTTGTCCTCATGTGGAAGAAAGTGAGCTTATGTGGCTTGTTCAGGCGTCTGATAACAGTATTGAGAGAGTTTTAAATGAGCTTGATAAAGTAGCTTTGTTTGGTAAAAACGAGCAAAAAGAGGTACTTGCTGCTATCAGATTTGACCCGCAGACAGACTTGTATAAAGTTGACTTATTTGATATTGTCAATGCTTTAGTTGAAGGCGATATGCTGACTCTTAACGATTTTATGAAGCATAACGGCTGTGACCTTCACGAGCCAGTTGTTTTAGTAAATAGAGCCTTTAACAGCTTGAAAAATATCGTTTTGATTTCTCAAAATGCAAACTTGACAGCTGAGGAGTGCGGAGTATCTGCTGGGCAGTTTAAGTTTATCAAATATAAGTATAAGAGCCTTAACGTAGCAGCAGCAAAGCAGAAGCTTAAGTTTCTTACTAACTTTGATTTGATGCTCAAAACGTCACAACTTGAGCTTAATAAACGTGACATGATGACATATATCATCAATAATATGTATTATAAAATAACTAACTAAGGAGGACCTATGGAAGAAACAGAACAGAAAGCTTTAGATAGGTTTTCCTATTCAAAAATAAGTACTTATAAACAGTGTGCTTTTAAGTACTTAGTAAAATATAAAGAGAAGAACTTTATTGATAGTTCGTCGATCGCTACGGAGTTTGGTACACTTGTTCATGAAACAGAAGAGCAAATAGCACTCGCGCTTCAAAATGAACTGCCAATAAATTATATTGCGCTTAAAAATAATTTTATTATTGAGAGTAGAAAACTGGCTTTAAAATATCCAAATGATTTTGGCAAGCCAGACAAATCTGGAAGAACCTACAGAGAAAAGGTATATCTTTATTTAGACTCAGCAATTTATCGACTTGAAAAATTCATGAAGGCTAATCAGAACTTAGTAATTATCGGTATTGAGCAAAAGTTTGAATACGACTATGATGGTGTGCACTCTTTTAATGGTTCAATTGACCGAGCGTTTTTAAATACTGCGACAGGTGAAATTTTAATTCAAGATATTAAAACTTGGAGTGTACCTGCACAAAACAGTGAACTTAAAGCGCCTTTGCAGTTTGCTGTTTATATGATGGCCGCACAGCAGCTTTGGGACACACCTTTTGATAAAATTAAGTGTGAATATGACCTTCCTTTATGTAATATCGTTCAGCCTGCACTTTCTGATAATATTGTAGAAGAAGGTAAAGAAGTTTTAGATAAGCTCTTTAACGGCATCCAGAAAGAAAACTTTAGACCAACTGTGTCAGCCCTTTGTCATTGGTGCGAGTATAATCCTCTAACTAATCCAAGTATTCTAGACACCAAGCCAGAGGCAGTTTGTCCTTATTTTAGTACTTGGCAAAAATCTGGCGATAATGTACGAGATACACTAATGACGTGGCAAGGGCTTGAGTCTGTTGCAATAGATAGACAATTTTGTATTAGCCAATTAAAACAGCAGGGTTTACAAAATTCTGCCAGTTAATACTGTATATTATTATATATAGAAAAGTAAGGAGAATCTAATGAACTGTCAAGTTGATGTTATTATTATTGGTGATAGTAAAGTAGGCCATGAAATTTTAGATAAAGTTGCTTCAAGCAAGCCAACTATCAAAATTATATTTGTTAGTGATATTTTTAAAAGCTATACTACCCATGACTATATTAACGTTGAGTATATAAAAGGTAAAGTAGTATTTACTGACTACAAAAATAGATTATTCGGAGTTTATCTGAAAGATGGGTCAAGACTTTACAGCACTCATTTGGTTATAGCTTCCGGTGTTGCTTATGCGCCATTTACTGTAGGTACTAGGGTTATTCCACAAGTATTTAATAATGTTGATGATATTCCGAAGGTCTCAAAAAATCAGCCTGCTGTAGTAATCTGTAATCAAAATTCTGAAGTTAAGTTTGCTATTGACGTAGCCAAAAAGTATAAGCAGGTGTATCTATGTACGAAAGATATTACTATCAATAATATTACAGAGGCAAATCTTAAAAAACTTGCAGGCACAGAAAATCTTGTGGTACTGCCAAACACTTCAGTTATAAAGGTAATAATTAAAGAAAATATGCTACAAAAAGTAGAGTTAGATAATTATTCTACATTAAACTGCTCTGCAATCTTTGTAAAAACAGCAGCTACACCTGATGTCGATTTTATTACTGAAAAACTAATAAAACGTGATGAGTTTGGCTATCTCATCACTTCTCATGCGGCTGAGTCCACTCTCGTGCCAAAATGTTTTGCTGTAGGAAACTGTGCTCAAAAGTGCACTAAAACCATGATGCAGGAACTCGTAGAAACTATTTTAAAAGATTTTTAAACGGAGGATTTTATGCTTACACTTGAACAAAAGAATAATAATGAAATTAAATTTATGGAGTTGCTCTCTAAGCTTAATATCGATTTAACGGAAATCACAAAACTGCTCGATCAGATCGATTACTTTAATAAGCCTGCAACTACCCAGTATATTGGTGCTTATCCAGGCGGGCTCTGTGAGTACGCTTTACGATTTGCTAATGAGCTTGGCCTACTGTGTAATGCATATTTTCCAGGTAGATATTCAGCGGAAGATATTATCAAGGTAGCCTTATTCAAGGATATTTATAAAGCAACTATGTATGAGGCTTATATGAAAAACGTTAAGGATGACACTACAGGTCAGTGGGCTACAGTACCGGCTTACAAGACTAAAGAAGACTTCAACCGCCCAGTTTATGGAGACCTTGGCTTCAGCTCATATATGCAAATTAAGGACCTTGTGCCTCTTACTACTGAGCAGGTCGAAGCTATCGTATACTCACGTATTTCTGATTTTGCGCCCGATATCCACGCGGTGTTTAGAAATTATCCGTTAGTAACTCTTACTAGAATGGCTGAAATGGCAGCTTTGTATATTAATTAAAAATAAGCGGCTTTAAACGGCCGCTTTTTCTATATATTTTATTGTATAATATAAAGTATAGTAAAAAAGTTTGTAAAGGAAATTGTGGAATGAAAATTTTACTTTTTACTGACTTGCACATGTGCCCGAGAGCAAGTATCATAAATAAATGGGGCACGAAATACCCAAGTAGACTTGAAAACTGTATTGAGTCTGTGAACTGGCTTGAAAGAAAGGCGGAAGAGCTCGGCTGTGATTATATTATTAGCCTTGGAGACTTCTTTGATAAGCCTGATTTAACGAGTGAGACTATTACTGCTTGTCAGGATATTCAGTGGTCTTGGCTACAGCATTATCATCTTGTTGGTAACCATGATGCATCTAATAGCAGTTTAACTTTTAACTCAGCAAATTGTCTAAGCAATGATAATCATAGAGTAATTACTGAGCCTCTGATGTTGCAGGCAGGAGACTGTGATCTATGCTTTCTACCATATGTAACTGAGTGCGATAGAAAGCCTTTGAATGAGTATTTCACAGAGCACACTTTTAATCCGCATCGAATTATTTTTTCTCATAATGACATCAGTGGTATTCAGCTTGGTCCTGTTGTTTCTAAAACTGGCTTTAGTATTGAGGAAATTGAGGCAAATTGCGATCTTTTCTTAAATGGTCATTTACACAACGGACAAGCGTTATCACCGAAAGTTATTAACTTAGGTAATCTAACTGGTAAAGATTTTGGTGAAGATGCTATGAAGTATAGACACAATATTGCCATTCTTGACACAGAAACTTTGCAACTGGAGTACATAGAAAATCCTTATGCCTATAATTTTTATAAGATACAAATTGACTGTGAAAGCGATATTTTGTGTCTAGATGGTTTAAAAAATAACTCTGTTGTATCTATTAAGTGTGAGCAGGCGCTTGTTGAACAGACTAAGAATAAAATTAGTACGCTCAATAATATTACTGAGTCTAGAATAATCTTAACTAAACGTCAAGTAGCTAGTGAATCAGAAGTAACTGAGCTTGACCTTACTGTAGATCACCTCGCCAGATTTATTGAGTGTTGCAAAGCAACTATTGAGAATTCTACTTTGTTAGACGAAGAACTCGGTGAAATTTGCAAGTAAATACAAAGTCAGTATTTATTTAAAATATCGTATAATATATTAAGGAGTTACTTAGACTAACATGAAAAATAGGCAATTAAATAACCTAAACAAAGCTTATAATAAAAGATTTAATAACTTAAAGAAGCTTTTGATTAAGGTGCCGCAGGCTAGCATTATTTTGTTTGTGGAACATTTAAAGTATATAAGAGATATTTGTATTATTTCTAACTTAAATATTTCAGAAAACGCTTCATTAGCTGCTCTTATGGTTGCTATTGATGAATTTGAGGCGTATCAGGTTTGTGAAGATAACAAACTGAAAGAATTTCATTGGAAAAACTTCTGCGAGTTTTTAAAACTAAACATGGAGGAATGGCTAGTATTAAATGATCCAATTTAAAAAAGTAGTAATACACAATTTTGGTAGCTACGGGCATGTAGAGCTTGAGCTTCAAAATCGTGGGTTTTGTTTAGTTTCTGGACAAAACAATTTTATAAAAGACAATGCTCTATCAAATGGTTCAGGAAAGAGCTTCTTATGGAGTGCAATCTGTTATGCTTTAACTGGTGAAACTATTAATGGTATTAAAACAAATCTTAAAAACATTCACACAGATGAACCTGACTGCTATATTCAGCTAGAATTTTTATATAATAAAGATTTGTATAATTTGCTTAGAACGCTAGCACCAAAGTCAGATTTAAAAATTTTTAAGAATGATATTGACCTTAGTGGTAAGGGTATAAGAGAGTCAGAGAAAAAGCTGTCAGAGCTTTTGCCAGAGCTTTCAAAAGATCTTATTGCCTCTACAATCATTATTGGACAGGGTATGCCAAATAAGTTTTCCTCTTTTAGTCCGTCTGGACGAAAGGACTTGCTTGAAAGACTTACTAAATCTGATTTTATGATTGATGACCTTAAGACTCGTATCGCCGCCAGACAGCAAGAATTAAGTGATAAGATACGAGAGTTTGAAGATAGCCTGCTAGCAAATAGAACACAGTTAAATAGCTACACAACAAACATCGATAGACTAAAAACTACTTTAGAAAATCAACATCGTCCTGATTTTGATTTATTGCTTGCTTGCCATGATGTAAAGATAGCACAAGCAGAACAACAGAAGGCACAGCTTGATGTCTTGATTGCTTCAGCAGAGGCAGAACTTGAAGTTCTGAATACCAGACTTCTTGAGCTTACCAATGAAAAGGCCAAGGTAAGCAATGAAGAGCTTGCTGCTTATACTGCTTCTAGTACTGCCCTTACTACAAACAAAGCTAGACTTGAATTTGATATTAAGGCAATGCAAAAAGAAATTAAAAAGCTTCAGTCTATCATTGATACTTGTCCTACTTGTGGTCAGCACATTCCAAATGTACAAAAGCCAGATACTGGCTACATGGAAAGAGACTTGGAGAAACTTTATAAAGCACTTGATGATTTGAATACAGAAGTCAGTCAGTGTGAAGCAAAACACTCTGAGTATAAAACACAAATTGAAAATGCTTTTAAGGACGAGTTTGAGTCTTTGAATAAAACTATTGCATCAGAAAAGGCCGTGCTACAAAAAGCACGAACTGACTACGCAAGCTGTATAGCGGCTCTCGAGCTTGAGCGAAATAACTATAATAAACTTGTTTATGATAAACAAAACTGGGATAGCTACGTTAAAAGACAGCAGGATGAAATTAGCTGTCTTGAGGCCGAAATTGCAAGGTTGACTAATATTATTTCACTCACAAGCTTATCAAAAGAAGACTTAGATCAGCGCCTCTTAATTGTTAAGAAAATGGACCAGCTGACCAAACGAGATTTTCGTGGGTATTTACTTACAAATATTATTAACTATATTGATAATAAAGCAAAAGATTACTGTGCAACAGTTTTTGGTACACGAGAGCTTGTGCTTGAAATAAATGGCAATGCCCTTGATATTACATATTGTGGTAAATCATTTGATGGCCTGTCCGGCGGCGAAAAACAGAGAGTTGACCTAATCTTGCAGCTTGCTATAAGAGATCTTTTAAACTCCTATCTCGGACTAAGCGCAAATATTCTTGTACTCGATGAGATAACAGACTTCCTGGATAAGAAAAGTTGTCAAGCAGTAATGCAACTTCTTGAGAAAGAACTACAAACTGTCGAGTCAGTCTTTATTATTTCTCATCATGTTGATGAGCTGGAAATTCCAGTAGACTCGGAAATTAAAGTAATAAAAAATGAGCACGGCATCAGTGAACTGTGCTAAAGTGAGGTATTATAAATGTTATGGAAAAAACCCAGTGGCATGAAGTTCACCGATATGTGTATCTTTATCGATGAAAACGTGCCGAAGATCGTTAACCCAGGAGAGCACCCAGAGCTAGAAAATACAATCTATAATTATTTGTGGCTGCTAGTTAAAGCTCTTGCAATTAAAAAGTGTATGTTCAAAGACTTCCAAGATTATGATATGTATGCTTTTTACTCAGCAAATCGATTATATCTAGCACTAAGAAAAAATCAACTAAATCAAGGTAAAACTATTAAAGGTAAACTAATTCGACCGATTAAATCTTGCTTAAATTATACTAAGGCACTGCTCTACCCCATGAAGATTGAGTACCAGCGAGAAAGCTTTAGAGAGATTATTGAAGAAGAGTTTGTATCCACTAAGTTTGATGCTATCGCATACAAAGAACAGCTAAAGAGTCAAGCAAGAGCTGACTCAGGTGTAACAGACCAATTTAAAGAATACGTTACTACAGCTTTAAAGCATAGTGATGCAATCTTGGAAGAAGTTTTACAGAAGTCACCTTTTAATAGTACTACTCCTGAGTATCAAAATTTAAAGATCTCTATTTTACTTACAAGTCTACAGGTGCTAAAAAACAAGAAAAAGCTAAATGCAACACCTCAGAGTGTTATTTTATGGCATTTACCTAAGAGCATGTCAAGTTATACTAAAGTGCTTTTAAAAGAATTTTTTACAGCACTTAAGCTTGAAATTATCGATTGTTATAAAGAAGCAGACTTAAGTGATGATGTCTTAGAAAATATCTTAACAACCACTACGGAGGATTGGCATCTTAATGAAGACTAATATTAAAAAGAATTTAAATAACCTACATCTGTCGGATATCTATTCTTTAATGCTGTTTATTCTGTTTAAGGTACAAGAAATACCTGAATATGCTGTTACTAGTGAATTATGTTATCTACTTGATGGCGCAAATATGACACGCCTGCTAACTTACTTTGCAGGTAGAACGGTCACATTTCCTACGGAATCGGAAATGACTATAGTAACAAACGCGTTGTTAATGTATCAGTACATAAATATTGACGGAGAAACCTTTACTGCGGCCCAAAATAAACTTGGTAAGCTTACCAATAAAGAAAAAGATGAAGTAACTGAGCTATATGTAAAGTTAATTCCTATAATGAAACAATATAATATTGATAGGAGTCAAATTCAAAAAAGCTAATGGCAAAATTTGATAGAAATGCACGAACGTTTGAGACTAGAGTTAATTTTATCCACGATATTTTTGCAAATAAGCATACGCCAACAGAAATAATGGCACACAGCATTAAATATAAACTAGATAAATCCTATGAGATTTATTTATCAGATATTTTAAAAAGTATCTGGAACCTAAATGGGCAAGACCCAATGAAAATCCTAAAGCGTATTGATAGCAACTGAAAGGAATAAAGTTATGTCAACACAAATAAATATTGTAAGTGATGTAGGAACACTACTTAAAATTCCTACTAAAGTTACTACCGAGTTAACTGATAAAGCCTGTTTGTGTATCGGTAGTGCAATTAATGAAGCAAAGCGCAATGGAGAAGAGTGCTTGACTATTGGCATTGGAATCGGCACACTTAGCATTAACTTGATCGATATGCAGTGTAAGTTTGTACCTGGAAAAAACCTTAAAACTGCAATTAAATCTGCTGTGACTAACCAGACTGACCCGCTTGAGATTATGCTGGAGCAGGCCTTTGCGGATAGACTTCTCGCAATCTGTGATGAGGTGATTTAATATGTCAAATGACTACCCAGTAGAAACCAATGATACTGAAACTGGTATTGTACCAGTTAGTTCTAGGGTTAAACTTAATGAGGAGTCTATGGCATTAATTGAACAGATTGTTTCTGAAACTGATGAGCAGCGAGCTAGAGACCTAACACAGCTATTTAATGCAAACCAGAATAAAAAAACTATGGTAAGAGTTAACAAGCTGAGTGACCTGCTAGATACGATCACAGACCAGGCAGTTACAAGATTTACTACCAGGCCGGATGAAATTTCAAATAAAGAACTTTTCGACGGTCTAAAGATAGTGCAAGATCTTATTGAACGCGGTCAAAAACAGGTTTCTGGCTCCGGAGAAACTCCTCTAATTCAAGTAAATCAGCAGACCAACGAAGTCAATATTGGTGGTGCTGGAAATAACTTAAATAGAGACTCAAGAGAACGTGTTAAGTCTGCTGTAATGAGTCTATTAAGTAGCATATCTAATGCATCAACTGCTGAAGCACAACCTGCTGAGTACACTGAAGTTGAAGCAGAAGAAATAATAAGTGAGGAAACAGACGATGAATAATCCGTTAAAAAATATTTTAGCCAGACTTGGCATCGAAGAAACCGGCAAGTATGATAATCGCTTTTATATTATTAATATCGAAAATAGTGATGAGTATGCAAAAATGTACACCAAGCTAAGTAAGAATGCAATTAACACTGAATTTCCTACTTTTGGTACAAATACTAGCAACTCTACCGTAAAAGTTACGAATTATTTTGAGCTCGAAGAAGATAATGAAAAGTATACTCTTTTCTTGATTGCTGACTTCGATAATGATAAATATTATTTAAAAATCGGAGGTTTTACCAACTAATGATTTTTGAATACTCCGCACAAAGAACTTTTAACGATTCAATTGATGTAGTAGATATTGGTAATACTGCATTGAGATGCACAAATGTAAAACTCGATGACTATTACATTATCCTAAGAACAATTATGGGCAAAACTTCTATTATTAAGTTTGGCCCGGTCTGTCCAGATATCGAAGTACTTATAAATGACTTTTCAGTTACCTATAAAAAAATGGACTATAAAGAAGCAGGTATTTGTAAAGAAATTGACAAGTTTATAAACGACTTCAGAAAAGAAATTAATTCAATAGAAGAAATCACCGAATACGAAGCATGGCAAGCTTTTCCAGCTGTGCAACAGTACTTTGAAAATGCTTAAGAGGTATTTATGGCACTAAAAGATGTAAAGAATTATTTTTATACGATGCTTTGTCAGTATATTGAAGAAAAACAGAATTTAGCTGACTTCGAAGAAGCACTAAAAGAAGGGCATATTACTGAAGACCAAATGCAAGAAGCTATAGAGATTGTCGCAGGGCTAGAAGAAAATTATCATAGGCTTGTTTACATTATGTATCTTCTAAATATGCCTAACCGTAAATCTAAAAAAGAAGCTTATGTAAAACAGCACAAAGAAATTCTTGATGAACTAACAAGACTTGGTGCAGATATTGACTCAGTTAAAGCAGAAAACTCAGACATGCTTATCCACTTTAAAGCAGCTCTTGAGTCTCTTAAAAACAAAAGCGAGCACTAAGCTCGCTTTTTTCGGCTATTAAGTTATTAATTTATTAATTTAATAGATTTAAAATTATTAAAATTGGCTAAATTTAATGTATAATATATTGTATATTTAGATTTATAAGGAGATATTTAAATGGAAACAATTATTACTGATGCTGAAGTACTTAGCACACCAGTAGAACCTTTAACATTTTTAACAGAAGAAGGTCCTAAAACTGAGGAAGGCACTGAGATTATCAGCAAGATCAAAGAAGTTCTTAATGCGAATCCAGATCTTATTGCACTTTCTGCTCCTCAGATTGGTATTAATAAGCGTATCTTTTGTTTAAGATTTAATGACCAGATTAAGACTTTTATTAACCCTATTATCACGAAAAAGAAGGGCCTCAACATTGTTATCGAAACCTGTGCATCAATGCCTGGCAAAGAGATTGTAATCGGTAGACCTGAAGAAATTACTGTTGTTTATTACAATGATGATTTTAAGTACGAAGATAACAAGCTTATAGGCATTGCGGCAAGCATGTTTGATCAACAGGCTCAAATTATTGACGGAGTTCTTCCTAGTGCGCTTGGCCTTGTTTCTGACATTGAAGAAGATGGCAAGATCGAAGAGTCAGACCTTGCTGAGATTATTCCTTTCTACAAAGATACCTTCTTACCTGCGCGTATCGAAAGTTTAAAGACTGTTATCGAATCAGACGATGTTGCTGCTAAGCAGTTTAGAAATCTCAAGTTTACTGAAAATGTTATCAATGGTCGTATTACAGTAGTAGAGTCTGAGCACGAGACAGACCGACATGCAAAGGCAAATAAGGCAGCTAACAAAGCTATTGCGACGGCAGGTGCCTCTGAAAAGGCCAGACAAAGAGCCGAGTTTAAAAACTTTGTGTCAAAAGTACACAAAAAGTCTCATAAGTGAGGAATAAAATAATGGCAAAGAAGATGATAAGCTTAGAAATATCTGACGAATTACGAGAAGAGCTTAGATTAGAAGCTTTCAAACGTTCAGTTAGTATTTCTGCTGTTATTAGACAACTCTTAGAAGAAAGTTTACATAAGGAGAGATCTAATGAGCAGCAAAGTGAAAACAAACAATGAAAGGATACTTGTAATAGTCGAATCGCCTAATAAGGTAAAAACTATCTCAGGAATACTGAAAAAGGCTGGTTATGCAAAAGCAGTAGTAATGGCCTCTGTCGGTCACATTATGAAACTTGGCGATGGTGGACCTGCTTATAATTCAGGCATATATCCAAAGCAAAAATTTAGAATGAATCTGGCTATTGCTGATGATAAGCAAAAAGTAGTAGCAGATATTATCGCACAGGCAAAAATTGCAGATAAAATTTATATTGGAACCGACCAAGATAGAGAAGGCTTTGTAATTGGGTGGAGCTTAATTAAATTTTGTGAACTGCCTGTTGACAAGTGCTTTAGGATCGTTATGCATGAAATAACACCTAAAGCAGTTGTATATGCATTAGAAAATCCTGTACCTTTTGATGATAATATCGTAAATGCTGGGCTAACCAGAATGATGATAGATAAACTTATTGGCTACGGTCTTAGTCCTTTAGCGAAAAAGTATCTTGGTGCTAAGTCAGTTGGGCGGTGTCAGTCCGTTGGACTTAAACTTGTTTCAGACAGAGAAAAAGAAATTATGGATTTTGTACCAGAAATGTATTTTAATCTATATTTAAACTTTATAAAAAATGGTACAGCTTTTAAAGCAAAATATGCTGGGTATAATGACGAGGTTATTGATAAATTTTCAAGGCAAGCTGACGTTGATGCGGTTATAAACAACTGCAAAGGTGGTGCTTATATAATTGAAGATACCAAAGTGGTTAAGCACCAAGAGTCTCCAAAACCGCCGTTTTGTACTGCTACTTTTCAACAGGAGGCAGCGAATAAGCTCGGTCTTAAAGTAAAAGATGCTATGAGCTGTGCGCAAAAACTCTTTGAAGGAATTAGTCTAGCTGGCGAACACATTGGTTTGATTACGTATATGCGTACAGACTCTACGGAATTTGCACAAGAATTTATTCCAGAACTAAAAACTTTTATAGAAAATACTTACGGCGCAGCCAGTTATGTAGGGCCAAGAAAGTCTAAACAAAAAGAAACAGACCAAGATGGGCACGAAGCCCTTAGAGTCACAAACCCGAATCTGACTCCAGATATTGTAGAGGCTACCACTGGCAATGAACTACTTGCAAAAGTTTATAGGCTAATATGGCAACGTACTGTTGCTTCAGCAATGCCAAATGCAGTTATTTCAGAAACAATTTATATAATTAATAATAACGGGCATAAATTTACGCTTAGCTCAAAAGAGCTTTTAAGTGCTGGTTATAAAGCAGTATATGAATACGATGATACTTCTGACATAGCTTCTACGCCTATATTTACCGTTGGCGAAACCTTGGAAGATGCTGAGCTTGAGGCAGCTAAAAAATTTACACAACCTAAGCCTAGGTATACAGAGGCAAGTTTAGTTAAAGAGCTTCAGAATAGAAGTATCGGCCGACCATCTACTTATGTAACAATAGTAGAAACAATTTTAAGCCCAACAAGAGGTTACGCAAAGTTGGAAGAAAAGCACATTGTTCCTACTGATCGTGGTATGCAATTAGCTGACTACTGTAATAGGTCATTCCCTACTTTAATAAATTTAAATTATACTAAAGAAATGGAAGAAAGCCTTGATAAAATTGCCGGCGGTAAAATTCTTTGGCTTGACTTTATGGAAAATTTCTATAAAAATTTACAAGATATTATTGGAGCCACTAATGAAACCGGTATTGCTCCAGAGATGCCAGAGAAAGAGTGCCCAAATTGCGGCAAACCTATGGTAGTTAGAAGAAGCAGATTTGGAAAACTATTCTATGGTTGCTCTGCCTACCCTAAATGCAGAGGAATTATCAGTATTGATTAGTAATTAATTGCTAAATTAATTGATAATTTAATAATTACAAAAATAAATAAAGGAGAGTTATTATGGCTCGTATTTTTACTACACCTGAGTCAGAGCAGAAAGCAAAACTTGTAATGCATGACTTGACTCTGGCAGGTGGAATTAGAACAAGTAACCAAAGAAGCGGCGGTTCTACTAATTTCTCAAGCAGCTTTATTGGTGCAGCACAGCAAATTTGTACAGAGCTTGTTGAACGTGAGTTTAAAGATGTTGATGCAGCTATTAAAAATGTCTCGTATTATGGCTTTGAGCCTATGAATGGAGGACGTTACTTCCGCTATAAGCCTGAAGCTATCGCTAAAGCTGTGGTTTATATGGCAGAATGTGTTGGCTTGTATTGGGATGATACTATTAGAACTCCTTATGAGATAACAGAATTTAAGAAAACACTTTTAGGTGAAGCTGTTTATAAGTATGGCAGATATATTTCAGCGCTTTCTGGTAAGACTGCACAGAGCTCTGCCACAGCTTCTACTGGTGGTGCTCAGGTTGCACCTTCTGCGCCTCAAAATAATTATAAGCAGTCTGGTCCTCAGTCCGGTAATGTTAGAGACCTACAAGGTAATCCAGGTGATAAGGTGACCGCAGATACTAGCCTTATTTATAAAATTATTGCTGATAAGGTAGGTAAAAACACTCCTAATGTGTTTATTAAGCCTCTAAGTTCTTCTGGTGCAACCGGAAATACTAATAAGATTTTTATCAGTAGCGGTAACGGTTATACAGACTGTACATGCTATTTTGATGACCCTAATGAGGCTCAGACTTTCTTAGATAAGATTGTAGCAGCTAACCGTGTGCCTGCTAATATTAATAATCTACGTGTCGTTAAAATGAAGGCAGACCCAAATGGCTATTTCCTTGTTGGTACTGAATTTGGTGTAGTAGCCGTTAGTGCTAAAACCTTAAATGAAGCACTTAATGAAGGTGTTACTGAAGACCTTTCTGGCGGCTGGAAAAAGGCTACAGAAGGCTGTAGCAAGGAAGAACTAGATGAGCTGCACACTTGGATGCGCAAAGATTAATAGGAGGATAACAATGAAAATTAATAAAATTATAACTGAAAGTATTTTAGATACAGAGCTTGTAGAAGAAGTTATTACTGAGGCTGAAGATACAGCCGCTGAAGCTTCTGCGGACGAGCTAGTTATCGATAATGTTGTAAATGCGCCTGTAGATGAAATCGCTGACGCAGTTAAGGCTGCTGCTGAAGAAGCTTCTGATGGCGAGGAAACTTACTCCGATGCTAAAGCAGAAAAAGTAGCAAATGAAATCAAGACTTATGCTAAAGGCTTTGATACTGCTACTTGGGCACCTCTTGATGTAAGAAGTGCTCTTACTGATGCGCTTGATGACTGCCTTGCGGCTTCATTCGAGTCTAAAGCTATTGGTACTCATGATGGTACTGACATTCTAATTTCAGGACTTCCTGGTTCCGGTAAAACCGGTATCACAAAGCAGTGGGCAAGGGATAGAGGTGTAAATCTATTCTACCTCAATGCTAAAAACGATGACCTCGGCGCTATCCTTAACGGTTTCCCTGTTGATACAACAGAAACAACAGATGATGGCAGAAGTGTACATACAGTAGCTAGATCTTATTCTAACTCACTTGATGCGCTAGACAAAGAAAGATCTGTACTATTCCTTGATGAATTTAACAGAGCTCCTGCTAAGCTTCGTGCCGTACTTCTTTCACTAATTAATGAGCACGTAATTGACGGTAATGGTCCTGATGGTTATAGACACTTTGATAACCTGCTCTTTACTGTAGCTTGTATTAACCCTGCAGTTCCCACAGACCCTGGCGCAATGGAGCTTAATGACGCTGAAATGTCTCGTTTTGTAGACACTATGGATTGGGACTCTACTCCTGAGGAAGCAATTAAATATATTAACTGGTACATTCCTGAAAAAGTTATTAAGAGCATTCCTCATGACGAGAATTACAATGCTCTTTACATTAGAGCTAAGAAGAGATTAAATTTAGCTAACGCATTGCTTGCAGACTATCGTTTTGAGTTTGACTCACGCGATGACTTACTTGACTTGTTTCAGACAAAATCAAAGATGTTAAACCAGCGCTCAATTACCGACGCTATTATGAAACATGGTCATGATAAAAATAAATTCCTTGCTTGGGTAGACCAAAAGTCTAAATTCCTAGATAAGGATAAAGAAATAATCCATGAGATCCTTGATTCTTGGGTTGAGCCTGACGTTATTATGCCAGGTGCCGGAGATAACAATGAAGAGCCTGCCCCAACAACTTCAAGCGCTAAGAGTACTACTTCAGATAGTGATGATTTTGATAGTGTATTCGGTGCTGGCGGTGATGAGACTGATACTGACCTCTTCGGTTCAACTGCATCTGCGGCAGGTGCTGCTGCAAAGGTTAGCTCAGCTGACGCACTAAACCGTATTAAGAGTTTCGACTTCTCACTTTAATTCTAGTATAAAGGAGATTTATACTATGCATATAAATAGAGCATTACTTGAATCTTCTGATATTACTAAGCACTTTATGACTGGCAGAGAGAGACAGGTCAAAAAAGCTCTCTGCCAGCTTTTAATAGATAAAGGGCATAGAAAATATGCAGAACGATTCTGGAAACTAGATTTCAATATCATAGACTCTAAGAAGCATCCTGATTTTACTGCTGCAATTTCTTTTGATGATGCGACTGTTTTTATTAGCGATGGCTTTCTTGGTAGTGGCGAAGGTATTTTTAATCAGTTAGATGTATTAATGCGCCACGAAATGGCTCATAATTTAATGATGCATCAGATTAGAATGATGTATGTGTTTAAAAAACTTCATGCACATGACCCGGACGAAGCTTATGAACATATTAAATATAGTAGTACACTTCATAACCTTTTAAACATTATTGAAGACTTTGAAATCTCCAATAAACGTTATAGTGCTACTGATAAGCAGATTGTACGTAACATGATGCTAAATGGTGAAATAATTGGCGGTTTAGTAACTGAGGATCATAGAGGCTGGGATAAGATGTCTCTTGAGCAAATGTATGAAGAGCTTTCTAAGGAAATAATTAGAATAAACAGCGCAATCAGAAGTGACCCTTATTGGCGGCCAAACACAAGAACTCATAATGGCAGAGTTGCTGTAGACAACATTGAGTATAGTACTGCCAAAGCAGCAAGCCTATATCAGAACATAATGAAGCCTTCCGGTATAAAGGCGCCTATTGACGTATTTATGAAGTCTAAAACTTATAAAAAATGGCCAGAAGTTTTCCAAAAGCTTGTACAGCGGCTATATGACGAATTTAAAGATTTTACTTCTGATGCTGATAAGCAGCGCCTACTTGACCTTATTGATGATATAGCAGTATCGGCACCACAGCAAGCATGCGATGTTTTAAATCCTCTTACGGGCGAAGTAGTTTGTATTTTATATACACCAGAAGATAAACTAATTGCTACGGATGTTTTAAAAAATCTTGGTGGTAATATTAATTATAATCCATTAAAATTTAATGTTAAGCGTCAAGTAAACCCACAGGAGTATAAAGACGCTTGGAATGAGGTTGTTCGTCAGCTAGATTCTAGTAAGTTTGATGATGAGACCCTTAGACAGTTACAAGATGCTATTAATGCAATGTAAAAACTGTGAAAGGCAGAGATAATTATGGAAATTAAAGATATATTAAGTAAACTCGGAATAGACTTTTCTAACCCTGATGCAAAACGTGGAGCTTTAGAAGCGATCGATGCTATTCTTTCTTCGAGAGTTGACTTAGGCTCTGGAGGCGCAGGTGGTGGTCCGGACCTTAACGGAAACGGAGGAGAGATCGAAGTAGAGATTGACCCTGATTTGCTGCAGCCTTCAGTAAAACACCATCCAAAAGGCGGTGGGGATGACCTTGAAGTAGAAGATGAAGAAAAGCTACTCGATAAAATAAAACACAATAAAGCTGAAGATGAGGAAGAGCCTGAAACAAGGGGCCAAGATAACCAGAGCAATTCAGAGGACTCAAGTGAGTCAGGGGAGTCAAGTGACTTTGATGGCTCCGACGAGAGCTCTGAGCAAGATGATACTGACGACTCTGAAAGCGCCGATACTGGTGATACTAAAGAAACAAGCGAAACTGAAAATTCTGAAGAAGTAGAAGAGGAAGAAGCTGAAGATTCTTCTGAGGAAGATTCTGAGGAAGATTCTGAGGAAGGTGAAAACTCTGAGGATACTAACACGGAGTTAGACGGTGAGTCTGAGATAGCTGACGAAACTGAAGATTCAGATGAAGAGGCTGAATTTAGCGATGAAGAAGAATTTCCAGATGAGCATGATTGGCTAGACGACGATACTCGAGATGCTATGACTGATAATGGCATTAGCAGTAAGGCAGAGGCTCGTAAAGTAAAAAGAGAGCGCACGTTGCTTGCAGCAAAAGAAGCTTTGAGAAAAGCTAATGAACGCGGTGCATCAAAAGCACTTATATCTGAGCTCGAAAGCGCTATTGAGGCACTTGAAGCTCTCACAGAGGCTGTTGCAAAAAATATTGCAGACGTGTCAGATGAAGAGTTTAATCAATTAGTTAACAGAGTATTCGATGCTATAGATGCTCTTGGTACTGGTGATTTGACGTATTCTTCCGAAGAAGATCGTCAAGCAAGAGCTCAAGAGATAAAAACTGACTTGGCGAGTAGTAAAACACAGGCGGAACTTTCAGCAGAAGATGCAGCTCAAATAAGAGCTGAAACTCAAGCAATTAAAGCAAGAGAAAAAGAAGCAGACAAATATAAAACAAAATCCAGAAGCTCGTTCCAAGGTTTCCAAGCGTTTATGGATAGCTTGCAGCGTGGTATTGCTTTACAGGTTTCTTACGAAGAAGAGCGTGATGACACTTGGTCTGCAATAAGTCGTAGAAATAGTGGTGCAGGTGTTCTTAGACAAGGACAGAAAATTAATGAGCTTCCAAATAAAAAAATTCCTATCATCGATTTCTATTTTGACCAGTCTGGTTCTTGGGATGAGAGCGATGTAGAAGTAGGAAATCAGGCAGTAGAAGCTCTTGCAAAAATGCAAGAAGATGGTAAGATAAAAATCAATATTTACTATTTTTCTAATCATGTTCATACTGATGCTGCATCAGCAAGAGCAGAAGGTGGTACCCGTGCCTGGAACGACATAATTAAAAACATAATAACAACTGAAGCAACTAACGTTGTTATTATGACCGACTCTGACATGGAAGATTGGTGGGACGGGCCAAAAGCATTGTCCTACACTGTTCCTGGTTTTGTTTGGTATCTATGGCGTAATGGTGTTAACGCACCAAGACTTCCTCGTGACCTAAAAGGTCGTGGTGGTACTATGCAGTATTCCTTCTGATAAATGAGGTTAAGGTATATATGGTAGAATTAAAAGATAAACTTACGGTAACAAAAGATTTTATTGATGAGCTCTGTAGTAAAAGCTGGCAAGATATTGAGCAACTTCAGACACAGCTCGCTAATATAGCTGACTCTGATGAAGGCAAAAAAGTAAAGCAGCTCCTAAAAAACCTGATTACGAGTTACTATGTATTCATTGGAAGTCTAGAAAATCTAGATGATATCAATTATACTACACAAGATGTTGTACACGTTAAAGAACCGGAAGTTGTTAAAATAGAACCTCAGGCAGAACCTGATATAATGTTTGAGCCGGAAGACGAAAATACTCAAGCAAAAACAATAGACCTCGATATTAGTGAACCTTTTGAGTACTTTGTAGATTTTGACGAGCCAACAGGTGAGCCACTTACCGACAAAGACTTATACAATTAACAATAAAAGCACTCTAAATATTTAGAGTGCTTTTCTTTATTTGCTAAATTATATGACGGTCGCGGCGGCGGACTTAGCCTTTCACCGTTGCTGTGGTCGTCTTTCTTTGTAAATAACAAGAAGGAGAGTATCTTTCAATGAAAATAAATAAAACTCCTATTACAGAGGAGAAAAAACTAAAAACTAAGAAAAAGCCTTATGATTCTATCACATATACAACTGGTGATATTTCTTTAAATATAGGTAGATTCAATCAGGCTATGGGGACAGACTGTGTGGAGACTTCTGCTGAAGGCACTGAAGGCTGTGGTATGACTGAAAGTGTTGAGCTAAAGGAGGCTAAACGTTACGTTCGTAGATACTATATTCGTCCTCAAAATATCTTCTGTTCAAATAAAGCTGAGATCTTAAAAGCTCTTATTGAACTAGATAATGCTAACTGCTCTGTTTATACTCTAAATAATCTTGGAGATGATAAAGATGTAACTAAACTTATGAATAGTGACATTATTTATTATTATGATGATGGTATTCTTTATGATAAAAATAGAGTAAAAGTAATGGACTACGACCTCTCAATTAAGAAAGAAGAGGACCGTAAACACTTTGCTAACGTGGACAAAGCTCCTGAAAAAGAATTTAAGGCAGAGTATGAGGATAGAATGACAGACGCAACAGAACTTGAGGAGAGCTTCTTTAATCTTGATTTTGACGCTGTTAATGTATTTGGTGAAAAACTAACAGAAGCAAAAGAAAGCTTTTGTTGTATTTGTGGTGAACCTATCGAAGGTCATGGAAATAACCCTGAGCCTTTTATGTCTGCAGATGATGGCAGATGTTGTGACGGTTGTAATCTCAAGTTTGTTATTCCTATGCGACTAGATAGAATGGAGGATTAATATGGCGGCGCCAGTGATTACAGACCCTAAATTAGTAATACCTACACAAGAAGATATTGAAAAACTTCTAACAGCAAAATTAAGTTATGAAGCAAAACAGAACACACCTGAGCGCGATACTTGGAATAAAGCTCACTTTAATGAAACGCCTTGGGGTATTGCATATAACTGTAGTAAAGCTAAGTATGATAAATCGGTGGCTTCTTATAACAAAGTTCAAAGAAAGTCTAAGAATCCACCACAGCAAAAAGCTGATGTAGCTTTAAAGTATCTTATCGTTGCTGTAGCAATTGATTGGAAAGAGCTAATTGACCAATTAAAAAGAACTCTAAAAAATTGGGGCTATACCTCACAAGATTTACAAAATATCGCTAAAAATGTTTGGTTAACTGACGCGCAGTATATTGCAAATCTATGTGACCGTGTTACAGTAACCAAGTTAATTGAGCAAGAGCTTGGCGAGCAGTCTAAAACAGAACTAACCGAAGCTATTGAGAAACATGATAGCTTAAACAATAAGCTCTTTACAAAAGAAGAGTTGCTAAAAGATCAAGTAAGAGATAAGATGCTTGAAATTGTCGACGAATTTTTAGCAGACCTTAAAGAGCAGGATGTTAAAATAAAAGTTGATGATATCCTTATGATTGGCTCTAATGCTAGCTATAATTATACAAAAGATAGTGATATTGACCTTCACGTTCTTGCTAACGCTAAAGCCGCTGACTACTCTACCGATATAGCAAATGCTCTATATAGTGCATATCGTTCACTATTTAATAAAAATTTAGATATCAAATTGTTTGGCATTCCGCTTGAAATCTTTGTTGAAACTGAGGAGAGCACAAGAGTAAGCAATGGTGTTTATTCCGTAAAGAAAAATAAGTGGATTAAAAAGCCTGTTCACGAAGATATCCCAGACTATGACAAGGAAGCACTAAACAAACTTGTTGATGAGTGGGAAGATAAGTGTAAAAAACTTATTGATGATATAAAAGCAGATAAGCTTGAAGATGAAAAGAAAGTAGTTAAGATGCTAGAAGAGATATATGATAAACTCCGTAAAAAAGGCATCTCGAAAGGTGAATACTCTACAGAAAATTTAACTTTTAAAGAGCTTCGTAATAAAGGATATTTGGACCAGCTAAAAGACTACAGAAATGAGCTTGTATCAAAGAGATTATCTCTTGAGGAAAAACTCGATAGACAGCAAAGAGTTGATATTTATAACCAGCTTTTTAGAGCTGCCGGCACACAGCCAGTTATCCAAGATAACGGAATGTTCTTTATATATAATCTAAAGGCTTCTGAGGTTGACGCTGCGTTAAGTGCGATAAGAAGACTTCCATTTGTTATTGAAGTCCATGCAAATGAAAATGGAAAGTATGACTTCTCAAATACACTTGATATAGCAATGAACAAAATACCTAAGAAATACTATAATATCCGAGGTACTCTTAAAATATAAAGTAAAAGCACTCTATTTTTGATAGAGTGCTTTATTTTTATTAAATTTATTTGCTAAATTATACAGTAGAACATTTTGAAAGGATAGTCCAGCAATGAGAAAACAAACTTTGCAAGAACAATGCTTATCAGAGCTTCTTAAGCTGACTGAGGCAAACAGAACTTCTTTGATAGCCCAATCTAGAAATGCTGGGGCCTATAAAAACCAAGAGCGTGGCAAAAATAGAATGGAACGTAAGAAGTATTCTAAGATTGCTAACGCTGTTAAGAATTATAATGAAATAGATATGAACAAGCTGTTCAAACAAGATATACTTCAAGTAAATATTCCTGTTGTCGGTGAAAATGATGAGTACACTGTTACCATCAAAATCGAAGGCGTCATTGGAGAAATGCAGAAAAATATTAAAAACAACAACAATAAGATGGAATTCCGAACAATAGTTCAGTCACTCACAAAAGTTTTTAATACTACAGATGTTTATGTAAAATGCACCTGTCCTGACTTTAAATATCGCTTTGCACACTGGAACATTATAAAAAATGTTTCTGTAGATGATTCTTCTGCCGACCCTGGCCCTGGTAAAGGAATCGCTAACCCAAATGATGATAAGGGAAGAGGTTGTAAACATATCCTACTTGTTCTCAGTAATGGCGACTGGATGCTCAAAGTTGCGTCAGTTATAAATAACTATTGTCACTTCCTATCAGAGAAAAAGCCAGAAGCTTTCTTGAAACTTGTGTTCCCTAAACTATATGGAGTTCCTGCTGATGAGGCTGCTGAGAATGGACTTGTGGCCGACAACGAAGATCTCGAAACAGGAAAAGACCTTATTGATATAGTTAATGAATACGGTAAGAACCGCGGTAAATTCCAGAAAGGTTCTAATAAAAATCCTGTTACTGGAACTGGCGGTAAACAGAAAGCTGAAAAGCCTGAGGAAGAAAAACCTGAGGAAAAGCCTACTAAAAAGGTTGAAGAACCTGCTGAGGAACCTAAAGAGGCACCTAAGGAAGATTCAGAAGAAAACGATAAACAGAATAAAAACTAACTATTTTTAAAATATTGTATAATATATAGATAGGAGATTTTCGAATTGATGATATCAAACGAACTAAATTTAGAACAACTAAATAATCTATCTCCTGAGGAAAGAGCTCTCGCCCTTGAAATTTTAAAAGAGTACTCACAAGAAGGTTTCTCCGGTATATTAGAAGATCTTAAATACTCTGACTATGAAGAAATCCCAGTAGATATTATGACGTTTATCTCTGATGAACGTTATCTCGGCCGAGGCCTCTACATAAAAGATGAGTTTACTGGAGAAAGAAAGTGCACAGTATTCCCGTACTGGATAGAAAAGCTTAAAGAGATATTTCCAGATAACTTGACAACTAGATATAATACTATTGTATTAACTGGTTCTATCGGTCTTGGTAAGTCTTTTATTGCAGTCGTTTGTCAGCTTTACCTGCTGTATAGAATGCTTTGCTTAAAAGATCCTTATACTTATTATGGCCTCCAGCCTATCGATAAAATCACATTTTCAATGTTAAACGTAACATTGGAAGCAGCACAAGGTGTCGGCTGGGATAAGATGCAGCAGCTGCTCCAAAGCTCTGATTGGTTCATGGAACGAGGCAATATGAATGCTAGTAGGACAAACCCTCAGTGGCAACCGCCTAAAGGAATTGAGCTTGTATTCGGTTCTAGTAATAGACACGTAGTTGGTCGTGCACTATTCTCTAACTTCTCGGATGAAGTTAACTTCGGTGTCGGTAATAATGTAGAGAAACAAAAAGCTAAGCTTAAGAAAATGATTTCTCAGATCGACGCCCGTATGATTTCTCGTTTTGGTAAAGGTACCTACCTTCCTACGATGAATATTATCGCTTCATCAAAAGACTCTGAACAGGCTTTCATGGAATCTTATATTGAAATGAAACGCCAAAATGAGAGTAAAACTACTCTAATTGTTGACGAACCTCAGTGGATAGTCAGAAATGATAAAGGTTCGCCGGATGACCCAGGAAGCTTCTATGTTGCTGTCGGAAATAAGTTCCTAGCACATGAGCTACTTCCAGTCGGAGCGACAGAAGATGAAATAAATGCATACAGAGAAAAAGGTTATTTCATGCTAAAAGTTCCTCCGATTTATAGAGAAGCTTTTGAAGATAACATTGACCTTGCGCTCACTGATAACGCCGGTATTTCTACTTCAAGTTCTACTAAGTATATCTCCGGTGTTCGTTTAAATCAGATTAAGACAGACACATATAAAAATCCATTTACAAAAGATATTATCGAAGTTGGCAACAGCCCAGATGATATATTACAGTATTCTAACTTCTTTGATATATCAAGAGTAAATCCACGAGATCTTTCAAGACCTCTGTTTATACATCTCGATATGTCGCTTTCTGGAGACAAAACTGGTATCGCCGGTATCTGGATAACAGGTAAAAGGCCACCACAAGCCGGAACAAATGACCCAAGCAAAGAACTTGAATTCAAGGTCGCGTTCTCTGTTTCTGTTAAGGCACCTAAAGGTTTCCAAGTAAGCTTTGAGAAGAATAGAAACTTTATACGCTGGCTTCGTGACCGAGGCTTTGCAATCAAAGGAGTATCAAGCGATACTTATCAATCTGCGCAGATTCAACAGCAACTTAAAGCAGATAATTTTAATACTAAAATCTTATCTGTGGACCGCGTAGATAGTGCTACAAAACAATGCTTACCATATGCTTTCTTTAAATCTGCAATATATGAAAGACACCTGCAGTTATATAAAGATTGTGAATTACTTACTAACGAGATAGTTAGTTTGGAAAGACTTTCTGATGGTCATATCGATCACCCTCAAAACTTCTCAAAAGACCAGGCCGACGCCGTGTGTGGTGCACTCTTCCTTGCAAGCGAATTTGCAGAAGAATACTCTTACGATTATGGCGAGAGCCTTGAAACATCCTTGGAAGTTAATGCGGTAGCAGATGACTTTAGAAAACAACAAATGATCCTCGAGTTCCAGGAAGAGCTAACTAGGATTTATATGGATAATGCTATAGCCGTTGAGAAAGTAGATTATCAAAAGAAAAAAGAATATGAAACATACCAAGATATTTTGAATGGTATAATTATTTTATAAGGAGACCATAGATTATGGCGGAAAATACTACAACTAAAACGTCGCATGCGCTAGTCGGCAGTCAGACACAACCAATAACACTTGACAATACGACCACGCTAGATATTGACGTCAATAAAACTTTAGTAGACAATATTATAGAAGCTGGCTTAAATAGCAAGCTTGATGTTGCAGCACTTGAGAACTTTACCAGTATCTCAAATTCACGTGACCAGATATATCAGTTAATTGATACTATGGCTCAGGATTCTTCTGTCGCCTCGATATTAAGAACGTATGCAGAAGATGTCTGTGAGCCTGCAGACAATGGACATGTTATTTGGTGTGAGGCTAGCGACCCAAAAGTTAGTAAATTTGTTAACTACTTGCTAAACACCATGAATGCAGATAAAAATATGTTTGGCTGGACGTATGCACTATTAAAATACGGTGATGTGTACCTACGACTTTATCGAGAGTCAGACTATGCCGATGCATTATTTAAGACTGATAACATTGATAAAGTATATTCTGCGAGAAATACACTTAATGAAGCTTTTGATATAAGTATAGATGAAGAGCCTAAGAAAGAGACTCTTGATGAGGCAGTTAAACTTAATTTACACACCGCTTCAGACCCATACAGCTACTATGTAGAAGCAGTAGATGACCCTGGCACAATGTTTGAGCTTACCAAATTTGGTAAAACCTACGGCTATATAGAAACACCAAATGAAACATCTACCGTAGATAATACATCAGCTTTTACAGGTGTAACTGCTTCTGGTACATATAACTTTAGAATGAAGTCTGCAGATGTAAATGTATTCCAAGCTGATGACTTTGTTCACGCCTGTCTTGAAGATAACTTTACTAGATACCCAGAAACTGTTGATTTGTTTATCGATGCTGATGGTACAAAGAGCCAATCTTATAGTGTTAGACGTGGTAAATCACTTCTATACGATTCTTATAAGATTTGGCGAGAGAAAGCACTACTTGAAAGCGCCGCACTCTTAAACAGAATTACCCGTTCAAGTGTAGTACGTAAAGTTGGCGTAGAAGTCGGTGACATGCCGAAAGAACAAGTTCAGCAAACCCTACGTCGCGTTAAGGAAATGATGGAGCAAAAGAGTGCTCTAAACGTTGGCAACTCAATGAATGAGTATAACAACCCAGGCCCAATGGAAAATAATATTTATTTTGCAACACACGGTGGCCAAGGAAATATTACCGTAGAAGCAGTCGGCGGTGATGTTGAAGTAAAGAACCTCGCTGACCTTGACTGGTGGAATAATAAGTTCTATTCTTCTTATGGTATTCCTAAGCAGTACTTTGGCTGGACCGACGATGGTGCAGGCTTTAATGGGGGTACTTCTCTTACTATTCTTTCTAGCGTTTATGCTAAAGGTGTTAAGAGAGTTCAGAATGCAATGATTCAGGCACTCACAGACGCTATCAATCTTTTCCTTCTTAACAAGGGCCTCAAGAGCTATCTCAATAACTTTACTCTTAAAATGAAAGCGCCTATCACTCAGGAAGAAATTGACTACCGTGCTGACCTTTCTAACAAGATTAATGCAATCAGCAGTATGCAGGGATTATTTACTGATATTGAAGATAAGCCTAGACGTCTGCGTATCTTAAAAGCTCTTCTTGCTGGACTTGACTATGGCGATGATATTAATGTGGAAATAGATGCCGAAATTAAGGCTATTGAAGAAGCCGCTGCTGAAGCAGCTCTCGAAGCTGAAAATGAAGAAAACACCACAGCAGAAGATACAGAAGTGGAAACAGAAGCAGCCGAGGAACCAGCAGAAGATATAGATTTGGGCTCACTTGAGGAACTTAATCTAGAAGCATTTAATGTAGGCACCGGTGATTTGTTGTTAGAGGAGCAGGATGTTCTTAGTAATATAATTCTTACTGAAGATGACCTCCCCTCACCAAGTGACTTAGATGCGGAAAAAGATTTCTCTGAAAATAACTAATGGATATTTGAAAGGTATATATTATAATGATTACAAAAAATGATTGTTTGACTATCCTGGTCTCACTTGAAGACAAGGGAATCAATATAGATAAGCCTATGAGGAAGCTTGTAACGAGCAAAGAAATTCCTATGGAAGTGCTAAAGTTTATCTTAGACAACCGTGGTATTGAGGTTGCTAATTTTTATGAAATGCTTCGTAAAAAACACAACCAGAAGAAATCACCTCTATATCATAATATTGTAAAAGACATTTATGATACTGATGAGGTTATTACAACACTTGCCTGTCTACTAGTACAAATCACCCTGTATGGAAGAAAGCTTCCGACAAATAAAGAAATTTTTCAGCGAGAAGTACGCGCCGAAGAAATTTCAAGAGTGCTAAACAGCTATTACAGCACTGGCGAGTTTGATCAGTGCATCGCTCTGCTAAAGCTACTCAAGTCAGATTTACTTGTACTCGAGCATATCAGCGGTCGACGTGACGCACTAAATTAAAAATATAATATAAAAAATAAACTATATTAATAAAAAATAATATAGTTTATTTTTTATTTAATTTTAATACAAAAATATTAGCTAAATTAATTGATCATAAAGATGTGTAATTAAACATCTTAAATTAAATTAATTAAAAATTATCACCTATAAGGAGAGTTAAAAATGAAGCTTGAGAACGGCTACAAACTAATTTATGAAGTTGTTGATAACGGAGTAAGAGAGTTCAGAGCATCTAAGACTGGTGTACCCGCTGATGATGACTTTGTAATTACTTCTAATACAATCGGAGCTAATAAGCTTATATACCAGTACGAAGGTAAGTTCTATGGCACCGGTGATAACTTTGTTCCTACATACAACGATGATGGAACCCCTGCCGATGAGGCACTCATTACGGATGAAGCTTTTGCAGAAGTTTTTGTTGCTAAGACTGAAGAGCCTGAGGTAGAGGAAGCCCCTGTGTGCGAGCACGAATTCGTAGACGGTGTTTGCACAAAGTGCGGTACGGCTGACCCTGACTTTGTTCCTGCTGAGTAATAAAAATTATTATTAAATTATTTAATTATTAATTTATTATCTGCTAAATTATTTAGAACGCTGTAACTAAGAGGACGATTATGGATTTAAATAAAAAAAGAATTCTTGAAGCGTTACAGATGCAGCCACTATCACCTGAGGAGATGGCCTCTAGACATATTTTAGGCAGATTGTATGGTCCTATTGCTACGTGTGTTGAAAGCACCAGAAACGGTAGACTTTACAACAAGCCACTTTGGGAGAGAGCCCTACAAGATGACATCTTTTTAGAGAAGGTAGCTACTAAAGCACTTTTCCTAGAACTCGGTCATCCCGCTGATAGAGAAGAGACAGATATGAAGCAGGCATGTGCTTGTATTCCTGAGGTGCCAAAGATTGTCGGCGACGACCTTTGTGCTTATGTTGATATTCTAGATACTCCTAACGGTAGACTGCTAAAAACGCTCGTAGATTATGGATTTGTTCCTGGAATCAGTTCACGTGGTTCCGGTGATGTAATGGACAACAACCAGGTTGACCCAGAAACATTCTTTTTGGAAACTTGGGATATTGTTCAACTACCTGCAGTTAAAAAAGCAAGACTTAATGTTTGTGAATCTTTAGACTCTGAAGGCCTTAAGCTTAAGAAAGCTTTAGCTGAGTCTTATAAGGCTGCAAAAGAAGAGGATAAAGATACTATGAAAAAGGCACTAGAAAATTTAAATATTGATATTGAAAATGAAATCTCTGACGAGGCACCTATCGAAGAGTCAACTAGACTTACTGCTGAGGATATTCCTTGGGCAGACGATGAAGAGATTCTAACAGAAGAGATGCCTGCTGAAGAGGAAACTGAGGAAGCCGAAGAAGAGACTACTGAGGAAGCTACTGAAGAAGCTGATGTAGCTGAACCTACTGATGAAGAAGTTCCTGTAGAAGCAGAAGAAGCAGAGGTAGAAGAGCCTGAAGTAGTTGATGTAACCGGTGACGGTGAAGCGGATGTCAGCACTGTCGGAGATGCTATCGAGTTGCTTAAAGAATTCGACGAAGATACTAAAGTAGAATTCGAGGCTACTGATGCCAATGGAGAAGTTGCTCCTGTAGATAATATCGAACATTACATAGACGATGATGTTCTTGTTCTTAATGTGAAATCCTGCGAAGCTGAAGAAGAACCTTCAGAAGTCGCAGATTCAAATATAGAGACTGAAACTGATGAAATTCCTGTTGAAACCATCGAAGAAGTAACCAATGATGAAGGCACAGCCGACGATGACGGAGATGACGAGGTCATTGAGAGCTTGAAAGAGATGGTCAGACAGAAAGAAGCTTTGGAAACCGAACTTAGTGATTTGCGTAAAGCTAAAGCAGTTGGCGATGCCAAAGAACAAGAGTTACAAGAAAAGCTTGGCCGGTACAGAACTGCATTTAGAAATACTAGTGCAGAAGCTGCAAAAGTTCCTGAGCTAATTGCAAAAGTTGAAGAGCTCACAGAAAAACTTAACCAATCGCAACAAAATGTAAAAGTATTAACTGAAAAGGTTAATAAAGCACAACAGCTAAAAGAGAGCATTGAAGGCAATAAGGCAAATGAAAGACGCTTAAATGAAGAAGTGTCTAGACTTACTAAAGAGTCTAAAGCTCTTGAAGCTAAACTTGAAGGTCAAACAAAAGTTTATACTGAAAAACTTCAGGAAAGAACAAACCTTGCAAAAGCTTATAAAGCACGCTATATTGAGTCACTCAATAAGTATGTAAAATCTAAAGCTGACATGCTCGGTGTTGCACCTTCAGAAATTACAAGCCGCCTCAATGAGAACTTTACTCTCTCAGATGTTGATGCTGTTTGTGACAAAATTCTTGATTCTACTGTCAATTTCAGTAGACTTCCTTTCGGTGGAAGAACTAAAACATCTGCTCGTATAGCTGAATCTGTATCTAGACCTGCTAAGAATAATTATGACGACGATGACCTTAGTGACCTTCTCGAGCTTGCCGGATTGAAGAAATAAACCAGAAAGCTTAAACACAAAATCTAAACAAAAAACAAAAACTAATTATTACTTTTAGAAAGAGGTATATTATGAAACAAAATCTTCTTGAGACTTATTCTCGTCAGCTCAAGGTTGCTGAAGCTTATGTAGCTAAGAACTTTGAAGGCAAGACTATTTCTTCTAACACAGCACTTACTACTGCTGTTCTTCTTGACAACACTAACCGTTGGATGACCGAGTCTATGGATATCGGTGCTCTTGGCAACGCTACTGACCGTAGCCAGCTTGGCGCTTGGAAGAAGTTCTGCTTGAACCTCACCAACATCGCTGTTCCTTCTCTTATCGCTAACGACCTCGTTATCGTTCATCCTATGACCAGTTACTCTGGTTCTGTTGCTTACCTTGAGTACGTAGCACTTTCTGACAAGGCTGGTATGCAGGGTAAGGTTCTTAACGGTGTATTCGGTCTTGGTGAAATGAGCACTGAGCGTATGAGCTACACTTCCCAGATCGTTGTTGAAACTCTTGTTGCTGACGAAGATGGTAATGTTGCTCTTGCATTCGAGGCTAGCGAAATTGATCCTGAAGGCTTCAAGTACTTCGATGAAGAGACCAAGACTGTTAAGACTGCTGCTTACAAGGTAAACGGCAAGTATGAGACTTCCTACACTCCTAAGGCAGGCGACAGAGTTGCTTACAAGGCTATGGAGTATCAGATGGAGAAAGTTCCTGCTGAGAACATTCCTACTATCGGTCCTCGCATGAAGCACATTCCTCTCGTTGCTGAGCCTCGTAGAATTGCTGTTCGTTACGACCAGATCACTGCTTTCCAGGCTAAGACTGACTATGGCTTCTCTCTTGACAAGCAGATCGCTGAGCAGGCTTGCGGTGAGCTCGCTTACGAAATCGACACTGAGATCGTTGACATGCTTTACCAGGGCTCTAAGAAACTCGAGGGTGTTAGAGAGTGGTCTAAGACACTTCCTGCTGGCGTTTCTAAGTTCGAGCACTACAACGGCTTCCTTGAAGTTATCGAAGAAGCTAAGATGGTTATCTATAACAGAACCAAGAAGTTCCATCCTAACTACATGGTAATCGCTTCTGACGTTCTTCCTGTTCTCCGTTTCGTTAACGGCTTTACTGCTGTTAAGAACGCTAAGATGAATGGTCCTTACAAGGTTGGTGAGCTTGACGGCCTTAACGTTTACGTTTCTCCTATCCTTGGCAAGGGTGAATTCTTCCTCGGCCTCAACGGTAACGACATGATGAGCTCTGCTGGTGTTTACGCTCCTTACATGGCAATCGTTCCTACTCAGCTTCTCGGTACTCCCGATGGCGGTATGGCACAGGGCTTCAGCACTTGGTATGCTAAGGCACTCCTTAACGAGGCTCTCCTTGTTTCCGGTAAGATCGTTGACTAATTGCTGACTAACTAACGCTAATAAACCAATTAATGAAGCACGCAGTGTAAAAGCTGCGTGCTTTTCTTATACATTATTAAAATTATTTGCTAAATTAATTGATTAGTTAGCAAGGAGTTAAAATAATGAAACTTGAAGATATTATTGATGAAGTTAAATTAGAGCTAACTGGCTACATACTTGATATGGAAATAACAGATGAAACGCTAGTTTCAGTTATTAAAAAGGCGTTAAGAGAGCTCGAAAGGTTTTGGGACGAGACTACACTTATTAGAGTACCATTTGCTTCCTGTATCGACCTTGACGGCGACTTTTTTAAAGAAAAAGTAAGTTCTATTGTAAAAGTATACAGAACTGAAGGCTTTGGTGATATGGAAGGTGGCGTGTCTGTTATGAATGATCCCATTCAGCTCGCTCAATTTGCTATTTTTAGCAATGGTGGTACTATGTATAACTTACAAGACTATGTAATGAACTATGCTTCTTGGATGTCATTAAGCCAGATGAAAAATACTATGTCTACTGACATGGCTTTTAAAGAAGACCGCCACAATAAAAAATTATATATTAATAGAGCCAATAGTGCACCTAGTATGGTTACAATAGAGTATATTCCAAAGCTAAACTCTGTTGAAGATATTAAAAGTGACTATTGGATTGATATCTTAATTAAATACTGTGTTGCTCTTACAAAAGTAGTTCTAGGTAGAATTAGAACACGTTTTGCTCAGTCTAATGCTCTTTGGACACAAGACGGCGATAAAATTCTTGAAGAGGGTAACACTGAGTTAAAAGAACTGCGTGAGATACTTCGTGTAAACTCTAACATGACTTACTTAATCGATTAATAAACTAAGGAGAAATATAAATGAAAGAATCTGTCACTAAATTTGACTTTGAGTCAGCTTTCAAGGCTCTTGATGAGATAGATATTCCAGTAGCAGAACCAGGTATTAGAGCTAATAGACCTGCACTTACAGAGATCTTCTCTCGCAAGACTAAGTTTGATTCTTTGTTTGAAGAATACTATGATATCAACAATTCTGAAGATTTAACAGATGCTCAAGAAGCACGTGAAGCAGAAGTTGCAAAAGCTAAGCTTGCTCGTATTGAGAAAATTGTTGATCTTGATGCTGATTCGCCTGAGGACTTACTAACTTCCTATGTTGGTAAATATATTATGCAATGTCCTCAGTGTATGACACTATTCTATAAAGATAAGGAAGACATTGTAGAATCTGAGGATGATCCACTAACTGTAAATGTAAATGAAGTATGTCAGCACTGTGGAAACGAGTCTGGCTATACTCTTGTTGGTAAAGTTGGGGAAGCTGAGGCTGAGGAAGAACTCCCTACTGACGAACTTCCTCTAGAGGACACCAGTGAAGAGTCTGCCGAGGAAACTGTGGATGAGGAAACTACTAACGACCTTACTGACAGTGAGGATTTTGAGGATCTAAATCTTGATGAGCTGGACCTTAATATTGAAGACGAAACTTCTGATGAAGAGGTTGAAGAATCACACTTTGTAGAACATACTGGCGAGGCTCTTGTAGAAGACTTAGCTGATGATAAAGACCTTGATGATAAGCTTAAAGCACACAGTGAGTATATTGAGTATCTAAGAGATGCTATTGCTCAAGAGGAAGAGAAGCTTGAAAAAGCAACTAACGATCAAGTTAAGGTTGCTATCCAAAGAAATATTGATGCCTTTAAGGCAGACCTTGAGGCAGCTCTTCCTGATGCAGTTAAAAATGAAACTATTGAAGAGCCTGTAGTTGATGAGACTGCGGAGCCTGTAGAAGAGATCTCAGAAGAAGACAAGGAACTTGATGATATTATTGAAGCTCTCACAGAAGAGCTTCATGAAGATGCCGACCTAGAAGTTTCGGCAGACGAGTTTGAAAAACTCATTAACACACCTGAATTTAAGAAGCCTATTTCTGACACTTCTGTTAGAGCAATGCTCAATGACGAGAAAGAAGAAGAAGCTGAAGTTGAAGAGTCTTTAGAAGAGGCTCTGCTTACTGAAGGAAATCTGCTAGACCTTGGTAAAGCATTGTTAAAAAAAGTAAAACAGGCTGGTGGTAGTTTTAAAAATAAAATTTCTGCTGCTATTGATTCACTAACTAAAGATGCTACAACCAGAGAAGAAAGAGCAGACTGGATTCTAGCCAACGCCCTAAAAGATTATGCCAAAGCAAAAGTTGACAAAACCGGAGTTGTTCCAGAAGAAGAAAACCGTAGATTTAAAACTTTCTTAGTTATTGGCTTTGATGGTAAAGATGCCAAAGGCAAGCCATTTACTGCTGCTCCCGCTTATGATCAAAAGGGCTTAGTACCAAAAGAGGTTCAAGAGAAAGGCACTTACAAAGACGCTGAGGCTGCTGCAAAGGGTTGGAGCATGCTTTCTGAAAACGGTCCCGCTTTTATTTATCTAGCTGAAAATAAAGAGGATCCAAAAGCAGCTTTCTTGTGTGAGTTCTTTGAAGGCAAGCTTGAGCTTGACCAGCTAGATAACTATTTTGATACTATTAAAAAGAACTTTGAAGGTGTTATGCTTAGAGCACAAAGCGCTACTAGCACTGACACTGCTGAAGAAGAAACACCTGCAACTGAGGGCCTAGAAGTACAAAATGATCTAGCTACTATCGTTGAAGGCATTGAAGAGCTTCAGGAAGCCTCGCTGGAAAGTCAGATTGCAAAGAGCTTAGCTGAAACCTGCGGAAATGTTGAAGGCTTTACACTTACTAACTGTTCCTACTTAAATGAGAAGCTCTCAGTAGAAGGTAATATTACTTTTAAGTCTGGTAACTCTGAAGCTACTACTTTTGTATTTACAGAAGCACTAAGTGCTGAAGATGCACTTGTTAACCTAATTGGTTGTAATGAGGCTCTTGGTACTAAAGTTACTATGACCGGTCGTACCGTTGATAAAGTATTTATTACTGAATCTTTTAACTAAGCATAAAAAAATTAAAGTTAACAACGAGATGATAACCATCTCGTTGTTAACAAAAAAATATAAAGGAGCCAGAATGTCAGATCTTAATACAAACTATGGTCTTTTACTAAATAAAGACATAAAACTACATAGAATGTGGTTTAAACAAATGACGGCACTGCATGGTATTAATTGTAAATATAAGGCTCCTCTTAAAAATAAAGAATATGATGTACATGGCGACTTACAAACAGGTTATAAGCCAGAAATTCTTGTTGGCTGTTTGTTTGTAGAACACCCAGATCAGAAGTCATTAAAGAAAGCTGGTTGGGTTGCAGAGCTTCAAGAAGGCTCTTCAGTTATTCATGTTCCGTATGACCTACCTGACCTTCAAGTCGGAGCTTTATTTGAGGTCCCTAGCGGACTAGATAATGGCAAAGGCAGATTGTTCCGTGTAATAAGCATGTCAAATATTATGATATATCCTGCTTCAATTGCTTGTGAAATAGCTCTTGAATATGAGTCAAATGATGAACAGCGTCTAATTTCTGCTGCGCATGAGCAAGAAGACATGCCTTTGCTTATTGATAGAGAGGAGGATGATTAATGTCTGAAAAATTACTTGAAGCTGATTTTATTTCAGTTGATATAAGATCTTTACTTAGTGGTGGTGCGCCAGCGGATGCTGCAGCCACTTCTGCTACTCCTGCTAGCTCAGCGGTGCCAAAGACACGAGTAAAAGAGGCACTACCAAGCGCTGGTGATTGGGCAGCTTGGAGTGAGCTTCTAAAAGCTAGACTGGAGAAAAATAAAACTGCTAGAAACAAAAAACCTGATTATGAAATAGAGCAGGTGTTTTTTGAAGAATTTTTTAAAGCAAACTGGGAAGCCGATATTGCTGCAAAACTAATAGATATCGGTGAACCGCTAAGAAAAATATTAAAAGTACTTGGTATTAAAGAAACAAACCAAATTCTTATCTTTATAACACTTGATTTTACAAAAGAATTACTTCGTAGTGGTAAGCTAAATATACTTACCTTTAAAGCTATTTATAATGCTGTTGCTAAAAAATTAGTTGCTGATAGTGAATTTATACAGCAAAATAATTATAATATAATTTACTGTAAAGATCTATATAACAAGTCACCAAAAGATATTGAGCAGTACTTAGAATACCAAAGTAGCAGCAGTAGACTTGCCCTAAACAAAGATACTTATACCGCTGCTGACCAGATAGCAAATAAAAGAACGTTTTGTCATTTCGATAGTGTTGGTGAGCACGAGCCTCAAAAGTACGTAGAAAAAGTATTTAGAAAAGAAAATCCTATGCCAAGTGATGATGAAGTAGTAGCCTTTTCTATGGAAAGTGCTAAACTTAATAGCCTTGATGTAGTTAAGCTTCTTTTAGGTAAAAACACCAAAGAAACTATTCATGTAGATACCTCTGGTGTTGCAGCTATTACTAGCAAAATAACTTCCGTATCACATGCATATGCGGCATTATTGGCTGTTAGTATGAACTCAGATAGTACCGAGGCCAGAAAAGCTCTTGCCCTGCCCTATTTTAAAGGACTTAATACTGAGCAGATAAACGCAGCAGTTGTTATGCTAGCTACCTCAAGTATTATTCCAAAGGGACATATACAAACGGCTGATGCTGATGCAATAGTAAATAGTATAGTAACTAAACTAAGTAAGGTATAAGCTATGCTATTTATCGTTAACAATAAACATTATATGTCTCAAGAACAATTGCGAACAAATACTCTACTTGATGCTTACTTTCTGATTGAAAATTATTCTCTACATGCGTCTGAAATAATTCTGGATAATTACATACAACAGCAGTATAAAACAACTTTAAAAAATATGTGTATTAAACTGCTGCTCAGCTTATCATTTTATACAGATAATGATGGAAACTTGGTGCTTTTATTTAAGGACCCTAAGTATGATACAATAGCAAGTTTGATTACCTATGGTAATGGAGCTATCCCCGGTAGTCGAATTCTTCAAGTAGCTCTAAAATCATAAGGAGGTACAAACTATGGCAATAAACTACTATGATGAAGCGGTTACTCAAAAAATCAAAGGCTGGCTAGCTGACTCTTCTAAACTAAGAGTATTAGCACCAGATGAGTCTAATAGACTAATTCAGTTACATGCTGAAGATACCAATGACGAACCGCTTAAGTTACCTCTAATTGCAATATCAAGAAATAGGGATTTAGAAATAGAATCCACTATCAAACAAAATAAATCTTTTGATGGCTTAGTAATTGGGCAAGATGCTACTACTGCAGCAACTATTCATTTAAATGTTATCCCAGTAAAAACTACTTATCAGTTAGATATTTACACAAAGAAAAGAATTGAGGCTGATGAGTATGTTAGACAATATCTATTTAAGCTTATAAATAATCCGCAAATTATTATAGAAATTCCTTATAATAATTATGTTGTAAAACATACTGCAAATCTAAGAGTACTTAATACAGTATCTGATACAAGTGATATACCATCACATCTATTTGCCGGACAGTTTTATAAGTGGACTATTCAGTTGGAGCTTCAAGATGGTTTCCTATTTAGTATACCTCAGAAGCAAAACTGGCGTATCGTAGGTATTGAAGTTACTGCTGCTGACAAAATTTCTGACCCTACAGAAGAAGAAATTTTATTTGAATGTAGCATAAAATAATCTGCTAAATTATTTGAAGTTGCAAAAAGAACTTTCAACAATTAAAGTTATTAAATTAAACAAGGAGATATAATTAGTATGCCTAAAATACTTATTAATGAGAAAGATAGAACTTCTCCCGGCACACCTGCTAGTTATGCCAACTATTCAGTTCTAATCGCCGGCTACAAAAACCGCGAGCCTGTTTTAGCACCTATTTATGAAGCTGATGGTAAGACTATAAAAACACCTGCTGACGTAGTGCTTCCTGACTCTAATGGTGTTTATGAGTTTAGTTCTAGACAGGATTTTGAGGATGTTATTGGACTAACAGACATTGAAAAAGAAGTCACTATTGTAACTTCTGTAGATGCAGAAGGCAAGGAAGTTACTTCAACGAGAACAGAGTGTCATTATGGTAACAGAATGGCTGCCGAGCTTTTAAGTCTTGGATATACCATTATTTATTTACCTATTAACTCTATTGACGATATTAGCTCTGAAGCTAACTGGGAAATCTTTAAGGATAAAGCAAGCTACGACTTCCGCTTTATTAGCCATGGCTTACTTAAGACTACCTATGAAAAAGATACATTTGATCCATTAAATGATCGTTTGAAAGCAATTAAAGCTGATATAGCAAAACTTGCTGAGATCATTGCTGATGTAGAGGCGTCTGATGCTTATAAAACTCTTGAAGCTAGCCTCAAAACTGCAACAGAGACTGAAAAAGTTAATATACAAGGCGATATTGCTGATCTATATGCGGATGCTTATGCTGAAGTAATTGATAAGGGTTATACTGGATTTAAGGTATCGACGGAATCTGGGAAGGCTGGAACGGCCACCTACAGCTATGCTGAGGCAGTTAACAACCTAACAGAAAACAGCGAAGGCAAAATCACTGCTTACGATACTCAGAAAGATTTCGTGGACGCTTACGACGACACAACCGTTACACCAAACGTATTCAATAAGATTAACGGTATTATTGCAAAGCTTGCTTGCTACAGAACTGATGATGCAGGTGTAGTTCTTTGTGGTGGTCGTGGTGACTGTACTGCGCTTATCGAGCTTGATAAGAACTGCTATGTTGATACTAATTCTACAGACAGACCTGAAAAGCTTATTGCTGATGGCATCAATAACATGTCTACGGTTACTAAAACTGAAGGTCCTTACTGTGCTATGACAGTACCTAGCGTACACTACAAAATGTCCGGCGATGTTGTTGAATTCCCTGGCGCATTCCATTATCTTGCTTGCTTTATGAATGCTCTTGGTGGTGGTTTTGCTGAGTGGTATGCAGCTGCTGGTTATACTCGCGGTGTTGCTAGTTATGTAATCGACCATACTGATGTTAAACTTGGTGAAATTGCTATCAACGCTCTTGAGCCTAGAAACATTGTAGATGCTTCTGCACAGCCTAAGTTTGCTTGTAATGTAATTGCTAACTTCCGTGGTAGCTATTACCTCTGGGGTAACAGAACTGCTGCTGAGCTTGGTGCAGCTGCAGGCGGTAATGACCTTACTGCTGATGACTTCCTAAACATCAGACAGCTCTGCACCACAATTAAGAAACAGCTTTATGTTGCTTGCCGTAGATTTACATTCGATCCTAACAGTGATACTCTCTGGTTCAACTTTGTAAACGCTATTACACCTACCCTCGAAAGAATGAAAGCTGACCAGGGTGTAAGAGATTACAAGATTATCAAGGTATACACTGATAAGAAAGCAACTCTAAAAGCTAAGCTTAGAATTATTCCTATCGAAGCTGTTGAGGACTTTGACCTTGAAATCTCTCTTGAAGATTCTTTCGGTGAAACCTCTGCTGTTGTAAATGGTTAATTGAAAGGAGATTATAGAATATGTCAAATAGTTTATCTGCTATGCATATCAGCACCAACCTCGCTAACTATGAAGCTGCCAGATCTGGCTTTTTCTCGCTAATCGTAGATGATATCGACAATATCGTTAGCGCAGCTTATACAGGCGACCATAGCGCGGCTGCTGATAGTGATAAAATTAAAAAGGCTCAAGAAACTCTTAAGCTTAATGTAGTTAAAGCTCCTGTTCCTCACTTTGGCCTCGAGGTTCTTAAGTATAAGCGTGGTAATGACACTGTTACCTTCGCTGGTACTCCTGAATATGAGGCAGGTTCTATAACTGTTGATGACGTTGTTGGTTTGGATACTAAGTCTATCCTAATGGCTTGGCAGGCACTTGCTTACAACGTTCATACTCGTAAGGGTGGCCGCATGAAGGACTACAAGAAAAACTGCACACTCATTGAGTATACCCAGGACTTTGAGCAGGTTAGAAGCTGGACTCTCTACGGCTGCTGGATTAATAAAATCAGCGAGGGCGAGTTCGACAAAGAAAACGACGGCAAGAGACAGATTACTGCAGAGCTTCAATACGACCGAGCTATTATGGTAATGCCTGACTAATATATAATAAATAAAAATAAAAAAGAGTAGTAAGTTACTACTCTTTTTTATTTTTAATAAATCTATTTATTGTTCTGCTAAATTATATAGTAGTCAAAAGCTATATATCTTAGAGAAAGGACTTTTATAATGGGACGTAAAAAAGTAGATAGAAGTGACAAGGTTATACAAACTTTTGAGTCATCAAAACCGCTGATTGAACGTTTAAAAGAAACTGCTAATGCCAGAGGTATTACTGTATCAGCTCTTATAAGGTATATTTTAGAACACTACTTTGAAAATCGAGAACTATAATAATTGAATATTAAATGAAAGGACTTATTATTATGGATAGACAGACCGATTACACTATTATGGAAGGCTATGAGCTCCCTTCAAAGGGAAAAATTTATAGCGAAAATGTAAATCCTCATGTAGAGCTTCGCTCTATGACTGCAAGAGATGAGATGAAGAGACTTTCTCCTTCCAGTACTCCGCTAAAAACACTTGCAGATATCATCGAAGGATGTTGTATTGAAAAACCTGCTATTCATGTATATGACATGAGCCTCGGTGATTATGAGTTCTTACTTCATAAGCTAAGAATTGTTACATATGGCGAAGACTACAAGGTAGCCCTTCGTTGCTCAGAGTGTGGAGAAACTATAGAAACTATTGCTAAGCTTGACCAACTTAGCGTTAAAGAGTTTGACGAGGAAGCTATAAATGCTCTTCGCGTTTTCTCTCTCCCTAAGAGTGGTCGTAGCATTACTCTTGACTTCATTTCTCCTCGCAGAGTCGAAGAAATGGAAGTAAAGGTAAAAGATATGAAGCGTAAGTACAAGACAGCTACAATTGACTTTGAAACTCTTGTAAGACTTCTTTCTAATATTGACCTTGTTGACGGTGAAAAGAAGACAGAGACTGAACTTGAAAATATTATTACCAACCTACCTGCAATGGATTTACAGAAAATTCTAAATAACATAGACAAGCTTAATCAGCAGGTTGGCTTAGATAATGTTCTTTACCTAACTTGTCCAAAGTGTGGCGAAGAAATTACTACCTTTTTTCGCTTCGGGCCCGAGTTTTTTAGACCCACAAACATCTAATGACGGTACACCCTATGGGCCTAAACATTATAAAGAGCTCGTTAGGGAATGCTGGTATGTTAGCGATAATCTGCATACCAGCTATACAGATGTTTTAAACCTTGCCTATCAAGATAGAATTTATCTTATAGAATGTATAAATGAAAAAAAGGAAGCTACTGCAAGGGCCATAGAAGAGGCACGGCTTTCTAACTAAACTTTCTAAGGAGGGAACCATTTATGGCTAATGAAGAATTAGGCAAACTATCGCCAGAACAATTACAAAGACTTGGTAATGTAATTTCTGAAGCAAAGAGCCTCACTAGCCAACAGGAGGAAATTATCGGAAGAGTCTTATCTGGTGAAGAAGATATTGGCGAACTCCGAATTTCATATCTAGAAGAATACTTTGATATATATTCAAAGAATCTTGATATGATTGCTCGAAAATATAGCAAGCTAAACGATGCCTTTTTGTTAGCAAACGAATTACTCAATGAAAGCTTTAAATCTGCTGAAAGAGCTTCTCGAGAGCAGCAACGTCGAGAAAAAACAGAACGACCAAAAGACAAACCTGATGGCTCTGAGAGTGCTTCAGCTACTACAACAAGCAGAACAACGCGGGCTACTAAGGCTAGCAGAGAAGAAACTCGTTTTGTAGAAGCAGCAATGGCTCTAAGAGATGCTCTAACGGCAAGTCGTGCTAGCAGCGCAGCAAATAGTGATGAGTATGCTACTACACTAAGAGACGCCCTTAAAGCCAGCAACTTTACTGCAATAACAAGCGGTGATACACCAAGTGTAAGTAGAACCGAAGAAGTTAGTCCTGCGGCGGGGGAAGTAGCAGCTACTCGTCAAGATAATGCTTCTGCTATTAATGATATCTCTTCGGCACTTATAGAGGCACTTAGAGCAAGCCATTATACTCCAACTCCCGGTAGCGGTGGTGCTGACGCTGGAGCTGGTGACGAAGGTCGACCTCCCGTCGTGCCAGACGTTACAGTACGAACTTTCGCGGCAGAGGATGAAATTGCTGGGCTTTCTGATGCAGTAGTCGACTTGAGTGCAGTTATGGATGCGTTAAATGTACGTGAAGCAGAAATTGATGCTGCGCGTAAAGAACGTATTACTAAGCATCTGACTACGTTATTAACTTCAGCTAAGGAAGCACATGATGCACAAGTTGCCTTAGCTCTAGCAAGGAACAAAACCGAAGAAGATTTGGAGCGCCAGAGAGTAGAATATAAAATAGCTCGTATACAAGAAGTTGTTGATGCTGAAACAAAAGCACAGCAACTAATGGATGAGATTAATACTCAACTTGACTATGCTAGAAATGCTGCTAGTAGAAGAGAACTTGGTAAGCTAAGAGCTGAACAAATTGCAGCGGAAGAAAATGCAAAGTCTTTAGAAGAAATTAAAACTGCTATGGCCGAGAGGCGACAAGCATTAGAGCTTGAGGCTATGGCCAATAATAATGGTAAGCTCAGAGCTGCTGACGCTGCGGCTATCGAAAAACAGCTTAAAGATGAATTTGATACTAAACAAAAGCATTTAGACGAGCTCACCGCTAAGCGTTTTAGAGCTGCACTAGAAGCTAAAAAGCTTGAAGAGTTTAAAGAGGCAAACCAAGAAGCTGTCGCTGCTTTTGAAAAGAAAAAAGCTATTGACATCGTAAATGAAGAAATAAAGCTTAGAAAAAAGTATAGTGGTGAAGAGCTTGCCAAAAAACTAAAAGACCTCAAAAAACAGAAAAACGAAGAGTATGTTCTTGACGAGAAAAATCAGAAAAAGCTAGAAAAGTTGCAGCTAGAAGCTGCTAAAAAAGAAAAACGAGATTCTGTTGCTGCTACTGATAGTAAAATCGAGCATGCAGCTTCTTTCCAGAATCTCAGTAAAGAAGATAATCTTGTTTCTAGATTTAAAGAACTAAAGAGTATAACAGACTCTGTTGATGATGAAGATAAGGGCGCAGCACAGATGGCTGTTGCTATAAAAGCAATAAGCAGTCTTATGGCTCAACTTGAGAGCAAGATAGACAGTATTGCTCAGTACCAAGGTGGAATAGACACACGTCTCCAAGGCTCTAACAATAAAAAGTCTATGGGCTCCTATTGGAACCAGCTTACCAAAGATATGATGAGTGTTGGCGCTGTTACGCCTTTCTTTAAACAAGAAGACTTTGCGAATAACATCAAAGAGCTCGTTAATAAAGGTATTTCTTTTGATCTTAAACAGCGTGCTTTCTTGATGACTGTTCAAGAAAAGATTGCTAATACTTTTAATGTGGCTGATGGCACCCTACTAAGATTAATAAGAATTCAGCAAGAAGACTCTACTGCTGGTCGTCTTGGCATGGAGTCTGCTTTGAACTCTTTCTTAAATAACATGTATGAAACATCTGAGTATCTAACAGATGTTGCCGCAAGTGTACGTGGTAGCTTAGAAGAAATGGAAGCTCTTATGGGTGGAGCTGCTGCTACTGAAGTTGAGTACCAAGTTCAGAAGTGGATGGGTTCACTTTATTCAGTAGGTATGTCATCCTCTTCAGTACAGGCAATTGCTGGCGCATTAGGCCAAATTGCTTCTGGTCAGATTGATGCTCTTACTGGAAATGGTGCAGGTAACTTACTTGTTATGGCCGCAAACAATGCGGATATTCCAATTGCGGAAATTCTTTCTGAAGGCTTGGATGCAGAAAATACAAATAAATTATTACAAGCAACTGTAAATTACTTGGCTGAAATTGCAGAATCCTCTAAGGGTAATAACGTAGTTCAGCAGCAGCTGGCAAATGTATTTGGTGTTAAAGCTTCTGACCTAAAAGCAGCTGTTAACCTTGCTAAAGATAATACTACCGCAAATATATTTGGTGATTATAAAACATATGGTAATCTAATAAATCAGCTATACGACATGGCTGGCACGATGTTTATGCGTACAAGTATTGGTGAGATGATGACCAATATTTGGGAAAACGGTCAGTATACAATAGCTAGCAGCATGGCAAATAACCCAATCTCCTACCTAACCTACAAAATGGCAGGCTTACTTGAAGATACTACTGGCGGTATTGCTCTCCCATTCTTAAACGTAATGGGCTTTGGTGTTGACCTTGAAACTACTGTTGCGGACTTAATGCGTGTTGCTTCTGTCGGTACAGGTATTCTTGGAAGCATCGGTCCTATGATCTCTGGTTTATTTTCATCCTTCAGTGGACGATCTATGTTAAATAAGATGGGTATAAAGGAAGGCTCCGGCTTAACTATTACACCTCGTGGTGAAATAAGTGGCGGTGGTCTTACCGGCGGTGGTGCACAAACTACATCTGGTTCTGCTACTGTTGGAAATGGTTCAGGCAGCGACCTCAAAGACTCAACTGTTCAAGGTGCTGAGGACGACAAAAAGAAACAAATGGTTGAGGCCAAGGAAGAAGCAGAAGACAACCAGGTAGATGTACTAAACTCTTATGTAATAAAAATCTATGAACTACTTGATAAAGTTGCTAGTGGTAGCAGAGCTATTACCGTTAAAGTCGCTGGCTACGGCTTAACTGGTGGCGGACTTGGCTCTGGGGACACAGCTCTTGGCGGAGTTCCTGGTATAAGCAGTGATACAACTTCTAGCAGTGGACAAGTCAGTGATAAAGTAGCCACTGATGAAACTGGTAGCGTAACTCCGGGTACTGGCAGTGGAAATGTTAGCCTTGGTGGCTGGGTAATGGGATAAGGAGTGTACTAAATGTTTAAATTTAATAATACACATATTTTTACAGGTTATTTGAAGCAGCTTCTTGCTTCATTTAACCTGCCTACATGCAAAATATATACGAGAGATTTTGCAAAATATTTAGAGCAGCACGGCACAGAAGATCCAAGAGTACTTCAATCTTTTGACTCTTTTGCAGTCGGTGAGAAAGAAAAGGCAGCTGTGCGTATAAACTACTTAAAAAATAATGTACCTTATAGCTATTTTTCTAAAACCCCCAGTTTAAACGGAAAAGCTGCCTGGAAAAAAAGTGCTGACGTATTTTATACCAGCGACAAAACTATTAGAGGTTTGACACGTTCACTCTATAACCAAAGTGCTACTTACGATACTGAAACGCACGAATATTTAGGAGAGTACCTACGATTCCTAAGAGATTATCATAATGTAGATTTGATGCCTCTTTATAACTGTTTTAGTAATAAAATATATAATAATATATCCTTCTCCTTTCCAAATAATAGCAAAAGAGTAATATTTAACTCACAGGATTCTAACTATAGGATCTATGCCCTACCAGTTAAACTTTTTGCTAATTATACTATTGCAATAGACTGTGAACAGGATATAGAGCTATTCTGTGGTCTGTACAGTACTAGTCTTGATACGTCCACAAAAGGAGAAGAGCTAGCAAGCAAAACATATGAAAAAGCCAGCAAAACCTTATTTAAGCGTCCTTTTATATACGATAAACTCAGTCTTGCCTACTGGAACGCTGAAACAGATTTTAATGCTACAACCGGTCTTCCGTATATGGATAGATATACCAGATGGGATCTCACTTTGCGTGAACAAAACTTAAGACTTTTTATAAAAGTGCCAACTGGATGTCGTTCTTCTATTACGATATTAGAAGGAGACTTTAGAAATTATAATAATGTAAAATATGCGCCGGTTCAGTACAAGCAGGATGGAACAGTTTATAATCCAAAGATAGACCCTGAAGATGCAGCGGTCAAGGCAATGTGGGTTTACCAAAACAATAAAAGTATAATGAACTTTAATGCTAATCAGGTAGACCTGAACAGATATGACTTTAATCCTATCTGTCAATTACAACTATTAGCTTTTAACACAGAAGAGTCTTATCCTTTTTCTGACAAGCTTATAGAGTATCTTGGCGGTAGTGCAATAACACCGCTGGATCCAATTACGGATAACATCAAAAGAGCACAGCGCGTCATGTCTCAAAATAAAAACTACTTTAGAATAGAAGGACTATGGGAAAATAAAATGCGTAATATAGTCTATGATAATATGTTAAATGCAGGACCTTTCTCAGCACAAGATGGTAAAATCTTGGATAGAAGACTTGGTTATAACAATGGACTCGGACGAACCAAGAAAAGTACAACATTTGATGTCTTAGGCTATATTGATAAAGACACTGAGAAGCGTTACTCTAGCTGGAAAATAGAAAACAATAAAGTAGTAACTAAAAATAATATTCAAAATGTAGATATTTATGACGGTCTATATGACATTTAAGGAGGAATAAAATGGCAAGTGCAGATATTTTAAGCAGAGTTTTACCAGACTGCTACCTATATATTTCACACCTAGATGTTCCAGAGGAAGCTAAGTATTGGCAGCTTCCCGGCTACCCAGACAAAGTTACAGACCAAATGCAATCTTCCTTTCAGGAAAATACTGCGTTAGGTCGTTCAGCTCCGGTATATACGTTCAGCCACTCTGGTCCACGTTCTGTTCAGATAAATATTAGTTTTCATCGTGATATGTTTGACGAAATGCCTACCAATGTTACTTTAGAAGAAGGTGAGGATAAAGCAGAAAGCTTTATTCATGCGCTACAGGCAATTGCAGTACCAAAATATAATCTTGCTAATAAGGCAGTTGAGCCGCCTCTTGTCGCCATTCGACTTGGTAGAGAAGTCTTTATAAAAGGAATCGTTTCTGGTGGCGTTTCAGTTACTTACGGAAAGCCTATTTTATCAAATGAAAAGTATGCTTTAGTTGATATTAGTTTTACTGTATCTGAAGTAGACCCTTATGATGCTTCTACAGTATATAAAAATGGATCTTTCCGCGGACTAACAGCTACACTCAGGTCTGGCTTACATTATTAAGTAGTAAAGGAGCAAAATTATGGATACACTAAAAAATAAAACCTATGCTAGCTTTGATTACTTAAGTAGATATACTAACGTACCCTATTATTATGATACTTTAAAGGATAGACAAATATTTGGTATTGGCACTAACCTAAAAACTAATACAGAGTTCGTTACTCATAAAGTAAAGAGTAACGATACTCTACATTCGCTTGCGCTTAAGTATTATAATAATCCTACTTATTGGTGGGTAATTGCATATTTTAATAATGTACAGGACTCTTTTAAACCACTTATTGAAAAGTATCAAACACTTAAAATTCCTAATATTACAAGTGTTGAGTTTGGAAGTGTGAATAAATGAGTAACTTAATTTTAAACAGAAAACTTCTATCAAGCCAAGCTAGAATTCAGGTTCCATGGGTTAAGGTAACAATTGGCGACTATACTTTCGGTATATTTGATGACCAAACTAAAAGGTGGGGCGAGGATAACGCCGGCTTCTATCAGCCTTTTTCTATACAGTATCCGCAGTATATCAAGCAGCTTGAAGTAAAAAAGATAAACGGTCAGGTAAATAGATATACTCTAAGTATTGAATATCCAGTTACTCAGTTTGACGACCCAAACTTTTTTGAAAAAGTTTTTTCAAGTGTTAGCAAAACCAGAAAGATTATTTTTACCTACGGTGATGCGGAAACTCCTGCATATATTTATAGAAACGAAGAGGCAATCATAACAAAGGTATCTCAGCAGTTTAGACTGGCTAGTAGCACAATCGCATATACTGTAGAAGCTGTGTCAAGCGCAGCACTCTCAGTAGACGGCAATATAACCATGCTCGGCTCAGGTGGAGCAAAAGTAAAGCCAAGTGATGAAATAAAAAAATTATTTAAAAATAATAAAAGCCTACAAAATACTTTTACAGGTATGTCAGTTGGAAACTTAGAGTCTCTTATTGCTGGTGATGATATGGCAGTTACCCTTGACTCTAAACGAAATATCTCGGCGATCGACTACATAAATTATCTGGTTGGTTGTATGATACCGGAAGGTACTCAAAGTGGTTTAAGTAAAGAAGTCTACATCATGACTATCTATGACGACTCAATTACTAATTCTGATAAAAACCTTAGTAACAAAGGTCCTTATTTCAAGGTATCAAAAGTTTCTGCAGTAATGGAAAGAGATGATGCCTACGAAATCGATATTGGTATAAATACATCTACTATTGTAAGATCTTTTGAAATTGAAGCTAACGAAAACTACTCAATCTACTATGAGTACCAGAATCTGGCACACCCACAGGAGTATGTTCGTAGACTGGGTGATGATGGACTTTGGACCGACGAATATGCACCAACCGGCCTGCTAAGAAATGACCAATCCAGCTTGAGTACTAATGATGTAGTTTGGTGGACAAAGGCTACACAGTTCCCTATAAATGCCACAATACAGATTCAGGGACTCTTACGACCTGCTACACTCATGCAGTATGTAAAACTAAATGTAATTTTCCCTGGTGGTAATAAGCATATAGCCAGCGGCCTTTATATTGTAACTAGACAGATAGATAATATTGGACCGAATGGTTATGCTACAAACCTTGGCTTAACAAGAATTAAAGGTGACATGGATAAAATTAATTAAATACTAAAAACTAAGATAACCTTATTGTATTATATAATAAGGTTATTTTTATTTTAAAGGAGATTTTTTATGGCGCTTAAAGAAATGATTAACCAAAAGTTTATTGAAGCTTTCAAAACAAGAGAGTATATCCGAAGATATCCTTATGAAATTATGAAGCAGAGAATTATGACAGCTGAGAAGTCCGGGCAGTTTGAGCTTCCGCTTACTGATGAGCAAATTGTAAATATCATTGCAAAAGAAGTAAAGGAAAGAGAAGAGCTACTTTCTGTATATAAACCCGAGGATGAACAGTATATTCTTGCAGAGTATTCTATTAAAGAACTTTCTCAGTATCTTCCTAAGCAAATGTCAGAAGACGAAGTTATTGAGATTATCAGAAGGATCAAAGAGACTGAGTCTAATATGGGAAAAGTTATCGGTCTTACTGTAAAAGAAGTCGGCAACAGATTCGATAAGTCTAAGATTGCTCAGTTGGTAAAGAATGTATAAAAATTAAAAAAGGTATTAAATTTGGAAGGAGCTTACTGTATAATAAAATAGCACCTTCCACTTTTATTTACAAAAAAAAATATTTTTAAAATCGAAAGGAAACAAAAAAATGGTTGGATTTATTTTTGGCATTATCTTCCTCATCGCCGGTATTATTACCGCTGTTTGTCTTGCACAGTATAAGAAGACTGAGAAGACTGAAGAGTACGTACTCGACGAAGGAGGCAATCGCGTAAGAAACGCTTATGGCGGTTATCAGACTACAATGAAGAGTACAGTTACAAAGCCTCTTGCAAAGTTCAGTGTAGTTTCTGTAGTTGCAGGTATTTTCCTCGGTCTTCTTCTTACTTTCTTCGGCTGTATTGCTTCAGTTGATACCGGTCATGTTGGTATTGTAAGAACATTTGGTAAGGTTGAGAATTATACCTTTGATGCAGGTTTTCATCTCAAGGCACCTTGGCAGTCTGTAACTAAGATGGATAACAGAGTACAGAAGACTACTATTGAGCTTCCTTGCTTTAGCTCCGACATCCAGGAAGTAAATACTACATATACTGTAAACTATCAGATTTCAAAGACTAATGCTCAGAACCTCTATAGAGATATTGGAACTGGTTATCTTGAGACTGTTGTAAATCCCACAATTCAGGAAACAGTAAAAACTATTATTGCAAAATATACGGCAGAGGAACTTATCGGTAAGCGTGCAGAAGTTGCTGTAGAAATTGAGACTTTGCTTACTACAAATCTTCAGAAGTATAATATTGATGTATCTTCTACTGCTATTGAGAATATGGACTTTACCGATAGCTTTACTAATGCAGTTGAGGCTAAAGCTGTTGCTGCTCAGAATAAGCTTCAGGCTCAGATTGAGCAGGAAAGACTTACTATGGAAGCTCAGCAAGCTGCAGAGCGTGCTAAGGTCGAAGCTGCAGCTCAGGCTGAGGTAAATAAGATCAATGCAAATGCACAGGCCGAAGTTGATAAAATTAAGGCAGAGGCAGATGCAAAAGTTGCTGAGATTAGTGCAAACGCAGCAGAGTATCAGGGTCAGAAGGATGCAGCTATTGCGCTCCAGAGACTTGCTTCTATTAATGGTTGGACAGTAAAGACAGAAAAGATTGATGATACACACACTAAGTATACTGTGTGTTATGCAGATGGCACTCCTGTAACTGAAGCTGACCTTAAGATTGGTGCTCAGAGACTTATTGAGTATTATTACACTCAGTCTTGGGACGGAAAGCTTCCTGATACTTTTGTAGGTGACGGCGACGTTTCTAATATCATTATCGGTAATAACTAAAGAATAGTATAAAGAACAATACTGAGAATTTTATCTCGGTATTGTTCTTTTTTTTTCTATTAATTTATTAATTTAATAAATTTCATATTGTATTATATATTACAAAGTGATTAAGGAGGACGTAAATGATTTATACTTATCAGAAGCCTTTGCAAGGTAAAACAGTTGGTGTTGTCTTCGGAACTTTTGCTCCGCTTCATCAGGGACACCTTGATGTTATTATGCGAGCTAAGAAAGAATGCGACGGTGGTTGTATTGTTATCGTAGACGGTAGAGACGGAGATCGTGGTGGTGAGCTTATGCCTCTTAGAAAGCGTTATCGTTATGTAAGAGAGTTCTTTGCCGACGACGACCTTGTGGCTGTTTACCCTATCGATGAGACTGAGCTTGGTATCGAAGCTTATCCTAATGGGTGGAATAAGTTTATGCTTAAGGTAAATGAGATTATCAGAAATGCTACAGATTTGTGCGAGGCTGTTTTCTATGTAAGCGAGGAGGCATATGCTACTCATCTTGAAAGTCTTGGCTATGAAGTGGTGTTACTTGATAGAACACTTAACCCTATTTCTGCGACAATGATCAGACATAATCCTATTAAGTATTGGGATAAAATTACTTTTCCCTTCAGAAGAGTCTTCAGTACTAATATTCTTATCTGCGGCACAGCAAGTGAAGGAAAAACTACTCTTGTAAAAGACCTTGGTAAGTATTTCAACGCACCCTATTCTACTGAATATGCAAGAGACTATATGGAAGAAAGTTATATTTCTGAGTGGGAACTCGACGGGGCTGACTATCTTGCTTTTCTTGACGGTCAGTATCAGATGAATAAGAAACTCATCAACTCGCCAAGTAATCAGGGAATCTTCTTCGCAGACTCTGATAGTATGACTACTCGAATGTATGCTGAGTATTATCACAGAGACCCTGATCTCGACCTAACTGAGGAAGAGTTTAAAGAAATCGCTGTTGCTGCGGATGCGATCACTAAGAAATGTCGTTGGGATAAAATTTATCTTCTCTGCCCTCACGGAGTATTTGTAGACGACCATACTAGATACATGGCTTTCAGCGGCGATACAGAAAGAAGAGAACTCTTTGAGATTCTTTGTAACAATATCAAAGCTTCAGGTAATTGGGATAAGGTAGTTATCCTCGACGGCGGATATTATAATAACTTTAAGAAAATTGTTGATGATGTAAAGGAGATTATTGAAAATGGTAAAATGGCTTAAGAATGAATTTTGGAACGGCTACACGGCTTTTGAGAGAATCTTTTTCGCTTCCTTGATTTTGCTTCAGGTAATTATGTATTTCATCGTCCCTGACACTGCTATCGGAATTATCTGTGGACTTGCGGGTGTTATCTGTGTCGCTCTCACAGCAAAGGGAAAGATTTCTTCGTATATCTTTAACTTTGTGCAGATGATTACTTATATGATTATTTGCTGGGACCTTGCTCTCTATCTTGAGTTTGGCGAACAGGTGTTCTACTTTATTGTTTGTATCTTCGGCGTTTTTATGTGGAAGAAGAATATGAAGAAGAATGACGACGGTACTGAACAGGTTAAGGCAAAGAAGTTTAAGCTTTGGCAGTGGCTTGGGTCTGTTGGCGTAGTAGCGGTAAGTACTTTCCTTCTTGGTTATTTCGGTGAAGCCGTTCTCGGAAGCACCCTTCCTTATCTTGATGCTATGACTGTTGCTCTTGCTGTTATTGCCCAGCTTCTTATGATTTGGAGATATAGAGAACAGTGGGCGTGCTGGATTCTTATCGATGTAGTAAGTTTGGTTATGTTTATTATTCTCGGTCAGTGGTCTATGGTTGCTATGTATATTGCTTGGACTGCTAATGCTTTCTACGGTTGGTATAACTGGACTAAACTTCAGAAGGCCGCGTAATTTTAAATAGTTAATATTGTATAATATAATAAATTAAATTTGAAAGGATATTTAAAAAATGAAAAAACTTTTTGCACTACTTCTTTGTATTATTGTTCTGGGAACTTGCTGCGTCGGCTTTGCTTCCTGCACTGCAGCAGACAATGTAAACCACAATCTTTCCCAGGCAGCCGACAATTTCCAATGTCTCAGAAAGATCACGGTTTATAATGCTAGAACAGACCTCATTGTTATGGAAATGGAAGGTTATATGAGTCTTTCTAATACATCTACGAGTGAGCTTGTTGTTACTTGTAAGACCGGCGCTGATGAGTACAAAAAGAATTACATCTATCTTAATGAATATGTTATCTATGTAGTCGAAGATATTACGGGCACTTCTACTGATCCCTTCCACTATAAGGTACACTTCTATACAGCCCTTCCTGATTTCGATGTAAATAAGTAAAAGAATATTATAAAGAACAATATAAAGATTCAGATCTTTGTATTGTTCTTTTCTTTTGCTAAATTATACGTAAGAAAATATCACAGAAAGGGACAAACCCTATGAAATTAAACGAATGGAAAGATGGTAACGGAAATAAAATTGGACAGGCTTCGTCTGCAACGGCCGCTACTATGACTAAAACAAATAAAGATAAGTTTATTAGTTTACTTTATTATATAATGAGAAACAGAGGTTCTCAAGTGCTTGATTCTAAAGTGCTAGGTCTTAATGATACTGGCTTTACTTACAGAGAATTACGTAAGATACCAACTGGTCAAGAAGAACTAATTGCCGTAGTAATTTTTACCGATGATCGTTGGCACATGAGTATCTATAAAAACGGTAAATGTGTAGATAACTATGCAGGAGAATCATGGGAGACTTTATTAGAAGCTCTCGAGGGTTATTATAATGTTCCTGTATCTGGTACAAAGGAATATGATAAACTATGTGAGTGGCTAGACAGTAAAGGAAATAAAGTAAGTATCTCTTCTTCGACACCCACCACAAGTACTTCTATCAAAAACAATGTTGATCAGACAGACAGATATAAAAGTCTAGTGGCACAAATAGATGCTGATGGCATTAGCACTTATACATTAAATGATTTAAATGCTACCGAACTTAATATTACAGTAAACCGTCCTAATAATAAAACTTTAGATATTAAAATAATCTATGACCCTGCTACTGACACATATACTCTGAGAATGCTTGGACGTGAGCTTAAAGGCTGTGACTACAAAAAAGATATTCTGGAATTATTAGTAATAGGAAAAATTATTAAAGATACTAATCTCTGTGAGTCGGCACTTAATGAGTTTGTAGATAAGAATGGAAAAAAGATAAATTTAAACAATTCTGCTGCACAGACAACTAATAAGACTTCTACTAAAAATTATCCAGACCAAACAGAAAGATATAAAAAGCTTTTAGCCCAAATTGACTCAGACGGATTTTGTAAGTATACTATTAATATATTAGATGATAGAATACTTGCTATTACTCTTAATAACGGAGTCGGAGTAAAAATAATTTTTAAACCTTATGTTCCTTGCTACTTAGTTCAAGTCGACGGCTATGATAATAACTGTGATACTTTTGAAGATGTTCTAAAGCTTTTAATTATCGAAGGTATTATAGGAGATACCGACTTATGTGAGTCTACTTCCTTTGCCGACGACTTTAAGATATACGAAGATATGTGGAACTAATTAAATAATAAAAAGAACGAGTATAAAAAGTATTCGTTCTTTTTCTTTTTCGGCCGACATGAAAAAAAAATAATATGAGTTATATTTCCTTCTTAATCTCATATATAGAATACATATAATAATCCTACTATATATAAAATGAGTTATACCTTTTCATATATATAAATAAAACTTCTTTCTTCCTTAAGCCCCCTTATTAAACCATCAAGTTATTAAAATAATAAATAAGTTAAAAATATTACGCTAAATTAATTGAATGGGAAAAAGGATTGGCATAGTTAGACTCAAATCTAATATAACCTATTTAAATAGCTAACTACTTGCTTCTGAGGCTTGCTTCCTTGGAAGCTTTTAATCTATATAGAAAGGCAGCAAGAAAAGATGAATATGAATTTTATTAATGCTCTTCATGCTCTTAGCGCTATAGCAGAGGGCGGAGCGGATTATCAGAAAGAATATCAAGAGTATATAGAAGCACATAAAGAAAGAGTAAAGAAGTTTGCTTCCTGGCTAGAAGAAAATTGTCCTGAAGTTTTCGAGGGCGTCGACCTCGATGCTTTCCATGAAGTTATTAATGAACACGATGAGTCTAAATTCTCGGAAGAAGAGTTCGAGCCTTACGCTCAGAAGTGGTATGGCAACGGAGAGAAGACCTTCGAGTATGAGGAAGCATGGAAGCATCACTGGATGAACAATGAGCATCACCCTGAATTCTGGCTGGGAGAAGACATGCCTTATATCTATATTCTTGAGATGCTCTGCGACTGGGGTTCCTTCTCTATAGATAAGGGAGACCTAAAAGAACTTTCTGATTTTTATTATAATAAAGCTATGGACGACCCGGAGAAGAATCTTTCTGATGCTACTAAAGAAATAATCCAAGATGTTCTTTCTCATATAGAGTCCGCGGCAGAAAGAGAGGAATAACTTATGGCTGAACCTTTAAAGCTAGAATGTTCAGTAGAATTTGAAGATGAGTGGCGACAGCTTGAGTGCCATTGGGATTATAAAAGATTTTTTACTATTAAGTGTAAACTTTTTCATGGTGCTGTTTATACTGCCGCGCACACAAAAGTATCCGATGGAGAAAGTCTTGGTTTTGCTAGCGGTAGGGACAAGTTAGAATTTTATTATCTCGAAGGTGTCTACCTTCCCATTCTAACTACCTTTAAGGCTGCCACTGTCACTGCTTACAAGACAAAAAGTAAGTTAGAAGTATATAATAATTATTATAGAAATGCAACTATATTTGAATGTCGCATACCTTTTGAAAATCTGGACTTAAAAACTTTATGTAAAGCTAACGGCTGCTTTACTGCTAAGGTAAAAGCCTTCAGCGATACTGGCGCTGTTTATGAAAAAACCTGTTCAATAAATACTGCAGCAGCGAAGCTTCCTTATTATCTTGAGTTCGCCCCAACCATGAGCGGCGTGGTAGAAGTAAAGAAGGAGACTTCCTATAGAACTAAGTGCTCTTGGACTAAGGCAGAGCCGGCTGCAGACTATTCTCCTGTATATGGCTACTGTGTAGAGCTTAGATATAGAGCAGGAGAGTCAGGATCTTTTAGTGTGGTAAAAGGACTGACCGCAGTAAAGAAAGATTCAGGCTACTGGCTTGAGAAGTCTGATCCTGCTGTTACGGCTTCTATAGAGGCACTCGAGGATGAGCCGCCGATCGAAAGTTATGAAATAGCCGGTAAAGATATTGAAGTCCCTATCTTAGGCGCCGATACTACTGAAATTTATTTTAATCCATTAGACCTGGGTATAGAGAGAGATTATCAAATAAAGGTTGCTGTATATCCTTTTACGGTTTATGGACTTTCTGTAGACTACGAGCCGACAGAGGATGAGATACTAAATAGCTCTTTACTCGCCGGTCCCGGAATTTCTTCTGAGGCACTTAATAAACAACTCGGTTTAGTAAGAATCAAAACTTCTAAGGGTTGGGTAGAAGGTCAAGTCTGGGTTAAGACCCCTAATGGCTGGAAGGAGTCCTGTGGTGTGTACACAAAAACTCCTACAGGCTGGAAAGAATCAATTTAATAAATTTAAGGCCTCTTCACAGGGGCCTTTATTTTTACAATTTGTTTTGGCGCGTTTTAAGCTACCTATTTCGCGTTTAAGACTGCAGACATATAAACACCAGGCCCCCTACCATAAAACTCGATACAGAGAGAATAAGGAGCCCTGTCGTCGATGTTCTAGCCTTACCTACCTGTGCCCGGAAAATAATTTACAAAAAGTTTGCAAATATTTATTAAACTATTAAATTAATAAATTAATAGCTCGCCTCAATAAATAACATATTTTTCTGAAAATTTTTTAATAAATTGATAAATTACTAGATATTATACTGTATATTATTATATATAGATCTATAATAATAAATATTGTTTAGCTCTATAGGCCAACGGCCTAGCGGCTTGCCGCAATAGCTATATATTTTTCTCAAGATCTAAAATAAAAATAAAAAATATATAAAAAAAATAAATATATCTATTATAGATATATAATATAACGCTGGAGTATTATATATATAGCGTTAGACGCGTGCGCGCGTGCTAATTATTTTTCATAAAAAATTTATTTTTCGAATTTTAAGGAGTTTGATAGATTATGTGTTCTAATACCACCCGTAAATCAGCTAGTTTTAAGTGCCCACATTGTGGTGCTCAATACCTTCCGGGAGAAATTTATATACCTGGTGCCTTGATCGGCCAGCCGGAAGATTTAGTAAAGGATTCTCTTGGTAAGATCATTTATGAAGACTACCGAGAGGGAAAAGAACCCGACATGATTGAGCATTATATTTGTGATTACTGTGATAAACCCTTTGTAGTTGAAGCAACTATTACATATAAGACTATGGCAGAAGCACCAGAGAAGGACTTTTCTACCCAATATGTCTCACTCTTAGACTAATTATACATATTTCAGGCTAAATTTAGTGCTAATTTGCACATTTTTGCGTTTTTTAGCACAAATTTAGCCTTTTCCTTACGCGTGCGCGTAAAGGCGTGCGTAACTTCCGAAATTACAAAAATCTCATTCTGTAACTTCTGTAATTTCGGTAATCTCATTTATTTCAAATACGTAACTTAGGAGATTTCGTTATGATTAAGATTTACGAGATTTCTCCTCCACAGAAAATATCAGGCCTTAGTTCTCTTATAGTCCAATTCGACTATAATGAATACATAGTAGATTCTATTAAGACTATTCCTACTGCCCACTACCACAAGAAAGAAAAGGTTTGGGAGCTGCCTGTTTGTTATCTAGGTAGATTACTTGATAGCCTGACTTTCTTGGATGAGATACAACTACGATTACTTGATACACCGGAAAACGGTGAATTTCATTTTAATAAAAACTTTGACCTGGAGCCCTTGACCGAAATTGAGAAAGTTTCGTTCAAGATGAAACCATTCGAACATCAGCTCGAGGCTATTAACTTTGGGTTAGACAAAGAGAAGTGGCTACTCCTTGACTCTATGGGTCTAGGAAAGACTAACTCTATCATCTGGCTAGCAGAGACTCTTAAGAGGAGAGGGATAATCGATCACTGTTTCATTATCTGCGGAGTCAACTCCCTAAAGCAGAACTGGAAGAAAGAGATTCAGAAGTTCTCGACCGAGTCGGCTGTTGTACTAGGAGAGTACACTACTAGAACCGGAACTACTCGCTATAGGTCCATGGACAAGAGAGCTCAGCAACTCAAGGATCCAATAGAGGAGTTCTTCGTGATCACTAACTTAGAGTCACTCAGAGACGACCGGATCATCGAAGCTTTCAATAAGTCAGCTAATAAGTTTGGGATGATTGCTTTCGATGAAGCTCATAAGGCAGCGACTAAAACTTCTCAGCAGGGAACTAACCTACTTAAGCTTGAAGCTCCCTTTAAGATCGCCGCTACCGGAACCCTGATAACTAATAATCCCCTCTCGGCCTATGTCCCTCTCTCGTGGACCGGGAATGATAACTCTATTCTGACTAACTATAAATCTCAGTACTGTAATTTCGGAGGTTTCAAAAACAACCAAGTTATAGGATTCAAGAATCTTGAGGTTCTACAGGAAGTTATTAAGTCGTGTTCACTTAGAAGAACTCTAGACCAAGTTAGATCAGACATGCCGCCGAAGACAGTAACCCTGGAACTTCTAGAGCCGGAAGATGATCAGCGTAAGTTCTATGAAGCAATCAAAGAAGGAGTCAAGGAAGAAGCCGATAAGATCGAACTTAAGACCTCGAGTCTCCTTGCTCTCACTACTAGACTTAGACAAGCTTCAGCCTGCCCGAGTATCCTGACTACTCAGCCGGTTAGTTCATGTAAAGTGGATCGCTGTCTAGAGCTGATCCAAGAACTTACTTCTCAAGGAGAGAAAGTTGTGGTACTCTCTGTCTTTAAAGAAACTCTAAATGAGCTTGCAGCGAAACTCGGGGAATTTCGTTTTAGTATAAATACTGGAGATATCCCGGATCCGGTAGTCGCTAACAACGTTGCTAGATTCCAGGATGATCCTAAGGAGCAAGTCTTTATAGGAACTTGGGGTAAAGTCGGAACTGGCTGGACCTTGAACTCTTCTTCTTACCTCATATGTCTAGATACACCTTATACAGCAGCAATGTTCGACCAGGGCACAGATAGAATCTGGAGAGTTAATAACACTCGACCCGCTTTCATTACTGTGCTCATGTGTAAGGATACAATAGACGAGAGGGTTCAGCAGATCATAGAGACTAAGAAAGAACTAGGAGAGTATCTCGTAGATGGAGTCGAATTTAATAACACCAATAACTACAAGCTTGACGACGAACTCAGAGCAATCCTTCGAGATCTCTAAGGAAGCCAGGGAACTCGGATTAGTAGTTCGCTACGATACTATAGAGTACAGAGGGGAAACTGTGAACTTCCTCTCTGATCCTCCCGGTCATCAGTGTTTCGCTCAGTGGAGAGGGAAGCTGGTAGATCTAGGATTAAACAATATCTACTACAAAGAAGATATGTGTAAGTTTGTGGATCGAGAACTCGACCTTATAACTGACTTCCGTAATTGTCCGGATTTCGCCGGCGCGAAATTAGAGTATTTTCATAACGGCGACTTTAGAGATATTAGACTCTGCTACAAAGGTCGGATACTTAAAGTCTTCTTAGTCGCCGGCGAAGTGAACGAAACTTTCCTAATTTCGGAATCAACCCGGATTCTTAGAACGCCGGGAATTATTGACGAAACTTGATCAATTTCGTTTGCTAAATTATACGATTGAATTTTTGTAAGGAGAATTACATAATGGTAACATACATTTATTTTGTAAAGTGCCCTAACTGTGAAGATGAGCACTTTGATTTCTTTGATGATGCTAAAGCTTTCGCAAGAGGTTGCATGAGTAAGAAACCTATTATCACTCAGACTGAGGTAGAGAGAAATGACTTTGGTGAGTGTACTGACTCTTCTGATCTCGGAACTATCTGGTCTTGGGAAGATGAGATGGAAGAACCCGAAGCAGAACCTGAAACTAAGTTCTCTAAAGATGACGTTGTGAGTGACTACGACCCAGACACTGACCCTGAATTCGCAGATGACGATTTTTTTGCTGTTAATGACGACTTATACGAAAGTGCCGAAATTTCGTTTACTAATAATGCCGACAGAGATGAGTTTTTTAAGCTTTGTTCCGAAATTGGTATAGTTACAGGTGCGGACCTTAAGAAGTTTATGGATGAGTTTGGTGCAGATGACAGCAATATTCTTGCTAAGCTTAGAGAGTACAGAGCAGAACTCGGAGATGACTTTAAGATCGAGGAGTGCCAAAGAAAGCCGATTCCTGAGGGAATGACTATTGAGCAGTTAGTAGAGACCATGCAAGAGAACGAGGACATGGTTGAGTGTGCTGGTTGTGAAGAGCTCTTTCCTAAGGACGAGTGTTTCCATAAAGATGATATTGGCTGGCTCTGTGGTGATTGCGAAGACAGAATAGTTAAGTGCACTTGGTGCGAAGAACTTTATGATAAAAGTGAGTGTCGTTATGAAGTAGACCTTGGATGGCTCTGCAGTAGATGCGAAGCTGCTATTAAGTCGAGAGGTGAAACTCTTACTTTCCGAGAGGGAAACTATTGGGATTTCCTTGACGAAGATGTAGAGGAACTTCATGACCTTGGAAATACTTACGATGGTGGTTATCCTGAAACTCGTACTTGGATGTGCTATCTTAATGGTAATGACCTTGGTACAGTAGAAGCTACTACTGAAGAAGAAGCTTATCTTAAGATGGAACAGACTTGGCCAGAATATAGATACAATAACGAAGATGTCCAGGTAATTCCGGTAGATGAGCTTGAGGAGAGCACTTCTAAAGTGGATACTCTTGAAGAAGCTACAGATTACAGAAAGCGTTTGACTGCTTGCCCTGAATGTGGCAGTGAGTCATACGATGCTGAAACACGTTTCTGCCTTAAGTGCGGATTTAATTAAGTTTAAACTGAATAACTAATAAGTCTCAGGTTAGAAATTCATTTTAATATATCGTATATTATGAGAGGACTTAATATACGAAAATAAATAAACTAATAGGATGGTAATTTAAAATGAAGAAAGATAATCAGAACATTGAAAATGTTGCGAAGGATACCAAGCTTGGCTACTCCTTCTATTCCAGATTGCTCGGCAAGCCTTTCGATACAGTAGAAGAGCTTGCTGCAGCAGAAACTGCTTACTATGATAAGCTCAGAGCTAAGGATGAGAAAGCCGCTGCTAAGAAAGCAGATGCTCAGAAAGTAGAGGATGCTTTTAAAGCTCTCAACGCAGCTCGTAGAGATTATAAGAGTAAGCTTAATCAGCTTACGGAAGAGTTCAGTGAAGCACTCGCAGACCTTAAGAAAGCTTACGAGCTTGGTAAGGCTGACATCCATAACACTCTCGCTGCCGCAGAGAAAGCTTATGATGATGCGCTCAGAACCTTTACCGAAAAGTATCCTGAAGGATATCACCTTACTCTTAAGGATGGCGATTTCGAAACGACTATTAGTAGTCAGACCACGAAGAATACTTTTGATAATAAGAATCTCGCGGATATCTTCAGCCTGCTGTTTAATATTTAAGTATACATAAAAAATTACTGAGACAATTTAAAAATTTCGATTTTTTATTGTATTATATAATATAAGATGAAAATCTTGTAGACAAGTTTCCTCCTTTGTTAAACGCCTTGATGATTCCTCCGATCAAGGCGTTTTTATTTTATTTAGTTATAGGATGTATTATGCAAACAACAGAAGCACAACAGCTTTTATCAGAAATATTTGAACGAGCCGAAAAAGAACAGATTACAGAATTTCAGCTTATTACTTCTTGGGATGCTTTTATAGGCTGCTGGAAATTCCATAAAGCAACTAAGTTAATTATTAACGCTCTTAAAGATTCTTCTGCAACCTTATTTAAGGAGTACTGTAGTGAGGTAGCTACCGGATCTGCTGTAGTAGAAAAGCTTCTTGCTTATAATAGACTGCAGAACGTTATTGAGTTCTATGAGAGAGATCTTGCGGTATTACGAAGTATGCTGGATGAGTACGATGAATATCTTGGGAATGGCCACTTCTGGTATTCTTTCTTAGGAGGCGAGAGGGACTTATGGAACTAACTACTCTATTTCAGACTTATGCTGAGCTTGAGAACCCGCCGGTAATTGAACTACTTAATATCCGGAAAGAACCGGTTGGAGCTATCTATTTAGATAAGTTTAAGTATAAGAATTTCGTAGTATCCGAAACGAATAACTCTGAGAAGTACTATCTTTATGTCGATGGACTCGGAATTTATTTCTCTTTTTATCAAAAAATAACACCGTAATTATCGTATAATATTATAGGTGATTGCGAGTATGTGGTGTTCATTGGCATCAGGGGCGATGAGGTAAAACTCGTCGTCCCGCTCCTTTTATAGGGTAAAATTGACCCTGTAATCAGCTAAATTAAATACAGAGTTTCGGCTCTTAGACATAAAAATTAAGGAAAGGTATTGATTATGCAAAGAGTTATTAAGCGTGATGGCAGAGAAGTCGAATTCGATAAGTCTAAGATTATCAAGGCAATTTCTCAGGCTAATCAGGAAGTTATTAAATCAAAGCAGATTGGTCCTAGAAAGATTGATCAGCTTGCAACTATTGTAGAAGAGAAGTGTAAAGTATATAAGAGGGCAATTAAAGTCGAGGACATTAATGACCTGATCGAAGACGAACTCATCTCCCGAAATTACAACAATCTCGTTCGTGCATTTATTAAATATAGATACAATAAGGAGCTTGTTAGAAAGTCAAACACTACCGATGATTCGATCTTGAGTTTGATTAACCTCGCAAATGAGGAACTCAAGCAGGAGAACGCGAACAAGAATCCTGTAGTTAATTCTACGCAGAGAGATTACATGGCAGGAGAAACTAGTAAGGATATTACCAGAAGACTTCTTCTTCCTAAGGATGTAGTCAAGGCTCATGATGATGGTACTATTCACTTCCATGACTCAGATTACTTCATTCAGAAGATGCATAACTGTGATTTAGTTAATCTCGAAGATATGCTTCAGAACGGAACCGTAATTTCCGGTACTCTAGTTGAGAAGCCTCATAGTTTTGCTACCGCTTGTAATATTGCGACACAGATCATCGCACAAGTAAGTAGTAACCAGTATGGCGGTCAGTCAATCACCCTCTCACATCTTGCTCCTTTCGTAGACGTCTCTAGGCGTAAGATTATGGATGAAGTAAGAGCTGAATTCGATATGGTAGGTTTCGATACAGAAGCTGAAGCCGAAATTGCTGCAATTACAGAAAAGCGTGTAAGAGCAGAAGTAAAGCGCGGCGTTCAGACTATCCAGTATCAGGTTAATACCCTGCTCACTACAAATGGTCAAGCCCCTTTCATCACTGTGTTTATGTATCTCAATGAAGTAGAAGATGAGCGGACTAAGAAAGATCTTGCGATGGTTATCGAAGAAGTTCTTCGTCAGAGAACTGAGGGCATCAAGAATGAGAAAGGCGTCTGGGTTTCCCCCGCGTTCCCAAAACTTGTATATGTTCTAGAAGAAGATAACGTGTATCCTAATTCCGAGTACTGGTATCTTACTAAGCTTGCAGCAAAGTGTACTGCTAAGCGACTTGTTCCGGATTACATTAGTGAGAAGATCATGAAGGAACTCAAGGAAGGCGGATGCTTCGCTCCTATGGGTTGTAGATCCTGTCTCTCTCCTTGGTATGATGAGAATGGTAAACAGAAGTGGTACGGCCGCTTTAATAAGGGTGTAGTCACCGTCAACTTAGTTGATGTCGCGTGTGGATCCGATGGTGCGAACTACTCGAAGGATCTTAGTAGCTTCTGGAAGAACTTCGATGAAGTACTTGAGCTCTGTCATAAAGCCCTGCTCTGCCGCTACGAAAGACTCAAGGGTACAGTAAGCGACGTCGCTCCCATCCTCTGGCAGCATGGTGCTATCGCTAGACTTAAGAAAGGTGAGACTATCGATAAGCTTCTTACTGGCGGATACTCGACTATCTCACTTGGATACGCTGGTTTGTGGGAATGTGTGGTAGAACTTATTGGTAAGGACCTTCTAACCGAAGAAGGCCAGGAACTCGGACTCGAGATCATGCGATACATGAACAAGAAGTGCGATGAGTGGAACAAGGAACTCTATCTCGGCTTCGGAATCTACGGAACCCCTCTTGAGAGCACTACTTACAAGTTTGCTAAGTGCTTGCAGAAGCGCTGGGGCGAAATTCCCGGAGTTACAGATAAGAACTATATTACTAATAGTTATCATGTTCATGTAACTAAAGAGATAGATCCTTTCGAAAAGCTTGCGGTAGAAGCGAAGTTCCAGAGACTTTCTTCCGGCGGTGCAATCAGCTACATCGAAAGTGCGAACCTAGAGAATAACCTCGAAGCAGTACTTACAGTAATCCAGTATATCTACGATAACATCATGTATGCGGAACTCAACATTAAGTCAGACTACTGTCAGGAGTGTGGCTGGGATCGTGAGATCATGATCGTAGAAGATGAGTCGGGTAAGCTTGTCTGGGAGTGTCCTAACTGTGGTAACAGAGACCAAAGCAAGATGAATGTTGCTAGAAGAACTTGTGGCTACATCGGAACTCAGTTCTTTAACCAAGGCAGAACTGCAGAGATTAAAGACCGCTTCGTTCATATGGACTGTCATGAGTGTGGGTGCTAATGAATTATAGTCAGATTAGAAGTTTAGATATTGCTAATGGCCCTGGCTGCCGGATCAGTCTCTTCGTTAGTGGCTGCGAGCACAGATGTAAGAACTGCTTTAACCCGGAAACTTGGAACTTTGATCATGGCAAGGAGTTTACTGAGGATATTTTAACTAGTATCCTCAAACTCGCTAAGCCGGATCATATTAGCGGACTGAGTATTCTTGGTGGAGAACCCTTGCACCCTAGGAACCTTGCTGAGGTATGTCGACTTGCCAGAAGATTTAAGGAAGTGTATCCGGATAAAACTGTTTGGCTTTGGACCGGCTACTTGTTAGAAGAAGTATTAGAGGGTCTAGTAGATTCCGGAATCGATGTAGTAGTCGACGGTAGATTCGTAGAAGAACTAAAAGACCTTAGACTGAAATATCGCGGATCTTCGAACCAAAGAATTATCGACCTAAAAGAAACTCTCCGAACCGGCGACCTTATATTATATGAATAAAAAGATTAACGTTTGTTATTATTGACGAAACCCTATATTTCGTTTATATTAACAAACGTTATTTTTATTTTGCACAAAAGCACACAGAAAAATTATTGAAACTTTGTTGGTTTTGTCGGTTTACAAATCGCGCGAAACGTGATATAATATTAATGTAAGAAAACAACGGAGGAAATTAAAATGAGTAAATTTAATGTTGGTGACATTATCAAAGCAAAGCCCGAGTGGCTCGGACCTCGTGAGACTGGTGAGGAGAGATACCTCGTTCTCGAAGACAGAGGCAATAAAACTTTAGTTGCCTACATCGATGTGAATCATGTATTCTCTTTCGGCAGCACTCATGTCTACGCAGACGAGTGGATGGAACTTGATCCCAATCCATCAAATGAAGTTCTCATGACGATTATGGATATGACCAATGGAAAGATGTGAGGAGGAAAACAGATGAGACAAAGAACGCATGAAGTCAGAGCTAAGAAGCCTGACAACATTATTCGCTTTACGATCGATGTTGCTTCAGTTCCTAACCCTGATAGAAAGTTTAGCCGGCTAAAGAACAAAGCTCAGGTCTTTGACGACCGCCGAAAGAGAAAGCCTAAGTATAAACCCAATTACATGGAGGACTAAAATATGATTACATATAAGATTCATCAGATTAAGGACATCGCAAATACTGACTATGCTTTCAGAGGTTATGATCCTAAGAAGTTTAATTTCAAGGATTACGAGTGCCTCGGAGAGGGAGAGTTCGATGCAGAAGCAAAGACTGCTACCGAGATTTGTGATATTATCTTTCATGTATTTAACATGAGAATGCCGGCAGACTTTAAGGGACACTCTTTATCAGTGAGCGACGTGATTGAGCTTAAGACTGATATTACCACAAGCTTTTATTATTGTGATATTGTTGGTTGGGTGCGCATCAAATAATTATTAACAATTTATTTACAGTCTGTTAGCACATTATCTGACAAAATATGTTATAATATAAATGTAAGAAAAATTTAAGAGAGGTACATATTATGAACGTAAAAGAATTGTTTGAGAATGAAGAGCTTATGGATTCTATCGTAGAGGACATCGAGGATATTCCTGAAGACTCTGAAGTAACTTACGAAGTATGGGCACTCGGCTACAATGATGAGGACGAGCCTACCGATACCGAAGTTCTTGTTGGAGAGTTTGTTAACCCTGATGAAGCCGTCGCTTGTGCAGAGAAAGTTACTGTAGTAGCACTCGATGAGATCGGTTATGAGAAACTTGATAAGTCTACTATGTACTTCTCTATTGAAGTTGAAACTGTAGTGGCTGATCCTGACGATGAAGGTACTATAAATATTGGTACTATCTATTCGAGAGACCTTTGGATTGATGATGAGTACGGTCCCGACTATGAAGAGAATATAGTAGCTCTTGCTGATGAAGATTATGAACTCCTCGATGATGGCACTCTTAAGATTCCCTGCAAACTGCTAAGAGACTTCAATAAGAATGATCTTATTGGAATCGACTTTGTTAAAGAAGTCAACAAGGCTATTCTCTTCTATAAGATTATTTCGAAGGTTACTTACGCTGACGGCAACTATTACCACTGCGAACTTATTATTTAAGGGTTTACAAAACTCTTCATTTATTATATAATAGACTTGTATCCTAAATACACAACCATTAAAGCCAAACGTTTTTCCGTAGACTCATAGGGAAGAGCATTATAATATTTTTATTCTAATTGCCTAACTTCTATAAACCTTCTTAATCGGCTCTTCCTTATGGTGTCTCTACATATTGCACAGAAATAAATAAAATAATTTTGAAAACTTCGGTTGTTTTGTCAGTTTACAAATCGACCTTTTTGTGATATAATATATACGTAAGAAACACTGATACTTTGGAGGAAAGTAAAATGGAAAAACTTTATATTGTTTGTTGGGGCTCGGCTGGACAGGACGATGTTGGAAACTCTAAAGCTTTTTGCGGAGTTCACGGAGTTTATACTTCTAAGTCTGACGCTCTCAAAGGTCTTGTAGAGTGTAAGGATGTCTGCTATGACGAGGTTGTTCAGTCCGATGACCATGTGGAGCTTGAGTACAACATGTCTCGTACCAGAGTCTATGGTTCCGAGGCTGAAGAGTACTTCGAGATTGATTGGGACTTTGCAGATGTGACCAACGAAATCTATATTACTATTGCTGAGCACTGAGGAGGACTACATAATGTTTTACCAGACTGGAATTGATATTACAAACGATAAGCAAATGTTCAATTTTCTTAAGGACCACTTCAGATACCCTACTATGAACTCTTGGAACGGAGTTTATTCTATTGCAAACAACGTAAAGGTACATAGACTTAATCTCAGCGGAGACTGCTGGACTGCTCTTAATCTTCTTAATAACGGAGAGTACGAAGTACTTAACGATATAATCAGAGAATGGGAGAGGGAGCATCCCGGTTACGTTGTCGGCTTCAATGGAAGAAGCGGTGGTTATCTTGTTCTTTATAACAAAGACGACCGTGGTGATGTTCTTCCTTGCTCTATAACTGATAATGATGATTATTCTCAGTATAAGGAATGGTGTCGTTATTACGGATATACGGTAAAAGAAAACCGCTTTGAGCTTCAGATGTTTACTAAGCTCGTTCGTGAGTTCGATAAACTTTGTGATGAACTCAGAGCTTTCTGTGATTGGCTGTCTCAGCTTAAGTTCGAAGTTATCGAGATGGATAAAGCTGTCGAAGACTTCAACTATATTTATGCTGACGACCTCGAGTACCTCGGCTTTGCTGAGCTCTCTTGCACGGATGAGGGTAAGGTAGACTGCTCTGAGATTCGTCAACTTGCTTGCTTGATGGAAGCTTTTATTAAGCTTGCAGACCGTTCTGACTCTGGGTATTCTATTACCTGTGATGATAACGGAATAACGTATTATGAGCATTACTAATTTGTGAATAGTTTGTAAACATATGCCAAAAGGGGTTTACTTTTGTCACAAAATGTGTTATAATGTATTATACGAAAGATAAACGGAGGATATACATATGCTAAATGATACTAAGAAAGATTTGATTGAGCAGGCCCGCAAACTTGTAAAGCCCTATGAGCAGTATTCTATCGACGAACTTGCCGATGCTTACTGCGACGCAACTGACACTGGTAATGAACAGCTGAAGAACATTTATATCTCGGCACTTATTCTTCGCTTCTGGTATAAGATTGATAAGATGTACAGAGAGAATACTGTTGCACCTTGTCTCGAGTACGAAGATTTCTTCTGGTGGCTCTATGAAGCAATCGAGTACGCTTGTAAGTACAGAGGCTGGAGAGACGAGACTAAGAAACTTAATGCACAGCAGTGTATCAATAAGTGTATTGATACTATTAAGCTTCAGAAGTACTATGATCTCAGGCTTGATAAGAAGAAGGCTGTAAACTACTGCACTAGTATGGACGCTCCGATTGCCGGTGATTCTGATGATGAGGCAAAGACTCTCGGTGATATGCTTGAGGATGAAGACGACTGCTTCGACACTAGTGCTGATGACGTTATGATGCTGGTTCAGAACTATATCAATCGTAATAAAATCATTGAAGCTATCTTAATTGATAATATTGCTTTCAATGACGTACAGCGACACTCTAAAAGAACTATTAAGACCACTAATGCCGACGGTGAGACTTATAGATATACTGAGCACAGCTCAGAGTTCTGGCCCTATAAGCTGGTTCAGATTGTAAGTAAGCTTCCGGCTACATATAAGAGTTCTTTTATGAGACGTTATCACATTTCAGAAGAGAAACTTACTACGGTTCTCGATGCGATTGAGAGAGCTAACAATCAGAAGCTTTATAAGTACCTTAAGAGTTGTCTTGCTGAGCTTAAGGTAAGTTATGCGCTGTAAAACTCTAGGCCGGCTTAAAACCCCGGCCTTTTATATTGTATAATATAATAAAAAACGAAACTCGGAGGATTTCAATTTTGTATCTGGATTTATTTGACGAACTAAGATTAAATAAAAGACTTGTGAAGATTGCCGGCTTTGAGGTCGCAGCTTACTGGGCCGAGCTTCAGAGTATTCTTAAGCAGGTCGTAAAGAAACAAACTATGGATGAGAAAGGATTCTTCCCTCTCGATAGAGACTATGTAGAGAGGGAGACTACTTTGACTACTGCTAAGCAACTTAAGTGTGATGAAAAGCTTCTCAGTCTCGGAGTACTTCTTAAAGACCCGGAAGATCCTAATAAGATTGCTATCGCAGTAAACGGAATGGTTGCGGTGATCACAGACGAGGATACTACTAAGCTTAAGAAGACTGGTAAAACTTCTGCAGACGCTCGGGCAGCGAAGGTTGCCGGGATTAAAGCGACTATGAAGAAAGCTATCTTAGAAGACGACTTAGAACTTCGCGCCGCTTACGAACGCTGGATCGACGGAATGATCGACGCGCAGAACTGTAAGTTTACTAAAGCAGTAGTGCAGGTATTTGAGAAGACGGTTACCGGATACACTACGGACAAAGCCCTGCGACTTAAGATCATTGAGATTGCTACTACTAATAGTTATAAGGACGCTACTTGGGCAATCAACAGGATCTACAACCCCGGAAAGTTTACTTCGCCGGCTACTAAACTTCCTGAGCAGAAGATTTGCACCGGCGTTTCTAACGATGTATTTTAAGGAGGACTTATGAACGAGTTTATTTCTGTAAAGACTTGTCCTATCTGCGGAGAGGGACCTCAAAGAATTACTACCGAATTAGGTAGACCGGGAGGACACGGATACCCCGGACATAAGGACTATCAGTATGTCTGCGAGTGCTGTGGACTTGTTAAGGGTGAGTCTCATCATGATATTTATGGATCTTCCGAAGATGCAATTAACCGAGCTAAGAAGTCTTGGAACGACCGAGTAGCTGGTGTACAGACCTACCTTGACCGCATCTATGTAAAGCGCACGGAAGGTATCTAAAAAATTTCCGAAACTTCATCTATTTTGTCAGTTTACAAATCCTCAAAAATATGTTATAATATATACGTAAGTAAAACTTAGGAGGATTAAAGAATGGATACCGAACTTATGATGATTCAGATTAATCAGGATTTCAACGAACTTGCAGAACAGTATGCTGGTGCAGCGAGCAACGAAAGACTTTGGGCAAAAGGTGCACCTGATGCTGAAACTGCCCGGATGCATGAAGAGAATGCAATTCAGAACCATACTATGGCATTATTTTATGGTTATCTCGCAAGTAGATCACTTGACCTTATAGAGTCTTTTGAGGAGGACTAATTATGGAAACAGTAAACATCACCGGCATTACTTCAAAGGAAATTTCGCGCACGCTTTTGCACGAGGGCTTTACTAAGAAAGTAGAGTGCAAGAACTACTGGGACTCACACGGTACCAGAGTAGAATATGCACCTACACAGTATAAGTTCGATCAGGAAAAGAAGTTTGAGATTTGGGAAGTGGTTACTGAAACTCATTACCCGGCAATTAATCATACTCAGACTTACACTGACTGGAGACTTGTAGTGGAAGGCAAGCCCCTTGATCCTAATCTCGGTTGGGTTGTAGGTTACGATCACCTCAAGACTAAACTCAAGCTTGATTGCTGCGTCGGTTGCGGTTAATAAACTAATAATTTAATAAGAGAGGAATATACGAATGATAAGATCTGAATTTTATGGGCTCAAGTCTGGTGACTGGAAGTGCACTCACGTTGGTGTAGCGTCTATCACCGGTGCATATAAGCAGAAGAAAGTAGATGGAAGAAGAGTAAGGAACAAGACTCCCGGACACCGGAATTACTACTACATATTTGAGCGACTCACTTCTGATGCGAAGGCAATGAAGATGATCCGGCTCAATGCTCAGCAGGTCAGAAGAGTACGGGACGGTTGGTTTACTGTAGAGGAGATTGCTGACAAGAAGGCAGCAAAGCGTTCTCAAATCTTTAAGGAGAAGGTGAGCTACAGCTTCTGTGACTAATATGAGAAAAGAAGAATTTCAGAAAATCATGGACGCGCTCGGAGATCGTCTACTGGTGTGTGAGCAGCACCTTGGCGACATACACACTACAGACGATCTCAGCCGACTTTCTTTGGCGAGAGCCGCAGACCTTAAAAGCTTCTGTGTGACAGAAGAGGAAGTCATGACCAAGATAGTTATGGTAGACCTGTATCACATCATTGGTATGGGACATCTTCTTCCGCCGCAGATGATGAAGTTTACTTACGCTATTCAGGAGTACTTGCAGTATCGTCCGACTATCAAAGCGATCGCTAAGCACCTCGATAGTATCTTCGAGCTGCCGAAGATTCCGGTAGAAACTCAGTATAAGTTGATGGGTCTTGGAGACTTTACTCTGACTTCTGGAGTTGGCGATCCTGTGGTAGATGATGCTTCTGTCGCGGACTATGACCAGACGAAACAGAGAACTCTTGGGCAGTCACTTCTGCCTTTCCGAATTGAAGGAAGCCAGATTAGAGTGGACATGACCCAGTTCGATTTCTTCGTAACTCTTATGACGAATCTCTTTAAGTCTCCCCTCTCGG